GCTTTAACAATAAGCGAGCCTTGCGTGGGGAACACGGCATCAAAGGCTCGCCGTGTTTGTTAAGCACATACACATATCGCATAACACCATGCTCCTTTCTATTTGTGTGACAACTAATGATAAGCTGTCCTCTCCTCCGAAGAGGAGTTGGAATCCTTCCCCAATGTCATAAGCGGTTTAATGCAGCCACACCTGTTGTCTTTACCTCAGATTTCTTTGATGTGTTGCTTTAGAGCATGCAGTTAGGATTGACGCCACACGGTAACTATCTATTCGCTTATAACGGGGCGCAACTTAATGCGCATAGGGTAGTCAACACACCCTTTCGGGCACGACTGAAATCACAGACTCGTGTTTCCACAAGCCCGCGACTTCAGTCGTGGGTTATTGACAAAAACACTCCTTCTCGGCATCTAGCGCCGAGGCTACTCAATAATGATAGGTTCCGCCAGCCCTACGCGGTTTTGGATTTCGTCATCGACGATACCGTGGACTCTTGGCGTCCTATCCTTCTGTACACCTGCATTTTATCACGGAGATGTATTGAATACAACCATGATGGCTTGATTTTAACAAATCCGCAACAAATTGTGTGAGAAAAAGGATAGGTGTTTCTTTCTTTATTATATTTTGCATCTCGAAAATGTCAATGCACATTCTTTACGAACGCACATTTTCGTCGATTTTCTTTAGCCGTTTTGCTGCCAATACCATACGACCGTTATTGATATTGTAGTCACAGGTGACAAGGAACAAGAATTTGTCATTGTCACAGTCGAATTGCAGTTCCTTGTAAATCGAGGCTTTGTCTTGGATGGTTTCGAGCATATCCTCAGTTTCGGAGGCAGAGAGCGTGTTCGCCCATGCCTGAATATCTACAAAGTTCGGGTCATCAACATATCCCGGCACTACCATGAGCGCGAATATCTGATAGTATTCTTTCCCGTACTCGCCTTCCCAGCAAACAGTCCCGTTTTCATCGAAGAATTCCGGGTCCTTGAACTTATCCAGAGAGCCGAACATCGTCCCGTCGTTCATCTTATGCCCATAAATGATAAGGTTGCCGTGCCGCCGCGTATCACATACTTCATCGAGGAAAAGGGTGCCGGGAATACTATGCTCTCCGTAGATATCCGTACGGAGGTAGGTGTCGTTTGTTTCTCCCTGCACTACCGGTCCGGTAGCGGTCGTACCATATACAGTAAGCCATCCCTTATAATCAGGGTTGACCGCAAGCATTCCGTTAGACCAGTCAGTCTCATTGGTTTCCTGTGCAGTCGTTCTGATAGCCTGCAAGGATGAAGTGAGTTCCTGAGTCTTTTTGGTTTGTGCTATACTTCGGAGCAGCATACCGCTCAATATAAGCACTGCGATGAGTGCAGCTATACTGATAAGGCGGGATACCCAGCCGATGGTTTTTCTTGCGACAGTCTTGACATTTGCCATGCTGATAGACCTCTTATTCGATTCCTGATACTATATTTCTCTGTTGCCGCACAATCCTGCGACCTTGCGATGACTCATGATTTTATTGTATGCGATTCGCACATTTCGGCAACGCTCGCGCCTGATTTTCTGAGAGCTCCCGTATGATTTCTTGGTTTTGCCCCACAAACAAAAAAACCCCGGTGCCATAACGGCATCGGGACCTTGCATTTTAAGCGGGAGTTGCAGCCTTATCGTCTTTGCGCTTACCCTTGCAGGCGGTGGCAACACCATCGCTCACAAGGTAGCAGCCACCCGCGACCAGCAATGCTTCCAGCAGCGTCTTCTGGTCGATGCCCACATCACCCATCTTGGGGATTTCATGGACAATGGGGATGGTTTCCGGAATATCCGGAGCAAGGTACACGGTGAACTTCGTGCCCATTTTCGGCGTGATGTTCAGAGCAGTATCTACTTCATCCGACACCGCAGCCTTATTGGTAGTACCGTGGTCCATGTTCGGGTGTTCCGTTTCGGCAGCAAAACCCACAGCGGTAGACATCATCAATGCCATCGATACCGCCGCGCATGCTTTTGCAAAACGCTTCATGGAATTGCCTCCTGTGTTTTTCAAAAAATGCCCCAGCACAAACGGATGGGTCTGCACCGGGGCATCGGCATACTTTAACTCAGAACGGAAATAGTAATCTTGGCGGCAGCAGAACCAACCTCAATCGGATTCTCGCTATCAGAAGTGTCATAAGCCGTGAAAGTCGCAGTACAGTCATAGGTGCCTGCTTCGAGCGGCTGGGACAGCTTATCGGTCTGAATGTGGTAGTTGGGCTGGATAAGACCACTGTTGTAAATCTCAGCACCGCCGTCATCGAGCGTGATGCTTACGACCTGAGCGTACTTGTTGTTGGGGACATTCTCGATTTCGAGCGTACCCTCAGAATCTCCGGTCTTGAATACGGGATTTACATTGATGGAAATAGCCATGGTGCCATCTTCTACCACCCGATTCAGTTCTTCCTGAATCTCAGCCTCGCTCTTGCCATCGAGCTGGCCCAGCTGTGCGGCAACGGAATCTTCCAGACGGTTGTCCGAAATCTTTCCGCTCTTCTTCCAGATGAACAGGCCTGCGCACAGCACAAGCAGCAGAACCACACAAACCGTGATGGTACGGTGCAAAAGCTTGTCATTCTTCTTCGAGGTCTTCTTGTCGGTGGATACGATATTGTTCGCCATAATATTATTCCTTTCCAAGTGTGATGCTATTAGCTAAAACCAAAGCCGCCGAGCGGCAGGTCACTCGACGGCCAACTCGCTAACGAGTTTGATTTATGCCGAAATTTTCAAATCAGCGGTTGCTGCCGACACCGCCAGCGGTAGCAGTCTGGGTGTCGCCGGTCTCGAACATCGGGATGATGCTGTAGGTGACGCGAACAACAGGAGTGCAGCCAGCATCGTTGACATTGGAGCCTGCAATCTTGGCGTTGACGATGAGGGGCAGAGCCTTGGCGGCGTCATGAGTGACAGCGTCAGCGGCAGCGCCGGTCTTGGTGACCTCGGTCGGAGCGGCCAGGAACCAGCCGTTCTCGGTGATGTCCAGAGGAGCAGAGCACTTAGCCAGGTCGATGGCAGAAGCGTTGTACATAGCGGAGTCAGGAGCAATGCTCATGGCAATCTCGCCGCGCTTGAGAGCGGAGGTGCTCATGGGAACGACGCGCCAAGTAGCGGGCTCAGCCTGCAGCTCAGAAACCTTCAGAGCCAGACCCTCGCGCTTGGAGTTGTCGGTCTTGGAGGTGCCGACATCGAACTTCTTGCCGAAGTTGCAGCTGGTATCGCCATCGGTGATGACGAAGTCCTCTTTCAGCTGGTGGTTGCCGTCAATGCCCTTAACGGTCTCGCGCAGGGCATCGCCGTCCAGAGTGCCAGCAGCCTTGAAGTCCCACTTGCCGTCGATGAAGATGACATAGCACTCGCCGGAAGCGTTGATGTGCTCGTCAGCACCCATCTGATGGTAGTTATCGGGCTCAGTCCAGCCAGGCTGGGTGGCGGGGTTGCTGTACCAGTAGGTGTAGGACTTCTTGGTGGCATCGTAAGCGATAGCGAACAGCTCGTCGTTGGAATGGTCGGTATCGTAGATGCGGCTGTAGTGGGTCACCTTGGCAATGTCAGCGATGTAGGTGCGGCTGTTCTTGTCGATGGTGGAGTAGTTGCGCAGCTGGTAAGCGTCCTTGGTCGGGGTGACAACATTGCCGGTGCTGCGGAAACCGTACATGCAGACATACAGAGGAACGGTAGCCTTGACATTGACATGGTTGACAGTAGCGACGGTGATGTCGTACTCAACGCGGCCGTCATCGGTAGCGACACCCGGGTGCTCTTCCTCCGTCGGAGGAGTCTCAGCGGGAATCTCGGAATCGTTGTCCAGGTAGATGTAGAACTGGGTGCTCATGGTGGGGTCTTCGTTGGTAGCAGTGTCAACACCGTTTGCCTTGGTGTCGTCGCTGACCTTGGCCTCATCAGCAGTACCGTGGTTCCAGTTCACCTTGCCGTTTGCTTCCTGGCAGTCGGAAATCTTGACGAAGTGCTCCTGCTTGGTGCCGTCGCTCTTGGTGGTGGTGTAGATGCCGTACTCGCCAACCTTGTTGTAGGAGCTGCCCATGATGTAGGCGGCAGGAATGGCCTTGAAGCCAGCGGTGTCCTGGTCGGCGTAGGTGACGGAACCGTCATCGTTCACCTTGTAGAAGGACTTCGTGCCGATGCGGTAGACGGGGGTGGAGTGCAGCATTGTCTCATCGTTGGGATGATTGGCAATCACAGTGTTGTCAGTAGGCTGCTGAAAATCCTCTGCAGCGAATGCAGTGATAGGCGCCATGCAGCTGGCGGCCATTGCCATGCCCAGAACGGCAGAGGCAACGCGCTTATAACTTTTCATTGGAAAAGCTCCTTTCAAAAAATGTGTTTGTGTTATTCCATTCATCCCATCCGGAGATTGTTCCTGCATACAGCCGCCGTCAAGGAAGTCTGGTCGAAATTAGTGAGACCAGAATTGTATTTTGTACAACCATGGCCCTGCCCTTAAAAGCATCCGATACCGCCGGTATCGGACCACTGACTTTATTCTATGCGGTTCGCACATTCGTGCAAGCAAAAAACATCATCTTTTTTTCAAAAATCTAACACAAACCCCAATTTTTTTGGAAAAATCTTCGCAAAAACGCAAATCTGCCATGAATGTGTATGTTTCCAGAGTGTCCCTGCACGCAAAAACCACCGCCCTTTCTCGGATAACCCGAAATCAGGCGGTGGTTTGTATGGCAGAAATCATCGAACCGGCATAATAATTCTCTGCGGAATAATGCCGCGCAGAATAATTCTTGACAGAATTATTATTGCAGTGTATGCTATAAGTAGCAAAAGATGCAGGAGGGAGTTAATATGCCATTCGTTGATAGAGAGATAGAGATGTCTGCGTTGGAAGCCGCCTATAAAAATCCTATCGCTTCTCTTTTTGTGGTCTACGGTCGCCGTAGAGTCGGAAAGACCACTTTGCTCGCAGAGTTTTGCAAAGGCAAACACGCATTGTACTATTTGGCCACTGAGGAAAGCATACAGGCAAACTGTGCAGCTTTTCGTGAGATGGCCGCAGACTTTCTTCAAGACGAACTTTTGCGCAGCGCAGCAAATGCTGGCTGGGAAATGATTTTCAAGACATTGCTTGCGCAGCCGAGTGAGGAAAAGCTGGTAATCATCATTGATGAGTTTCAGTATCTTGGCAAAGCCGACAAAGCGTTTCCGTCTGTATTTCAGAAAATTTGGGATACCCAACTAAAAAACGAAAACGTGGAAGTGATTCTCTGCGGGTCACTGGTTCATATGATGATGGAGCAGACCCTATCCTATTCCAGCCCTTTATATGGGCGCAGAACCGGGCAGATTAAGCTGAAACAAATCCCATATGCCTATTACAACCAATTTTTCCCGGCGATGTCTGAGCAAGAGCGCATTTTGTACTACGCCGTCACGGGTGGTGTGCCTAAATATATAGAGTTGTTCCATCAGGGCAAGGAAATCTATGATGACATCCTTCAAAATGTTTTCACGCCACAAAGTTTCCTGTACGAAGAACCAGAATTCTTGCTTCGGCATGAAGTAAATGATATTGGAAGCTATTTTTCTATCATTCGTTCTGTAGCAGCCGGAAACTGCCGTGTGTCCGATATCGCGGCCTCGCTATCCATTCCGGTAACAAGTTTGCCGAAATCGCTGAAGACCTTATGCGATTTAGACATTTTGGAGCGTGAGGTCCCCCCAACCGAAAAGAATGTCGAAACAAGCAAAAAAGGACAGTATCGTATCCGGGATAATTTTATAGCCTTCTGGTTCCGTTTTGTATATCCCATGCGGTCTTTCATTGAAAGTGGTCACGCTGAAATCGCCATGAACAAACTGCGCAGCGGTTTTATTCCGAACCATGTCGGATATGTTTATGAAGATATTTGCCGCAGTAAAATGTGGGAATTGAATGCGCAAGGAAAGCTGCCTTTTTTGTTTGACCGTGTCGGCCGCTGGTGGGGTGGCAAAGACACAGAGATAGATATTGTAGCTGTCGATACAAATGACCGCAGTAATATCCTGTTTGGTGAGTGCAAATTTCATCAAAATACTCAGATGCAGCTATCTGAACTACGCCAGCTAAAGGCAAAAGCAGCCGCTGTCCAATGGGGAAAAGAAAGCCGTACAGAGTATTTCATCCTCTTCTGCATCAGTGGATACTCAGAAGAATTGCATCGTTTAGCGGAATCTGACCCGCATATCATACTGGGTTAATATAGCTTAACACCAAAAAAGCATGTGCATCACAAATCCTTTTAATTTAAAGGGATTCGTTGCACATGCTTTTGTTTTTTTGGATAACCTGAAAAATCAGTGGTAGCTATGATGTGGAATTCATTTCGCCTCAGAATTCCCAAACACAACATCATAAATGCCGGGGACATCATAAGGGCTCACGATACGAGGAACAAGTTTGTCGGATGCGAGAGTTTTGAACTTTTCCGGCGCGTCAGAGATGATGACATCCGCTTTGTCCCACTCGCCGTCTTTCAGAAACTTCGCATACCGCATCCCGACCATTTCCTTGATGGAGAGGCTTTTCAGCTGCATGGCATACTGGCAGACATCCTTCGTGGGCTGGTAGTCGGTAATGACATTGCTGTACGCAAGCGACCCGGCAACCGTCCTATCGACCATGATGAGTTCGCGTTTCTGCAAATCCACGACAGCCATGACCAGCTGGCCGGATTCGGTAGTCAGAGCGAACCGGTCCTTTACGGTGGCAGGCTCGAACTGTTCGCCGGTCATGCCGTCACGAACCATTACACCGCAGAAGGCTGTATCCATCTCGGAGAACTTCTCGCCAGAATAGGAGTTGACGACCATCGCGGCATAGCGGATACCGTTTTGCAGGCATTTCCTGATATCGAAATCCACATACTCAACAGCACCGTTTTTGCCGCTGCTCCTGCGGTCTCCGGAATGGATAGCACCGAGCGTCTCAACCTTCGGATTTCCGTAAAAGACGAAGTCAACTTTCTCATCGCTGTAGAATGCGACCGAGAGGTCCAGGTCCACTCCGTCCCATGCCTCAGTCTCGAAACTCGCCTTCCAGTAGAGGAACGCACGAAGCACATTGCCCTCGGGGAGCCGGGTTCTGGACCCACATGCGGCAGAACGCAGCGAGGAGGAGATTTGCCGGGGATTATCAGGGAACACAATGTCGTTGCAGTGGCAAGCGGGGTCGATATAGACGTTTTTCGATTCGGTGTCTTCTGCACGAAGGACCTGCCACAACTGATTGAAGATATCGCGGGCAACGCGGTTGCAGATATCCTCAGGGATAGGCTCAACTTCTCTGTCAAGAACCTTGCTGGCAGCACCGTTCGCCTTACCGGTAGCAAGCTGGACGGGATTATTCCGATTCCGGAAATGGTTGATAAGCTGGACCAGAACGCGGGGCTCTACGCTCTTGCAGACCGAGATGAACCGGAACAGGACATCCTCCATCGCGGCAGCATCCTTGCAACTGCGCAGAGCGAAGTCCAAATACCTGGCAAACATACCGGGACGAAGCATAAGATGTGCCGTCAGCAGTTCTGCGTTCACAGGCGGCTTCATCAGTTCCTGCAGCTTCGAGTTATAGGTCTCGATTTTTTTACCATTGCGGACCCTATCGAAGATGGCTTTGTTCTCAGGGAAATACTTGGCGTACTCACTCGGATGCAGCTTCTCGCCCAGACGCTTGAACTGTTCAGGACGGAGTGCAAAGCCTTCGTCTTTCTCGACATGTTCAAGCAGACTCAGAAGTTCACGGCGCTCTGCTCTTGTAAAGCTGCGGAAACGCGGTGCCTTGGCAAGGCTCACATCCTGCCCACTCATAGCAGCGGCAAGGCGTAGCACATCGGTAGCGCTCTTGAAATCCAAGAAGCATTTCTGGGATTTCCAGTCGGGACGATGGATAATATAGGATACATACAGTGCAAGGTTCTCCTTACAAGAAATATCCTTATCCATCATCAGGGACATTACCTTATCCAGAAACTCCTCGCCACTGTCAGAGAGAAGCATCTTTACGGTATTCTGCTCATCAGGAGAAAGAGGGGCTTTGCCCGTTACGCTCTGAACAAGATACCGGTAGATTTCATCCTCGGTGCAAGCCGGAATCTGCTTGGCTGCGGGAAGGTGGTCTTTATCAAGACCCTTGCAGAACCGTGACGGGTCAGAGTCCGGGGTCCAGGTCCCACCGCTCAGATAGTTCAGGTAGTTGACGATATACAACTCCACAAGGCTTGCGTTCATCGCATCGTTCGGGAAATCCGGCCAGATGGGCGAGGTCTTTGAAATTGCTTTGCTGTCTTCCGTGATAAACCCGTACAACTCGGACCAGACTTCGAGGAACGCAGTATGCGTAGCCTTGCAGCACGCCTCAAAGAGGTCGTACGCCATCACATAGCCATACTCCAACAACTTCATATTCGCGGTGCATACAAAGCGCTTTTCTACCGCCGTCTCCCCTTCCTTTGCTGGTGAGGGCGGGACGATACCGCGATGGTGCAGAAAAGTAATGCGGTTGAAATCTTTAACAGTCAGCATACAAACCTCCTGACAAAACAAAAATCCCGCATCGAGAAAAATCTCGACACGGGGCTAAGACACACGATTGATACGGAAAGCACGACCGCTAAATTTCATATATGCCAGTCGAACAGACAAGCTGCAGGCGGCTGGCATGGTGTCTAAAGAAGGAAGCGGACATATAGCCGTATTGGGATGCGCTTACATTACCGTGACGGAGAGCAAAACCACGACTTTTCAAGTATCAAATAGAAGGATGTGGTTTTATAGCCATACACAGTGGCTCAAGAAATTGGACAATGTGCTATCTTGAGCTAGTAAACACATTATACCATAATTTGCTGTTGATTTCAAGAGAAACTGAACAAATAAATGTTGCTTATTTGTTAAATTATGTCGCGTTATGGTTGTTTTTTCGTGCGCGAAGCAGGTCTGGCGGCAAGGGGGTGCTCTATCGGCATTTTGACAACAAAAAAGCCCCCGCATTGCTGCAGGGGCCGACATCAATCGTCGCCTTCGTCATCCGGGTCTTCGTCCGGAATGTCAGGAATCTCGATTTGCTCGAGTTTGGAATTGCTTTTTTCGGAATCCTCTCCGAGGTCTTTTCGCTTTTTGGTTCGCGTTGCTTTACGCTTCGCAGCAGTTTCATTGAGTTCCTTATCATACGGAATCAAATCATAGGGCGAACAGACAATAGCCGTTACGACCTTGTCTTTGATGTTGCCCGTGGAATCATCCCGAATACTCGTCATCTCAATAGAGTGCTTTAAGACCGGAATCAGTTTCCGCCATTGCCATTCTCTGAAATTTACGCCGGGTACAGATACTACCACCGAAGCATCTGCCTGCAATCCTTTCAGGACTACTTGCAGAAAGCAGCTGTACAGGTATCCGAAATGCACATCACTGTCATACGCATCCGGCTTGTCTTTCCGGCAAACCATATCCGCAATCAGAGTATCCTCGTCCTCTCCCTTGCAGAAGATGACTTGTCCTAAGCGCGGCGGTTTTCCCTGTGCCTGTTCGAGGTATCTCGTCTTAGCGTCCGGAAAGAGCATGGCGAAATCTTCGAGACCTTTATCCCATGTATTGGTGTCGGGACACAGACAACAGATGATTCTGCGTCCATGGATACCAACAGGTAGAGTCCCGGTTCTGGTCAATCTATATTCTACCGGCATTACTGTACCTCAGTCCAGATGTCGGACATAGTAAATATCAATGCCCAACCGATTCGAGACGAGGTCACGCACTACATCGCCGCCGTAGCTTTGCACATTGACGCTCTGGTCAATAATAGGCATGTCGATGTCCAGAAAGTAGGGACCGTTGCCCGTGCTGCGCACAGTGTTGAACTTCTCGGCGAACTCAGTGCCTTCCAGAGGGAACCAGTTGAGCCAGCCGCAATCCATCATGGGCATCGCGTCACGCTGATGTTCCGTCTGGGCTTTCAGAATGGCATCGCGTGTCGCAGGTTCGTGCAAAAGGTCGTTGATAGCCTTGCAGGTATCCTTCACCTCTTCACGAAGCTTCCAGAGCGCATCCTGCCCCATCTCGTTTGCTTTTTTGGCAAAGTTAAGGTGTTCCGCTACTGCACCTTTCGGGTTGAGATGTTTGAGAAGTGCGTTGATTTCCTTCTCAGTCAGTGTATCGTCCAGTTGGAACTTGCAATCGTAAGTATCGACAAGCACGTTGCTGAATACCGGCAGCGTAATGCCGAATCCATTGATAATGACATTCTTCTGGTTCGTGGTGTAGCGGTACAGAGTCGGGCAATCGTAATTGACCCAATCCCGTACGAAGTTTTTAGCACGAGACAGATTCGTGCAGCGCTTCGTGGTATTGCAAGTCGAGAACTCATACCAAACGATTTCGCTGTCGTTCGCGTAACGGATATCCCGCAGCTCAGGGGCAAGACCTTTGGCGATAGTCATAGGCTGCATGGCATCAATGCCGTTGACTTCGAGGAAATCCTGCAGCACCCACGGGTTGATGGCAAGAGCATATCCCTTGCCTTCTGGGTACGCATTGGCAGGCGTAACGCTGCGCTTATCCTTCTTGTATACGCGCAGCCTCGTGTCGTTTGCAGGCGTCCAGTCATCGTTGTAGGTGGACATAAATGCCTTGGGACCGTTTTTCGTTATGGCAAATTTGATTTCTGCTTTCATGATATTTTTTCCTTTCTGCCTCATTCGGGCAGCGTGTCGCATTTGATAATTCCTCCATTATCGGTTTCCGTCTCGAATCCGAAATGGCACCATCCATATTCGTCCGAGAGCCAGTCCGAGACATCGTCGAGGAATTCTTCGATATCGTCATACTGTTCCTGATGTAAAAATGGGGGCGTGTAGACCTCGGTCGGTAAAGAGGCAAGAGCTCCCATATCACCATCTGTATCCCACCTGATATTCTTAATCAACATAGGTCACACCTCCTGAGTGTTGTTATTCTTGTTCTGAAGCTGCTCCGTCTGTGCGGCATAAAGACCAGCAGCGTAGGCAGTATACAGTTCCTCAAAGCGGGACTCATCCTTGCTTGCCAGCCAATCCGTGGTGCGCTTGAGCGGCTCTTCCAAGGGCTCGAAGTCGTCTTCCATCAGAAGACCGGAGTGACCGCTATCGGTAAGGTACTGTGCCAGAGCACGCTGCCTGACATAATGCACCGCGTCAGCAGGCTCAATCACCTTCTCGTCAGCGCATGTCCAGTACATGTCCCGGTCCTTGTACCCGCGATACAGCCCCTCAATGGTCTTGGGGTCAGGCAGTTCACCGCACTCATCCCGTTCATCGAGGTCGAAGATACGAACTTCACGCACCGTGCCATCGTTCTCCGGAGGAAGCAGGATACTGCGTTTCACGACAACATCATCTTCTTCATCATTGTAGGGTGCAACGATGTCAAAAACGCGATGCGTGTCACAGTCAAGCTTACAGGAAGTTTTCAGGCACATGCCGGAAGCGTAGTACGTATAGCAGCTGACATCTTCGCTGATGTGATGCGGAGCGTTCAGCGCTTCGATGTACTGACTACGACCATACCAGTAGACCTTCTCGGTATGCCCATCTTCGAAAAGCTCAAAAACCTCACGGATGTGGTAGCGCTCGCGTTTGAGAACTACAAGGGCGCGGCAAAGCTCAGCGATTGGGTCAGAGGAAGAACGGGACACGGTTACCAGCTGGGTGTTGTCATCAAACATTGTGACAAAAAAGACGATGACGGTGGCAAAATTGATAAAACTAAACATGATTTTTCTCCTTTTAGTGTTATTTTTTCGTGGTTTGGTTTTGCTGCTCAGACACAGACCCTTGCGGCGGTTTCTGCTCTTTCGTTTTTTTGGCAGTCGCACTCTCTTTGCCGACGAGGAAAGATACGAAGCAGGTCGCCAGCATGTAAAAATACATGTATGTGTCAACCTGTCGTACTTCTATCTCTCCGTATTCCAGCAGTTCAAGAAACCGCCAGACGGTACTCATACAGACAATAAGCGCAAATAATAGGTGTTTTTTGGTCATGAATACTCCTTTCTTTAGTAGTTCCGGCAAACAAAAAAGCAGGCCCATTCGAAGATGAGTCTGCTTGTTAGAGCCAGAATGTGAATTGTACGAGCGCAAAACGCCTACAGTAGAATGGTATCTATCGTACAATTTTCATTTTATGCCGTTCGCACATCCGTGCAAGTGCTTACCGTCTGTTTTTTCGCCGCTATGACATACAGAACCATTATTCCTCAACCATGTTCAGAAGAATATCCGAACTCGTAGCGAGGAACTTGTATTTGGGCCCCTCAACAGTTGCGATAAAGGGAATGTACCCTGTCTGAGAATCTTTCACATCGCTGTATTTCAGGGTCAGACCGTTTGGCAGTTCGATAGACTTGGATAGAAGCGAGGTATCGATGCTTTGCTGGAACGCCGATACCAACACAGTATCTGTCCCCTTTTGCAGCTGCATATAGCTGTCACTGATTTCCAGAGAAACACCATCGGCTAATGTCTCACCAAAGAGAGCGACTTTTGGAGTCGCATCAGAGATAACGGTATTAGCGAGAAGCTTTTTGATTGCATCTACCTGCTCGGAGCGATGTTCCTCATCCAATGTTACTGCAACCGTCAGATACACATCATCCGACACATTGCGTGCGCCCGAAAGAAGCGTTTCATCGCCGTTCTGGAACTCTCCAATAGAGTTGCTCGCATCGCCATTGACAAGTGCTAAGCGGTACGCCCCTGCCTGCGCTGTGGAGTCTTCGCTGCGGTATACGACTGTACAGGGTTCCTCGATATCGGCACAAGGTACGAAAACCTTAGCGTCAGATAGAGTCAAGGGTAGATAAGATTCCTGCGACAGTTGAATGCCTTCTTCGCCTGCCTCAAAGTTCATGACGGGGGCAAAGTCCGCAACTGCTGCGGATTCAGCAGTTCCAGTCGTTTCGCCGGTCTCAGCCGTAGCCATATCGGGGAACAGCATATCCTCAAACAGCTGTGTGTAGTTGACCGTCTTCTGCAGTTCCTTGATTTCGCGGTTCATCCGCGCCGCGTCAAACTGCGCGAATACGAGCATAATGCCCATGACTGCCAGAGAAATGGCAGCAAGGCGTTTCATATTGTTTTTCTTATTCATTTCCTTCATCTCCAAAAAGTAAGTGTTACATCGTGATAATTTGCACCGTTGCAGGTATACATCAGAGTTCCGCCGCCCATTGTGGCGCTCGACCCGTCTGCATACAAAAGGTCATTGTCTCCGTTGATGCCACTGCAAACCCCGGTACAGGTCAGTGTCTGCACAGAAGTGCCTCGGTAAATGTAAGCCAGCGTTCCGGCGTGGCAGTTTTTGATTCTTGAGAATCCCTGGTTCCAGTGGTCACCTACCAACATCGTATTCCCTGCCAGAAAATACGCGGCGCTGTCTTTTGCGTCAACAAATCTCTGCGCGTGTCCGTCGAAGAGCGCTACATTTACGCCGACAGAAGGAATCACAAGGCGTCCGTTCATGCCGGGTCTGCGCTGCATCTCAGCTTGAACGCTTTCGTTCGACACGCCGCCTATCTTCTCTTTGAGTTCCTTATCGCAGAGTGAAACTAAAGATTTTGCCTTTGCTGCATAGTTCTCATTTGAGAAGGAAGTCGTCACAAGTTGTGCATCGGTTCTCACTAAGACATCCTCCATGGTACGGGACGGCTGTCTTTTCACCGCCGTGGCATTCGCCTGTTCCTGCTGCGTCACGGCATTCACCTGACTGCGAAGTTGCTCTAAGTAAACTTTCGTCTTGTAGTTTGCAAAGAGGAGCAGCAAAGTACCAAGCCAGAGTAGACAGATAACGCCGATGGTTCGTTTGGTTGCTTTTGTCATTGAGTTTTTACTCCTTTCGTTGTTTTCGGCAAATAAAAAACAGACCCATCCGAAGATGAGTCTGCCTGACAAGCCGAGTGTAAATTGCACGGGCAGAAAATGCCTAAAGTAGAATAGTATCTATCGCACGATTTTCATTCTATGCCGTTCGCACACTTACACAAGTGCCATTTGCCGAATTCGACAGAAAAAAGAGCCGCTGCCCTTGGCTTTGGCAGCGACCCTAAAGCTATAATCTATTTCTCGTAGCTGAGCACTTTCAAATTGATGTATTTCTTTCCGTTCGGCATCTCGTGCGGTTCGATACCGACCTTGACATTGACATCCGCAGTCTTATCCTTGTTTTTGATTTTGGCACTCACAGCTTTGTTAGCAAGCAGGGCTTTTGCAGCCGTTGCACTGATTTTCACATCGTTGCCGTACAGTTTCGAGTTTTTCCAGAGCACCGCGCTGCAATCTTTGTTTGTACAGCCGTATCCTTTCGAGCCCTCCGCAACATCACTTCCGCAGAACGGGCATTTACCGAGCACAGTGCCGGATGCACCGCTATGGTCAAATTCCAAGTGAAATTCAGGACGACCCTTAGAACAGTCGCAGGTCAAGATACAGTCGTATTTCTTACCGGTTTTCTTGCTCACACAGCCTTTAAGCGGTGCTTTGCCCTTCGTAAGCAGCGCGGCGGCAGTCGTTTTCGTGAGCTTCTTGCCGATAGATTCAAAGAACTTGTTATTCTTCCAGAGCGTTACCGGACACCGGTTCCCGTCTTTGTCCTTCCCGATACAGGAGAAGGTTTTCTGTGTCTCTACCACATCATTGCCGCAGCGAGGGCATTTGCAGAGAACCGGAAGATTCCCGTGCCCGGTTTGCGCGGATTCAATCGCAACATCCTTTGCCATGATATCTACGATGGTCTTCTTCGTAAATTCCAGTACATCAATACGGGTCAGGGTCCCGTCCTTGATAGAGTGCAACTGTTTGGAGAGATTCACCGTGACCGGAACATCGAGGTCGATTCCGAGTTTTTCCATCGTGTCAACCAATCGGAATCCTTCCGCTTCACCGTAATAGACGCCCTTTTTCAAAGAGATATAATTGCTTTTGATACATCTGTCAACAGTGTCAGCGCGGGTTGCCTCGGTGCAAATCGTAGCATCTGACAGGATTTCCTTCCATTCCTCGTCTGAATACTCTTCATTTGCCTTCTCGGCACCGCGCATCGGCGCGACCATCCAGTTGTTGAGAGCCTCGACCGTATACCGTTTCGGAGGAGTCGTCATCTTCCCTACCGTCTTGAAATTGATGTTTACGGCATCGCCCTTATTGAGTTTGGGGAGCAGTTTGTCCCCACTCGTTGGTTTCTCGAATTTTCGCCAGCCGGGAGTTACCTGCACATCACCTTTCAGAGTGAAATCCTCATCATTGCAGTGAATCACGATAGTCGTGCGGTCTACTGTACAGGCTTCTTCACAGAAAACAGCACAGAACCGGTTCAAGATACAGTCAAAGACCGTTTTCTGTGTTCCAGTAAGTGATGCAGGCCATTTTCCGGTTGGTGTGATAGCAGAGTGGGCTTCGATTTTGCTGTCATCATAGATGCTTTTAAGTTTCGGTTTATTGATAAGACCTGTAATACCGTTCTGTGCAAGACCTCGTATCGCGGCATCGACCTTGACGGTCTCATTGGTCGCCAGATAGCTGCTGTTGGTACGGGGATAGGTAACATACCCTCCCTCATACAACGCCTGCGTGGCGGCAAGCACATCGGCAGGAGACAATGTCTTGTCGGCTTTGCAGGCAAAACTCTGCAAATCGCTCATCGAGAACAGCTTACCGGGATTGACGGTCTTGCGCTCTGTTTTGATATCGGTCACTGTGGCACCGGCTTTGTTGAAGGCATCTGCCAGCGCCTGCGCCTCGGCCTCGTGTCCTTCCTCAAATGTCCGTTTACTAGTGAGTTCGATTTCCTCTCCGTTCGTCTTTTCTTTGCTGGAAACAGCCGAGTACGGTTTCGGGACAAATTCCTTGATTGCTTTCTCACGTTCAATGATATGCTGTACGATAGGACATACGCAGCGTCCGATACGGGTAAAGCCCCCAGCCTTGATGGAAACATACCGCGTCAATTCAATACCGAGCAGCCAATCCATCTCACTGCGCGTTTCAGCAGATGAAGACAGGGACGCGTATCCGGCATTAGGCTTGGCGGTCTCGAATGCCTGCTTGATGGTCTTGTTCGTAGTATCGGGAAGCCAGAGCCGATAAATCGTCTTGGGGGTTTTTAGGCCATACAGAAGCACTTCATCGACTAGCCGCTGTCCTTCTCTGTCCGGGTCTCCGGCATTGTAGATGACATCCACATCCTTGCGGTTCATCTGCTGGTTGGCGACCTTGATAAGGCCCTGTACTTTTTCCTTGCCTTCAAACTCAAACTTCCAATCATCCGGAAAGAACGGCAACTTCTTCAAATCCCATGGCTGTTTCACAGCAGGGTCATAGCCCGGGAAATACGCATCAAGGGCTATCAGTTCATACAGGTGTCCGACCAGAGATACCACGATATAATTATCGCTTTCGAGCCAGGTGTTGCGGTCTTTTCCCTGCCTCTCGAACTTCTCACCCTTCCACCATGAAATAGCGCCCGCGATACTTCTTCCAAGCGAGGGTTTCTCGGCGATTACCAGAATCTTTCCCATAAAATGGTGCCTCCGTGCTAAAATCGGATTTCGTGTTTTCAGTATACGGCAATTCGCACACAACGGCAACAGCACACCGACCGGTCAATTTTCCGCAACGGTGTGCTGTTTTTGCTTTAGCTTAATCCGATACTGAGATTTCCTTCGGTATCCATTGTAATGCGCAGCTTATCGACCAGAGATTTCCGGAACAGTTCCTTCTCCTTCTCGGTCATCTCGATGCGCGTCTGACCATAGGCGCTTTGCAGCATATCCTCAATGTTGCAGCTGCCCAGCTGCTGCTTGAGATAGGATGCACATTCAAGAGCCAAAGCATCGTTGCGAAGCCGGTATGCATCTCCCGCCTTGCAGAACTGGTCCGTATAGCAGTAAAGCACATGATGTTCCCGCATCTTATTGACGATAGCCTTGCTGGTCTTTTCCCGCTCGAACATCATCAAGAACCTGGCCGTTACGACATTGTTGATGAGCGGCCAATAATCGGAATCTGAGGAGAACAGAAGAAAGCTGTCGATTTTCTTATCGTAGTGTTCCTGACAGCAGCAGACTGCGACCGTCATATCGACAACGCTCTTTCCTTCCACAACGCGCTGTGTCATGAACCGGTCCACCTTGGCTTTCGTATAATGCTCCACGAGTCCCCAGATGGACGAAGCGTTCACATCATCGAACAGGAAAATCTTCTGAATCTTCCCGATAGCCTCAGGAGAAAGGCTCTGCAATACAGCAAAGAACTTCAACGGGTCACAGTTCTCGCAGTCCACGAGAATTTCAGAACGGACGGAATGAAGCAGGAACTGCTCGACATTCTGCTGCGTCTGTTTGCTTTCCCCGCGAACCTTGTCGTAATCGCAGAAGGTATCTCCGTTCTGAGCATACAGCCGGATAAGGAACTGTTCATCACTGCCCAGAAGGTTTCCGCCCTCGTCAGCCTTGAACCGCCAGTTGAGGAAGACATTGTACGGGAATCTGATAATATTCTCGTTGTAGTACAGCCACGCTCTTTCCTGCGCCCTGTCCTTTGTCTTGGTCGGAAACAAAAACATCTGACGAATACATTCCCACGGCACCCACATCGGGAAGATATCCTTGCAACCCTGAATACGATTTGCGATTTCAGCTGCGATTCGGGGCCGGTATTCGTCCAGCGTACAATTTGCTTTGACGATATCAAGACCGTCCTTGCGCAGTGCTTCGGTCGCTGCCTTTGTCATATCCATGGAATGCAGATTTTTGAGGTCGTTTACCATCTGCATCTGCAGCTGCTTATAGCAATGCTCAATGCAGGTAAACAGAAAACATAAGTTGCGCACCATCCGCGCATCCTGATTTTTTTCGAGTTCTTCGTAAATTTCCGGCAGCAACTCTCCGGAATCAAAGATGCTCTTATCAACGCCGAGCAAATACCCGGCTTTTGATACGATTTCCTTCTTGTCGGTATAAGTATCGTTTGCGAGTGTGGTTTTAAGCTTTGCTTCGGCAAATAAATTGCCCATGCGGAATCCCTCCTTTATATTTCGATACGGCGTTTAATTTTTGGTGTTCAGGTAACAAGAAACCCGGCATTGGTTTGCCGGGCAGGAATGTTATCTGAATTTTTCGCGGATTTCTTCGTCTGTTGCCGGGCGAGGTTCGCGGTGCTTTGAGATGATATACGCGGAGCACTGCTCATTCAGCCAGTCGATATCATTGCGGTCTACCTGACTGAATCGCTGGCACAAAACATACACACGTACGCCGGCCTTCGCAGCCGCTTTGAGCAGTTCGCGTCTTCCGTTGAAGATGTCGTGGCGGCACTGGTCGTAAAACAGGAACACCATCGGTTTCCGGCTTTGCGCTTCCTCACTCTCGGGGTCCGCCATCGCAAGACCCCGCACCTGAAAGTTTGCGAGGTCAACAGATTTGCCGATAGCTTCACCGGCACCATCCTGCAACGCGAACAGCAGCCGCCCGTGCGGGGCGTTGCCGTACTTGGCGCGAACCATCCGGCAGATGCGGTCAAATTCCTGGTCGAAGCCGATATACAGGACAATGTTGTTCTCATCCCGCAGGCAATCGACTACTTCACGCGCAGCCCAGAGCGTCTTCCCCGCGCCGGGGCGTCCGGCAATGACATTGATGCGATTATCGATGTTCATACGGCGTCCACCTCTCTTTACTCTTTCTCGGCCTTGCCCTCCTCGGCTTCAGCGGGAGCCTCAGGTTCTTCTGCCTTTTCAGCAGGCTCCTCCTCAGCTTTCCCGGCATCCGTGTCGGCAGTGTCGGAAGCCTTCTTCTCGCCGTCCTCGTCCTTCTTCCCGGGCATGGGACAAGGGACCTTCACGACATGGACCAGAACGACCGGCTCGTCATCTTCGTCCTCGTTGTCGGTATTCTTCTCGGCGCATTTGCGGCAACCATCACAGGGAGCGTCGTCGCGCAGTTCATCGAGGTCGAAGTCATCGTCATCGGCGGTCATGGCCGTCGTGGCACCAAGCACAACACCGACAGCAACAGCGCCGAGGGTAACAGCACCGACAGCAGCGAACAGATTTTTCAGAATGGACATGATAGTTTTCTCCTTTTTGCCAAATAGCAGTTATTTAATATTCTTGGATATTCAGAAATTTCAGATACCCGTGTGTGTATCCGAACAATCCCCACAGTGCAGCAGATGCCGCATCGCGCCGTGCCTTATCGGCAAAAGCCTTGAACGGAACGACCGCATCTTTCAGGTTCCGGTATTCGTCAACATCAACATTCATGAGAGACTCGATAGTCTCAGGCATCTCGTTGCGGAAGAAGATATATACTTCCTGCCACTGCAGTTCCTTTTCTCCGCCGCCGACGAGCAGGTATTCGATGCCGATACGAAGCGCACCGGAAATTAAGGTCTTGTAAAATTCATCGTCAGGGTCAGGAAATCCCGCGAGGATTGTAGCCGTCATGTTCTGACAAGCAGCTGAAACTTCACGGTTTCTGTTAAACGATTCCGTTCCGGCACCGGGCAATACGAACTCGCTCGGCAATCTCGGACAAGAGCCCTGTGCGGGGCCCGGTATACCGGATTCGATATCGGGATTCAAAGCCGTAGTATTCTGACGGATAAATTCGGCAGGCTCCGGCATCGGATGTCGTTTAGCCCAGGGCCAACTCATGCAAATCACCTCTAATTTTCATTATCTGCAATTCGCACGAATCGGCAATAGTTTACGGGTTGTTTTTGTTTTGCTGTTCCTCAGCTTTGAAGTGTTCAACGCGGATACGAGAGACTCTTTCCACCTCTTTGAGCGTTGCGACCTTGACGACGATATTCTGGGCGGAAGCATCCTTACGGTCCTTCCGAGCCACCGCAACATGCCGCATCATATCCCAATAGAGGTCCGGCGAAATATGGTCAATCGTATAAATGGGGTTCTTCGTGGTTTCCAGGATATAATTAGCAGCCATTGCCCGGATATGTTCACGCTCATACATGCCCATGGTGCAGGGGTTATTATTCACGAGAACACGGAGTAAAACAGTCGGTACGAACTGAGGGTGTGCTGCGCCATCGCCATCGAACGCATACGAGAGACCAAAGGCAGTGAAATCCATGGTACGCCACTGTACGACCTTGTCGTTGTCGCGGATGGCGGGTGTAAAAGAATTTTTCGACACATACTCGGCGCTGACGATTTTCTCACCGGGGTCAAGTTCTTCCTGCAAACAGGCAACGATTTCGAGGCGTTTACGCTCGCAGAGTTCATCAGTGAGTTCTTCTTCCCCGCAGCAGACCACGATATCATGGCACAGCGTACGGGTACCGCGCTGAGTGACAATACGCAGATAGAGTTCTTTCGGATTGATGGATGACATCAAAATATCAGTACCTCCCGGCAGCAAGAGTATGCTGCAGATATTTTACGCCGTTTACGGCGATGAAGAGTATGCTTATCATTACAGCCGGTGCGGTGGATACTGCCATCGCAGCTAGGACCGTGCGGATAATCCAGAGAGAAAGGTCAAGGGTGAAATACCGGAAACTGGAAAAAGCAACGAGCAATGCAAATATCAGAATTGATATCCAGGACCCCTTGATATCCTGAGCGCTCGGACAGGAATGATAGGCTATCTGTGCCATGAGTATAGCAGCGACCCATACACCCGGTTCACAAAGAGCAGCGGCAGTCCCGCCGTTCTGCCAAACCTGCATGATGTACCAGCCGAGTAGGCAGACATTGAGGCTTCCGAAAACTGCCGGGGCAATGCCGATGGCGGTTTTCTGGAGCAGCGGAAGCAGGAACAGTCCTCGCGGCGTGTAGTTGACATACCCGAGCGCCTTGTCCCCTTCCTCGCGCTTGAAACGATAGAGCCGGAACTTGTCGATGCGAGCGCCGGTGAAAAGAGCGACCAGAAGATGCGAGAGTTCGTGGTGGATGACGCCGATTGCTGTCCAGCGTGTATCGTAGCGTTCCGCAATCTCGGCACCAAAAGCTTTCTCCATGAGCCAAAGACTTCCCTGCCGTCCCGCCCATTCAATCGCCATGATGATGACAACAGTGGCAATCAGAATCACGCCGCGATAGGCGTCCAGATACGCAAGAACGGCATTCATCACCTGCTCACCTTCTTCTTGTGGAGTTTCTGCTTCTCGCATCCGCCGCAGCGGAGCAGACAGCGGTAGTGTTCATGACGAATCAGCGCTTTGCAGTAGGAGATTTGCGTACGGACGGCGTACGGACATGCCCTGTCTTTGACTGAACAAAGCTGGACATACTGATACTTTGCCACGAAAACTCCTCCAAAAACTACATTTATTCGTCACATCCACATTATACCAAATGAGGTGTACTGAATACAAGCATGATGCGATTTAGTTGCATTTTGTTCACAATTTACTTTTGCCGGTGCAAGTCGTATCGTTCCCGCTCAAAAGCACTGCCTAAGGGTCTGTTTTAAGCGATACCCAACTACATCCCTCTGAGACAGGCAGAGATGCCTCAAATTCGAGCCGTACACCGCAGAAGGGTAAGTTTTATACCTTGACCGAGATAGCCACGCTGGCATAGGCGTTTGTGCAGGGAAATACGCATTAGAGGGCAAGTGGCTGCTCGAATCCGACTGCAGTATGTTGAGTTCTAGCCGTGCTCTGCGAAAGGCCCCCTGCTGAGACAGGCAGAGATGCCCCAAATTCGGGTTGCAGCCGTCGGGAGGAAAACATACGCCTCAGCATTGACAGGTTCGTCTGCCCTAAGCGTTCTTCGTGCTGGCAGAGTATAAGCGGCGATTCCCGCATGCGACCTCTGTCGAACAGTTCTGGATGCCCGGATGCGATGGACCCGGAACGCGGGAGTGTTGGTTCCGGTGCTGTGGTAGCCTTGTGCCGAACGGTAGCCTGTTGTGTCTCAGCGCGGAAGTGCCGTGCCGGGGAGGAGTCTGCTGCGTGGCAGGCTGGTGCCGCTCCAAGGCTATCAGGTGCGCTCAGGGGAGGTTCAGAGGTCTAGTGCCGAACTGAGGCTTTCTGGGGCAATCAGGGGCTTACAGGTGCTCCCCGGTTCCGTGGACTCCTGCTATCCCTTACCGCGCAGTTACGCGCAGCTGCGCTGCGCTGCTGCGCTAGGTGTTCCCCGTTGTATTGGCTACTACATGCGAAAACGCAGTTGCCGCCATACGGCGACCTTCGGGAGTCTGAGCTTAAAGTGTTTGCGTAGCCACCCTACTCCACTCAGGTTCTACCCACAGACACTCTCAGGGGCTCCAGTGCTTTCTTAGCCGCTCTCCTGCTCTTTCCGGTTCTTTCCAAAAAAAATCTAAGGCTCTCTTAATCTTAGATAGCTCTATATATCTAGAGCGGCACAATACCTGTTTTCTTATTGCCACCATTTTGCGTAAAAATGCGAAACAAAACGGGCTCAGCAAGCGGTTTTACCACCTGCTGGATACTTCGTCATCGTATTCATCCGGACACTCAGCAGCCATCTGGAACGCGGCGTCATCTGGGAAATCCGGCTCAAAATCCTCGGGGTCGTCATCGGGTTCTGCAAGCCAAAGGTCTGCTTTGGAGTAGTCCACGCGCTTCGGCCGGGACTCATCCAGTAGCAACTCATCCATCGAACAGACGCTCTGATAGTCGCTGCCGAGGCGGACAGCTACGCTCAAGTTGCTGCCTTCGACGACCTGTTTGCGGGGCAGTGCGAGCGTTGCGGGAAGGTAACCGGCATCCTGAAACGGCTTCGTGATTCGGTCAATGGTCTTCTGTTTGGCGTACAAGTCAAGACGCAGCTCGGCTTTTTCGAGAACGGGCAGGAACGGATTTTTCATCTGCTCGACTGCCTCAACAGCCTTGACTTTGAGTTCATTCGTGTGCTTGACAACCCTGTCAGCAGCTGCGCGAATCGAGCGCTCAAGTTCCTCGGCAGTCTGTTCAATGACTTCCTGCAGAGCGCGGTAGACGGTCGCTACATGGCACTTGAACAGTTCCGCAATCGCCTTGACGCTCCAACCCTCGCCGGAGAGTGCCTGCATCTCGAGGGAACGGCGCATACGGCGCTTCTTCTCCTCGTCCACGATATCAACACCGCGAATTGCAGCCTGACGCTTGACAGTATCGATGCCAATTTTGAGTTTTTTAGCAATCTGCTTGATGCTCAGTTTTTCCTTGTCAAAGAGCTCGATGATGGTATCGTACATTGCCTTCTTGGCTTCGCGCTTTTGTGCCGCTTCCCAGATTTTTCTATGGTTGCGGATACGGTAATCCGGAATGACCTTGTGGTCAATCAGAACGCCGAGCATCTTGCGGTCAGCAGCGGAGCTGGCAACCGGGTACAGAATTCCGTCACAGGTCTGACGGCTCCTATCCATTTTCTTCTTGAAAGTGCTGATGCGCAGATTCTTAAACTCTTCCTTAGTCAGACCAAGAGCCTCAGCGATGGTCTCATCCTTGAACGGATGCTTCACCCAGCTGACGATTTTTGCAACTTCCTTGTCCGGAAGCGGCTCCGCAAAGGTAGAGTTAATAAGCTGTGCCTTTTCCAAAGACGCAGCTTGGTGATAATCGCATGCTGTAGATAAGCAGTACAGCAGCACAGTATGTCGTTTTCCAACAGGGGTCGTGTTTCTGCGCAGGAAATCGATGACCGCATCCCAGCGCTGTGTGATGCAGCGTTCGGCAATCTCAGACCAGGGTCTTGCGATACTTCTGGCAGAAACGACCGAGCGCTCAGTATTCCATTCAAGAACACGCTGCGCAAAGCGTTTCTTTGCCCATGCAAGTTCCTGCTCGTCGGTGGTATTGAAGATTTCGCGGTTTGAGACGACCGTATCGTCCACGATGCGCCACTCAACATCGATAGAATCCGCAAGGACATACAGGTCGTTGAGCCGGTATCCCACTGCAGGGGCATGATAGACATGGCAGCAGCGCCCGGCCCTCGTATTGAAAGTGCCGGGCAGACGCATAACATGATTGATGCCTTTAACGGAATCGTCTACGGAAGCGTACAGGTAATTGTCGCCCCAATTCACAATCTCCGCTTTCAGCATCGTGCGAATCTTGGTGTGTAACCGCTTATAGATTTTCAGGGCGTGCTTGTTGTTCGGATTGACAGGGTCAATGAAAATCCAGTAAGCCGCGCCGCGTCCGGTATTGACAACAAAGCCTTCCGGAAGAAATCCGTTATAGATAGCGGTGGTCAGCATCTTGCAGATGCCGTCACTGTAATAGAGAGGGACACCCTCCTCATGACAGTCGATATCAAAGCCCAGAGAAATCAGCTGAGAGATACGGGAATCTGTACGAATACCGCTCTCACGCAGGGATTTGGCCCAGTACGCCGTGTTATTCGTGATGTACAGGTTCGTGGTGCAGTTATAGTATGTGAGCCGATTCGACTTTTCGCTGGTCTTTGTGAAGATGCTATGCAATTCCGGCATGATAGAGTTCGGAGCGAATTGACGAATGGCGCTAAATTTGTGTCCGACACCCTCGGGCCTAGAATACACCTGAAGAGCGCCTTCAGCTCCGCAGAACTCGTAAGTCTTGTAGAACGCAATATCGTTCTCCGTAGGGTAAATACGGCGCTCGCACTCGGGATAATCAGTATATTCGATTGTAGCAGCAGTTGCAGCTTGCATTGTGATACCTCTATATATGGTGTTCTGCTACATTACGGACACATCATACTGTGATTTCGGTTGCTTATTTCCCATTATCTGCGATTCGCAAGTATCCGCAAGTGGGGCAGGCAGGGGTTTATGGCAAGTTGCACAAGTAAATTGAGTGTATTGAATACAACCATGGTTCGGCAAATGTTAGCGCAGAACGGCCCGGTTCTGTCAGTGTTCAGAGCGGGAACCAGCCAGAAAGCGCCAAAATCTTCTCTGTTTTCACCAAAACAAAAAGCTCCCCGGCAAAAATGCCAGGGAGCGAGCAAACAATATTATGTTTTTGGGACAAACACAACATAGTATTGAGACTCGATAGCGCGGGTCCAGTCAGGAAGCAGGTCCATGACTTCGATGCACAGCTTATGCTGAGAGAGGTTGAGCAGAACGGCATCAAAATCCCACTTATCGAGAGTATCCTGAACCGTTCGTTCAGTAGCACTTTCCGAGCCAGTACCCATCGAGATAGAAGCGTCTATCACATCGTCCGGATACAGGTCTGCGCGGCTGTCTGCGAAGTCCTGGAACCCATGGTATATCGCTAAGCCTCCGTCGTTATAACCCGTGTATAGGCGCTGAGGATTTAGTTCGTGAAGCTCCTGTACAAAGACAGGGTCCATCTTGTCGTAGGTCTTGTCAGGGTCATTGATAACAAAAGGAGCATAGAGAACGATGGCGGCTACCAGAACAACAGAGGTGAGAATTGTACCCCTCTTTGCCCCGCCTGTGAACCCTTCCGTGGGTCTGCCGCCAGTCTTCCACATCCTGTTTTCCTGCTCATTCATCATGACGGCGAGGAACCGGAAAATCAAAGGCGTAGTGACAATCAAAAGATAAGTGCGGATTCGTACATAGCGGGATGTAAGAATCAGACAGCAGAGTATCGGCAGAAATTCCGTGATGCGGACTTTCTTGTGCGAGGCAAAGACAATGAACAGAAATGCCAGACAGAAGAAGGCGACGATATCGGCAAGCTCGCACGGTTGCCATTCCGAGACATATTTCTTAGTAGCCTCGTTGTTCGTCAGGAAGAAGTAGTAGTACAGTTTGTAGGTATAGGGATTGAAGAGTCCGGTCAGAAGACTGGAAACAAGAATCTGGATATAGGTCTTGACCTTCTTTGTCCTTTGCTCATTCTCGTTGACGAGACCGAAGGTATTGATGTTGGGCAGATAGCACATCAGAATGAAAAGAACAATGAACGCGAACAGGATAGGCAAAGACCCACCATGCAGGTTCGCCCAGAGAAGACTCAAAACCGGCAATAGCCAGCATCGTTTCGAATCCGGGTTCCGGTACAGGTCATTCAAGAGATAGAAAGAAACCACAAAGAGAATCATGCCAATGTTCTGAGGTCTTCCGGCCCAGGATAGCAACGCCGTGACAATGGTGACGAACAGGCAATTCTCAAACGGGTCGCGCAGTTCCTTCGCCCAGGCATATTCGATGAAGAGCGCGTACAGGAACGCGGTGATGAAGGAATAGATGAGCAGTCCTACCACGGGATTAGAAGAAATGCGCGAGAACTGATAGAGGATGATACTGCTCAGCCAGGAATGCGCGGTCTCTGTCAGCCCTAAATCCTGAGATATCCAGGAGAAGGTATCTGCGACCGGAATCGTGTGTGTAGAGCAAATTTCTCTGCCAAGAACGATATGCCAGTAATAGTCGCTGTCCCCGATTCCTCCCAATTCAATGAGCAATACACTGATAGCGGCTGCAATCAACGCGGCGAAGAAATAGAGCGTCTTATACCGCTTTTGCGAATGATGCATAGGATGTACCTCCAAAACAAAAAAATGGGCAGACCCAAAAGGTCCGCCCGCCGCAATGGTCATACTCTCATACTATGCCGTTCGCAAGATTCAGCAACTATTTTAGGATTTTCCGCTCTGACAGTTGTTTCAGGAGCGTGGTGTACACATGATTGTTTATGCAATAGTCATGCCCGAAAAACTCCTCATCGCTCTCCCCTAATGCCTTCGCCAGAGCCGCTGCTACGGCAGGGCTTCTGGAATATCCCGCATCGCAATGCACGATAATCTGGGAAACTCCGTCAACATACTGAAGAAATGCATCTACAATACATCCGGCGTCCTCGTCAGACATCGGTTTGAGCCCATGCACGCTTTCGGCAGCGTCAATGTCATCGAACTGGAGGTATTCGACATGCCGGATATTCTCGTTGTCGGCCTCGTTCATGATGAGCGGCAGCTTATCGTCAGTGCTGGAAATCGAAATGATGAGCGTAGGTTCGTCGATGTTTTCGGCATCATACTCGGGTCCATACCCCAAAGCTGCAGCAAGGCACTGGGCACGATACATCACTTTGATTTTCATACTATCCCCCTTTTGTCTCCATCAGGGATTTTGTAAAATTCAGCCGTCATACGGGATTCTGAAATAGTCCAGATATGCTTTGAATCTGTCCTGTGCCGTTAAGCAGGTATCCACCAAATACCCATGCTCATGGTTCCATTCGTGAAGACCGCGATAATAGAACATCTTCAAGTTATCCTCGATAATAAACGGGACAATGTTGTTTTTAAGACATTCCTTGAAAAGGATAAGTCGGCCGATACGCCCGTTGCCGTCTTGAAACGGATGAATGCACTCGAAGTCATGATGGAACGCAATGATTTGCTCGAGCGTATGATTCTGGATGGCATTATAGCTGGACAGCAATTCGGAAATCTCCGCCTCGACTTTTTCAGGCGCGGTAGTATCTCGCCCGCCGACCTCGTTAGGAACGCGTTTATATTCGCCAACAGCAAACCAGTCTTTCCGGGAATCGCTTGTGCCGTTTTTTAGCGTGAGATGCAGGCGCTTGATGAGCGTCTCCGACAGCGGATACATAGCGTTGTCAATGACCATGTCGATACATCGGAAATGGTTCGCGGTCTCGACAACATCATCCACATTTACAGCCCCGCTCTCGAACCCGATAGTATTCGTCTCGAAAATATAGCGGGTCTGGTCATGCGTCAGGCGGCTCCCCTCGATATGGTTTGAGTTGTAGGTCAAATCAACCTGAATCTTGTGATAGATTCCGCCTTTCCTCTGCTGCTTTTTCTCTTCCCGAAGAAGGGACAACAAAGCATTCTCTGTTTTTGCATTTGTCCGTTTTGGCTTCGCTGCGTCTTCCGGGATTTGCCATGTTTTACCGGCAAGAACTGCATTCGGAATTTTGCCGATAGCGCAGTAGTTCCGAACCGACCGCTCCGAGAGATTCCATTTTTTTGCCGCATCAGCGACCGAAATATAAGCCATACTGCCACCTCGTTTTAGTATAGTATACAACGATAACGGCAAAATGTCAATTTTGCATAGAAGTAATCCTATATTTTGCCGATGAATGGTGACAAAAAATGCCGCCCACAAAAAGTGAGCGGCTTAATGTAAGTGTTTTACAGTTTCCACCGCGCTTTATACGCAGCGAAAGCAAGCAAAACAGCGACTATAAAACTAACCTTGCAGACGCAAGACAGGATTATCTTGAACCCATGCAGAAACGCCTCGTGTGCTTCCAGCGCACCAGTTGCCTCCAGAAATATGGCTATTGGAGACATACCGACGACTTCGATGACGAATCCAACGGCGCAAATCATGATTGCTGCAAATGCGATTCGGGTGAGAACGGACGAGACAGCAGATGACTTTGGAGGCTTTGCAAAACGCTCCGCTATAGCGCGGTCATCGCGCAGTTTGCTGTATATGACAGATGCAACGGTGGCAATGGTGAAGAACATCAAAATATTCCCGCAAAGCGAAACAATACCGTGAACTGCCACCATGACAGCATTCGTGTCAGGAACAAAAAGACCGGCAATGCGATAAGCAATGGCAAAAGCAACCATAAGAGTTGCAGATGCAACGGTTCCGAAAAGAGATATAGCGATGGGCTTGTCGATGAGATTATCTTTGCGCATAGTGTGGCTCCTCCTTAGAGCTTGATAAAATAGATGTGAAATGGGACGAATCATTATACAAAGCACGAATGTGCTATGTAACACAAATTAAGCAAGACCGTGAATGGTGTTGAGCAGGTAGGTCTTATTGTGTTTGTTATTGCTCCACAGACGTTTGGCAGCAATCGGAGACACACCAAAGCGCTTCTGGACGGCATGGATATAACAATCCTTGATGATTTTATCTGGAGAAAATGCCGTTACATTGGCGCAGCGTACATCAGCGTCGATGTAGTTTTTGCTGTAGAACTCGCAAATGAGCAGGAACTCTTCGTGTGTGCCGTGAACACCATCTTGATAAATGGAGCCATCATCTTTGGGGTCAAACACAGAATTTAGTGCGTTCTCGCAATGGCGCTGAAACTTGACCATATTACTGTAGTCAAAGCCTTTCTCAAAATCTTCAACGCTGGGTTTGTCGTAAAAATGATGCAAGTACGCGCAAAGCCGACCCATGATATATCGTACACGGTCTGCTTCATTTGTCTTTACCTTAGAATCCGCAAACCATTTCGGAAACATGGTATAGCAGTACGCATTCTGCGGCAGAGACATTTTGTCAAGCAGCACTTCGACGCGCTTGCCTTCTTCAGAAGGTTTGTAAATGTGACGGTAGGCCATTCCTGCGATGTGTTGAGCTCGTTCATTCGGTGATTTGATATTCATGGAAACCTTCCTCTCCTTAGACAGCGGCACCGTAGGATGCGACACCGGCCATCAGATACCCGTTCTTGTTGCCGACCAGAGCGGTCGCTGCTTTCTCAGCAAAGCCAATATAAGCATTCATGACGGAACTATCCGAAAGGCGGTATGCATCCAAAGATACAGGCGCAGTGATAAGAAGATTGTTGAACATGTCAGTGTGCGGTGCCCAGCCGTTCAAAGAGCAGAGTTTCTCAGCTTTTTCCTTGTCTGCTGGTGCGGGAACAACTGCCTTCAAAACGAGATTCACTTTCCCGTCAACAACGGGAATACTGCGGCATCGACCGCCTAATACCTTGAGCATCTTTTTAATCCTCCTTGCGTTTAGTCCTCGGTGAGAGAAACACCGAAAACTGCGTAGAAATTGTGATAGCTTCCAAAAGCGTTCTTTTGCCATTCACCGACAACATACAGCGGGTTTTCCTCGATATCGCGGACGCAATCATCAAGGGTGTAAGCGACAGCGATGTTCTCGGGACGGTTTTCCTTGTCCTCTTTGAAGAGTTTGTCGGCTGCTGCTTTGGCGGCTTCGAGCGTAGGATAAACCTTGTCGCAGCTGCCGACGCGGTCAAACTCGCCATCGTCCTCGTTCGAGTAGTACGACAGGATGATAAAGAGTTCTTTTGGGTCCGGATTCTTCAAGGTAGACAGCGCATCCGTTGCACCGGCAGCATAACCATAGCAGTAGGCTGCATTGTAGCACTCCTGGTCTTCATAGCTGTTTGCTTCACGCTCTTTGTCTTCGATAGCTTTGCGGACAAGTATTTCATTGTTGTTCATAATGCACCTCCAAGTGCTTGTTTTGCTGTAAACAAAAAAGGCAGACCTACCACGAATGGTAAGTCTGCCTTAGTGAATACAGAATTGTGAATTGTACGAACGCGAATAGCGCCTTTGTAGATGGTATCTATCGTACAATCTCAATTCTATGCGGTTCGCAAGCGGTGTCAATAAAAATACCGGCTACTTTTCAGTGGTCGGTATAATGCTATTAGCCATTGTATCCGCTGGAAACTTTCTTAGCGAGGTACACCTGGCCCTTAGGGGTAATCAGTGTCTTGCGTGCGGTATGGGATGCTTTGCCGATGTAGTACACCGTTTCCTTGACCTCAAAAACTCCCTGCTGGATGTATTTCTGGTAGGCGACATTTGAGGCGTCGATGTATTTTTCTTTGCGCAGCCAAGCCATCAGACGATTTCGACCGATGTTGATGTGGTCGTTGGCAAGGCATTTCGCAAACTCTCCAAAGTCCACGCTGTTGACTGAGGCGCAGACAGCGCGGTGGAAGTCAACGCTTTCCTGCTGTACACCGATGACCTTGTCCTGATTTTTGACGGCTTCAAGGGAAGTCACAAGCAAAGCTTTGGTTTTAGCATCCGTATTAGGGAGCCACTGGTCCACAAAAACAACAGGGTCGTTCACATATCCGCCGGTCTGACGAATCGTGGGCAGCAGTTCATCGAAAACCCACATCTCGAACTGTTCAGCCTCAGGCTTATTGGAGCGGCAGATGAGTCGGTATACATTCCCTTCCGAGATGAACTTGACGATGCGGGGAATGCCGCCAACCTCAACGCGGCCAGACTTGATTCCGTCCTGACGGCAGTGGATGTTCAGCTCGTGGGTTATGTTCGTATACCCCAATGCCTTGCAGACATCCACAGCGCAGAAATAAAACTTGTTGTTCTCCTCGATAATACGGAGTTCACCAAACACTTCAGACAGGAAAATCTCAGGTACGCGGTTCATATATAAACACTCCTTTTAAATTTGAGTGGGGTAACAAACCGTTACCCCGCCCTGATATTTTGACGATGATACGAGCGAATGGTTTTTAAAAAGTTTTCGCGAAAATGCTTTTTATACATTGATTGCGGTCACTTCTTTGCCGCACTTGGAGCAGATGAACAAGTCTTCAGCATCGGGACGATGGGTGACTTCGTCGCAGTCGGATTGAGCTTCGATAAAGTCACCGTCTTCGTCCACCAGCCAAGTTTGGGTCACATGAGCGGTTGCGGTGAACGTAGTGTTACCGCATTTGGGGCAAGGACCAATTTTGAGAGCCATATGTCAAGCCTCCCTCTTCCAGAAAATCTTGTCGCCACGGAACGCAGCGATTTCTTTTACAAAAGCGAATGGGAACATATTGTATTTACAATCGACATTTATCTTGTTGTCTCTCAAAAACTTATAATATCCTGTAAAAGAATCCGGATATTTGAAACCGGCTCCAGGAAGAATCGCTTCATCAAGATTGGTTCCCGTATAGCCGAAGAACTTGGAATCGAAACTACCGACAAACTGCTTACCATCGATATCCAAGGTTACCTTTACCTGACCGGATTTGGGAACCGAATCGTGAAACAGTTTTGCCCGAATTAAATCCTTGCTTGGCGTTTTTTTGTATTCGGCAAGTTTCTGTTCTTTGTATCTGTCGATGGATACCTGTCGGCGAATGTGCTTTAAACTCCACTCCTGTTCTTTAAGCATCTTTTCTACATACTCTTTCGCCCACTCACTCGGATTAGCGAGAAACAGTACAATGGCATCGCTGGAAGAGGTGGGATTCGCTGTAAAAGAAATGTTATTGAACATATGGTGTTTTTCGCCAAAGACAAATGCATATTTTGCTTCGGCTGTGCCCATTTCTTCGACATCCGTGTCCACGTAGCAATCTGTAAACGTTTTGCGGATATAGTTCTCCACTTCATCGTGCATCTGATTTGCAACATCCTCATAGGACATGGATTCGATGCCGAAGCGTTCGTTGAAGAAGTTCTTCAAGTCGCAATAAATTTTCCCATTGGTCACAAACGCGACGAAGTTGTACTCTCCAAAAGAGAAAAAATCATTCCGTAAGCATCCGTTCGATACGATTGCTTTTCGCGCATAAATCGCATCAACACATTTTTTCCCTTCGGCAACTTTTACGCGGATAAAGTTGTAAAAGAGTTTGTTATCTTTTTTTAAGACACCCGCGTAACTTTTGATGCCTCTGTCTCCAATAAAGGCATCCATTCCTTTTCGTGTAAGGACCTTATTGGGGTTAAACACTTCATCTTCTGCAACAAAAAAATTAGTATTCATTTTCATTCTCCTTTTTTTGACGCACAGGTCAAGAATCATTTGTCGGAAAACAGCACAGGGATGACGATGTACTGTTCGGGATGCGCGATGACATCGTTCAGTTCGGCATCGTCCGGATAGCACTTCCATTCGATGCCGTTATAGAACAGCTCGCACGCTTCGGAACAGGGATGGTTGGAAAGAATGTCGGTAGCGCACGAAAGGTTGTACGCCTCCGTGGAACCCATCGGGATAGTGCAGAAACATTTCTCCAACGAACTCTGAATGCTGATGCCGTCCTTGTTCCACTTCTTCAGAGCGTATCTGGCGGTTTCAAGAGCCGCGTGCAGTGCTCGTTTCTTCATGTCTTCTGCGAAAGAAATGAGCTCGCTCGCTTCTCGGCAACCGAGGATAATATCGAATACATCCACGGGCGTCGGAACGGTTTCAGTCGGGCTCATCCCGTCCGCATCGTCCTCCATGCAGATTATCTTTCCGTACAGGTTTGCCAGAAGTTCGGTCTCGCCATGACTTTCCGAAAGAGAACTTTTAACGAGGCTGGCATCGGTCTTAATTAAGCAGTTGAAACTATACATACTATTTCTTCCTTTCAAAGTGCCTGCAAACAAAAAAGACAGACCTACCACGAATGGTAAGTCTGCCTGAGTGAATGCAGAATTGTGAATTGTACGAACGCGAATAGCGCCTTTGTAGATGGTATCTATCGTACAATCTCAATTCTATGCGGTTCGCAAGTGGTGTCAACAAAAAAAGGCTGTTGCACAAGGAAAAATCCAAGTGCAGCAGCCTCTTTGCCCTTATTCCCTCTCCACTATTTCTTCCCCCTGCAGTCTGAATGCTTCGTTCGTGCTGCAAACTTTTCCGGCGTCAACAAAAAAATCCCGCCCACCAAACGGTGGACGGGAAAAGTGTCAATGCTTCTTATCAGCTGTGCAGCTGTTCCAGAAAGCATCGTCAAGTTGCGTACGGGTCAGGATGTAGCAGGTGTCGCGGTCAGCCTTGTCGGTCAAGACAAAACCGGTTTCAGTCTTCTGGACCTCTACATCCTTGTCGTCCTTCTTGATGATGTTGCGGAAAAACTCGGAAGCGGTATCCGTTTCAGAACTGAGCAGGACACTGCCGAGAAATTCCTTTTCCTCTCCGCGAATACGGGTCGCGGCAAAAATGCTCTTATCGGTCATGATAGTTCCCCTTTCAGATTTGCGATACTTTTATCGGCAAGCGAAGTTTGGGAGCCGTGTTGCCAAGGATATTCTCCCAAAACGCTTCCCTTTCCTCATACTGATATCCAGCCTCAACCAGACACGGCTTGAGTTCTCTTATGGCTTCCGGGTCAGTGGCAATCGAAAACGTGGTATAATTCTTGTCGTCGATATACCACCCGGCAGGAAGGTTTTCGGGGTCTTCTTTGCTTGCTTCATGGTAAATAACGACACCGCCGTTCATCTCTTGGAGGATGCCAAGCGCAATGCTCGTTTCAAGGATTTCGCGAGCAAAAAGCTCATTCAACATCGTCAAGCACCTTCTTTCCCTTTGCATCGAAGCGCGTATCCCACTGAGTGATTTGGTCAGCGCCAACAATGCCACGGAGGCTCAGCAAACAACCGTTTTGCGGATGACACCAGATAGTGCTGGGTGCTTCATTTTCGAGGAAGGCACCACAAAACGGGCAAGGCTTTTTAGGACTGATTTTGTTGAGTCGCAGCATGCTCATACCTCCTCGTAGTCGATGTTGAACAACTCGAACACGCCAATGACCTGAGTGGCGTAGCAATCCGCGACCATGATACGGTCACCGCCATCGATGTCGTAAGGAACATCGCGCTTGTCCAGTAACCGGCATGCACGGTCGAATTCTTCAGTGTCTTTAATGTAAAAACGAGTCATGATTTGCACTCCTTATTGATTTTTTGTGCGTATAATTGCGATTTAGGCGGGACTGTCGGCTTTCTCGGCAGGTCCGAGGTACTCGAACTCGGCAAAGGCGTCAAGAGACTGCTGATTTTTCAAGCAATAATCGTGGAGAAGGCCAATGATAGCAGTTTGTGTATTAGACGGCATTGCACAATGCTCAACCGAGAAACATACGCTGGTGCTATCCTCAAAGCCTGTACCGTCCGAACCATCGCTGGTCTTTTTGAAGGTTGCTTTATAGGAGCCGATATGAGATGCGCGGCTCCCCTTGTCCACAGCCTCGGACAAAAGAGAATCGAGTTCCTTGCAGCGCTCCTGAGCGATGTAATACTCGCTCATCTTGATGGGTTGCACATAATCGGGCAATTTTCCGGAGTTGTGATGCGCAGCCGGGGTGGAATAATACCCGTAAACATTACCGCAGCCGTCATCCCACATGGCGGTTTGGCATTTGCCGTAATACGGAAAATCCATGAACCACCATCTACTTGCTGTCAGAGAATCGGGATTGATGTGCGATGTAACTTCCTCGTGCCAGCGTTTATTCATGGGCGAGTTCTTCTTGAACACGCATAACCCATTCTCCGTCTTTCCCTTCATGAGCTGTGTGTGGAACCATTCTTCGTCATTCGGCGGAAGTTTCACAGTAAGGCGCATGTTCGTAGAAAAGCTGTAATCGAAGTCCTTGTTACGCGATACGAAATAATTGTCGATGAACGCAGATGCGAACCTGACAAACTTGTCCAGCTCGTTCTTTTGTTTGAAGTACTTGCGGTACATCTCAGAGTCGGGTTTCACCAAAAATGCTATCTCTGTCATAGTTCAACATCCTCACTCATCCATCGGGATGGCATTTGTCACCTCATAGTGACCATTTCGCATGGAATCGCCAATTCTACTGGCAACATCGGCGCTCATGTTTGCATCACCGTTATTCAACGCCTGACTTACCTTTTCGATGGCATCATCAGCGCTTTCTGCATCAATGCAGACCGTCGTGGAAACAGAAATGACAACATTGTAGGTATTCATAATAGACTCTCCTTGTTTTTTCTTGGTTTCAATGGGATTCGGATTCTTGTATTCAGTCCAGAGGAAAAGGCGCTCCACGGGTGTCAGGATATCCGTGTCCTTAGCTTCCAGCAGCGTGTTGGCACCATCGTCACAAGAGAACGGATACGGGTATGTTGCAACCATGTCATCCTTATTGACTGTCAGATAGTGCTTATTCAGGACATAGTAGGAACCCATAGACCGTGTCTTAACCTCGTGCCCGGAACACCATACGCGAATACTGCAATAACGTTTTCCGGTTACCTTGTCATCGACTTCCACCAATGCGGCCAGAATCATCTCATCAGGCTGCGTGCGGTAGAATTCGTGCATCTCCTCCTTCGTTCTGATAACGGCGGGCTTAATGTCATACCGTCTGATATCCTCGCGCAGAAGCTGTTCACCGGCGCTGTGTAGGAATTCCATGATGGGATAAAAATTGCCCTCGCGGCGGTTGTGCTGCTCCCATTCTTCGGACTCATCGTCTTCTTCATTGCCAGAGCCCTCATCGTAGTCCTCGTCCATCGGGATGGCATCCGTCACCTCATAGTGACCGTTTCGCATGGAATCGCCAATTCTACTGGCAACATCAGTGTTCATGTTTACATCGCCGTTATTTAACGCCTGACTTACCTTTTCGATAGCATCATCAGGGTTCTCGGTGTCGATGCAAACAGTGGTGGATACGGTAACCACGACATTATAAGTGTTCATAAATTAGGGCAAGAAGACCCGCGCCTTTAGTCGTGGGAGAAATTGCCCGTTCACTTCCTTTCGATTAAGTAATTTGTTGCAGGTTCTAATAGCTGCAATTTTTTAAATGAAATATGCTGTAAATATTTGTGGTTAATATTCAGCCAGTTCGTTTCTTACTTTCATTAAAATGATGCCGAGATTGTTTGCACCAGAACCATTAACTGTTCCCCAAACTTTATCGCCCCAAGTATTACCTTCTTCTAAGTACGCATTACCTGTAGCAATTAACTTTTGAGCAAGTACCGGATTCTGTACAAACTTTGCTCTGACGATTTCTTCCATAATTTTTATTTTTACGGATTCCCAGTCCTTTCTGAGAGTAACTTTCTTACCAAGTTTCTTTGCTTCTGACGGATTTAATTTTGTAAACTGTATTCTTTCAGAATCACTCACACATTTTTGAGCCTGAAAAACAGCTTCACTGTTGGTGTAAGTAAGATTTTTATATGTTACTGAACACTCAAAAAAATTGCTGAGAAAGAAATAATCTCCTCGAAAACTGTCAATTGTTTTGTTCATATTTTTTCCCCTTAGATATCTTTACTATGTTCTTTGTATTCTGCCCAGAAGAACAGCCGCTGTGCTGCGGTCAGTGTCTCTTCCTTTTCGGACTTCTTATTCAGGGCTTCAACTGTCTTATCACAGTTAAACGGATAAGGAACCTTATAGGTATCGTCACCCTTTTTGACCAAGACATAATGCTGCTTATTGCTCAAGTAAGTATCGCCGTTGAGGCACTTCTCTTCTTGGCCTGCACAGAAAACATAGATGCGGCTATATACCGTATCCGTTTTTCTATCCATGACCTTGATATAAGCGGTCTGATGCGGCTCATTGGGAACGGTTCGATAAAGATTTTCCACCTCTTCCGCAGTAGAGAGTTCCATCACCTTGACATCGAACTGCTTAAGGTCGTCAACCAGAAGCTGTTCACCGGCACTGTGCAGAAATTCCATGATGGGATAAAAATCGCCCTCGCGGCGGCTATACTGCTCTCCTGCATGGGCATAGGTACGGCAGAAATAGAAAATATGGTTATCGATGGACTTTTCGTACTCTTTGAGTCCCTGATGCGTGAACGCGAATCCCATGGTTTCATAGTTGTTGCTCATGGGAGTGACTTCCACATTGTAGGATGCGATATCGGTCACTTCTTTGTATGCATCTACATAGTCGGCCTCATCAGCGACAGACAACAACAATTCCGGAATATCCTTCTTATCCATTTCCCGCAGCTTTTCATACGGGATGTACGGCAAGTCAGGGTTTTCCTTGTTGTATTCCTGAATGGAATCGTCATCGTCAAGGTCGAGCAGTGTTTGCACAAGTTCACTAACTGACGAATATTCATTATCCTTTTCGTCATAGAACTTGCTGTAATCGATATCTTGACCTTCAATGACAGCGTCATCCAACTTTACGGTATCCTCTTTTGGAAGCTGATGTTCAAGGACGTGAATCGGCATATTTGTGCCGAAATTGTCCACTGAGCCCTCGAACTGCAGGGCGGCAAACCGTTTGAGATACCAGCCATTCTGGGGGTCAACCTTCACGGTTGTTTCAGAGGTAGCTATGAGCTCTCTTGCCTTTTCGTTTTTTGTCATAATAAAACACTCCTTTTTAAAATTTAAAACAAAAAGGCGGGCCTCTCGCAATGAGAAGTCCGCCTTAAAGCGAAATTGTGAATTGTACGAGCACAGAATGCCTTTTATGAATGGTATCTATCGTACAATTCTTATTCTATTCGGTTCGCATAAATAGGCAAGGGAGAAAAGCGATTTTCTCTCCAACTCATGCGATTCCGAACACCTTTGCGTTGTTTTTATCCTCACGCTGACGCTGCTCGGAATATGTCATGGTGTTTTTGTTGGAATTGAGGTATGCGAGTTCCTTCTCGGCATCCTCCTTGCTTTCAAACACCGTGACATTCAGCAGCTCATTCGGAAGGTCGAAGTAAATCTCCGTGCCGGTATCGTCCTTCGTGGCGATATCGACGGTGACGGCACATTTCGGGCAACCGGTATCCCCTTTGCTGTGAGAATACCCACGCCACACCTGCACATTTGTGATAGTGGCGGGATAAATCACATTCTTGCTGCGGGACTTGGAATAGGTGCGGTTGTTCTTGTTACGGCCGCGAACCTCTGTGATGACCCATACGGGCTTGTCAATCAACGCGAGAGCGTTGGAAAGGTTGAGATTATTAAACATTTTTTATTGTTCTCCTTTTTTTGCTGTTATTCTCGGATGGCGATGGGCGGAGTCTTATCGAGCAGCGTGTCGATGTTCCAGCCGCAAAGGGTCAAGAGCACATCGGATACGGGACTCTGATTCCGGATATCGTTTGCCAGACGAAACCCGATGTGTGCATAGGCATCATCATCGCTTGCGATTTCGTTCTTGACAGTTTCGGCAAAATTTTCAGCCAGTTCCGCGTTATCTGCGATGACATTCATAGCTTCGTTCATGACGCGGTCCTTGACCACGAATGCGTCATCAGCAGAATAGTCACATTCCGGACAATGCGGTTTAGCCTTCACACCGCTGGATACGGAAATCAGCTTGCAGCCACACGAGGGGCAAGTAAAAAAATACGGATGATTGGTCGGTAAGGTCATAAAAATACGCTCCTTTTTGATATGGTTTTGGAAAATTGTGCGCAGACAGCATTGGGGTCTGCGCGTTGTTGGGCACGGGAAACGATTGCTTCCCGCAGATTAGATATTGGGACTTTCGTAGTCGCACAGCTTGCCGTCAACCAGTTCCCACTGCATATGACCGCCTTGGCAAAGCACATCGAATCGTGCATAGTTGAAGCTTTCACTGACATACAAGGGTTTTCGGGTTTCGGCCTTTGCAAGCCGGACAGTTCCGTGTCGGTTCGACTCATAAGTCTCCACATCCGGGATGATGACGAGCTTTGAGGCGTTGAAGCCGAAGCGGGCAGCAATGAATACCTCTGCATCGGACTGCACAGCGAACAGATTTTTGCCGTTTCTTTCACAGGCTGCGGAAAGGTTGCGATAGAAAGTATCGCAATAATGAGTTCCGTACTTGATGGATGGTTTCCAGTCCTCGAGGGTATCAATTTTCTTTTCCAGTTCCTTGATGGTACTGTTCAGACTTTTGATTTCCGCAAGCCGGTCCTTCAACAGATTCCGGATACCGTCTTTTTTGAGCCACTGCTTGCAGAAAACCTGCTTGTCTTCTTGACAAGCCATGTATGCGGCTTCAATGACGTTGTATTCCTCCGAGGTGACTTTTACCTTCGTAAGCTTCTCAAACTCTTGCTGCATCATGATATTTCACGCTCCTTTACTCACTATAATCAAGCCGCTGACCACAGACAGGGCAGCGGTCATAGTGAGGGTTCTCGTAGTAGCCGTCGTTGCAGTCTCCGCCAAGGTCAGCATTGCAATGCGGGCAGAGATTCGGCGACCAGCTTTTAGAGATGGGATGTTTTGGAATCTGCAGTTCGCAGGCTTCAATGGCCGTCATCAGAGGAGAAGTTCCTCTTGCGCCCATGAGACCGCCGTTCAGAAGGTTTTGCAGATATCGAACGGCATTGCGGTATTCGTTCTCAGAAATCATTCGGACGCCGCCTCCTTACCGAACAGTTCGGAAATGGCATCGAGGATTTCCTGAGCATCCTTCACCGGCTTCTCCTCATACCCGCGCCACTCCTTTTGTAAGAATTTCAAGTCTTCAATGATTCTAGAGCGGGTCACATCATCCATCAACTCAAAAGCTTTGCTCCAGAGGCTGTCAACCCTCAGAGCGCTAAAACGAGGACCGTAGCAAAGTTGAAGCGTATCAATGTCCTTTGCCAATGCAAGGCATTTCGCGTAAGTACACGAAACTTCCTGCTCACGCTTGCTGAGTTCACCGTCGAAAGTGTTTCCAACCACATGAATATCGGAGCAATCCCAAAGGAAAAGGGGGTCACTAAGACGGTTGGGCTCACAGGAAACAACCGTAAAGCTTGTCAGCGCCTCGTCGTACTTCACAATACCCTTGTAGCGCTGCAAGTGTTTCGTGTCGGTTCTCTGCCAAAAGGTGATGATGTCGTCCTCAAAGACGGGGGTCTCCAACACATCATCAACTCCCGTATACTGCCCTACTGTTTCAGCATATACAACATGCTTCTCAACCTTCGGGTCTTGGGTATAGATGATGGCGCGTTCATAGCCTTTGTTCTGAGGAAAGATGCCGCCTGTGACCCAGATGCCGGGCAGAGGCTTACCGGATATGGAGGTCTTCTCCCCTTTGCGCCGAGTCTGACCACGGAATAATATTTTTCTGGTTGCCATATAAATACTCCCTTCTACGCAAAAAGGCGGGCCTCCCGATTCTTCGGAAAGTCCGCCTCAGCGAAATTATGAATTTTTGTACGAACACAAAAAGTGCCTTAGTAGATGGTATCTATCGTACAAATACCATTCTAGGCGGTTCGCACACTTTGGCAAGTAAAAAAATGCCGCCCATCCAAAGATGAGCGGCGAAAATGTCAATCAAATTGCGCCATGAGTTGGCTAAGCCATGTGGGGCGATACGTCCCAACAGGAAGAATCTGTCCGTTACGGTATTCTGCCACGAGAACAAATCCGTTGTCATTGTCGAAAAACTTGGCTTCATCGCAATACGGAAGAATTTTGAGGACATCTTCGAAACGATGAGAAAATCGAGCTTTGACATCTTTGGCGGGGATATCGTGTCCACCGCGTTCTACGCGGTTTTTGATTCGCCGAATACTTTCCTCGGCAGTGTCCAAACCGACATAGTACAGGCGAATATAGTATCCTGCCTCCTTTGCGCGTTTGCAAAGCCGTTTCGGATATCCCCCAGAAAGAGTTGTCTCCTGCGTGAAATTCACGCCGTCCTCTAAGGCTTGCTCGATACGTTTGACGGCAAGCTTGCCGCCCTCGTACTCGTCGCCGCCGCATTGAACGGTCAGCTTATCAGGGTCTACCACAATACCAAGGTCGCTGCGTTCGGAGCGCAAAGAACCGGTTAAGCTTGATTTGCCTACACCATCCACGCCGCCAATAAGAGTGCAGATTTTCACGATATCACCCCCGTTGGATTATACCACATCGTGTCATATACGCGCAATGTGCTTTGAGCACGACCTCGGATTTCCTGCTTACATTAGCGTTGAAAATGCCGCCCATCCGAAGATGAGCGGCAAATCTTTTTCTTATTCCTTCGACCCCATGAGAACTTCGCCTTCTCCGGAAACAACGACCCAGCCTGTATCTTTACGGTATTCAGCACTGAACAGGCTTGCGAAGTTGTACCCTCCGGAAAATTCGATGTATTTCAGCGAAAATGTCAGCTGCATATAAGCATCCGAAGAAGTGCCGTTGCAGTCATTTTCCAAAGAAATATTCAAACGGTAAAAGTCCGGACGAGCGAGGTACTTGTCGGCAATGTCCTTGTCGTAGGTGATGTCGTGGAAGCAGCAGGACGAGAATGTCTGCAGATATACTTCGCGGTACGTATGGTCGAAAAGACCACACTTATCGCGCAGATTCTCCGGCCAATTCACCTCGATGCGACCATTGGGTTTGAGACATGTTGTAGGCATCTGTTCCACGCCAATGCCGTAATAGCGTTGGACGAACTCAAACAGCGGCTTCCAGTCGATACAATTATAAAATTCAGTCAGCTTCTCGCCATCGCGGAGCTGGTAGGTTTTGGTGACCATATGCATTTATCATTACTCCTTTTTCTGTTAGTCTAAATTCTCGAGGGCTTTCTCGTCCAAAGCAAAATACTTATGCGTAAACCAAAAATCTGTTGGTGACAGCTCTGCGTCCGGAAACAGAGAGTTGCCAACTACGACAATTCCGGGAACGCCAATGCAGCACATCTGGATGTAGCACATCTTGCAGACCAGAGGGTCAATGTCCTGTGCTACAAACAAAACATACTTGCACCAGTCCGGGTCAATGGATTCCAACTGCTCGCGCATCACATTGTACCCCGCCAGAAGCAGGCATCCGGCACCACAGCACGGGTCGTTCACCCGCAGGATACGGGACTTGTCCAGAACGAAAGAATCCGGCATGTTTATGCGTGCCATCATCTGCCCGACATTGTATGGCGTGAAAAACTGGCCTGCTCGGCTTTTGGCCAATCCTAGATTCTGATAAACGGTGCCAAGAAAATCCTGCTCAGGGTTTTCCAGAAGCGCCGTCATTGTAATGGCGGTAAGCACCGCAAACTGCTGTACGGTCTTTTCATCGTATTTCTGGACGATGGCATGGTACTGTTTCTCTCTTACATCCCTGCACCGCAAATCACAGGTGTTCGCAAGTGCAATGGCATGCATGTCGATGTAGTCATACCAGAGTTCGCTGCGACCGTATCGGGCGCTCATCTCATGGAAAACCTTGATAAACTCATCGACCGGAGAAACCGCTTTTTTCGGGTTGCTCATAAAAACTCCTTTCATCCTAAAACAAAAAGCGAACCTCCCAAAAATCGAGAAGTCCGCTTATTTGCAGATTGTGAATTGTACGAACACAAATTGTGTTTTTGATGGTATCTATCGTACAATTACTATTTTATGCGATTCGCATATTGGGGCAAGTACCAACTACTGTATTTCGGCTTTCAGCCATTGCAGATACCGGTATCGCTCGGCATCGTTCTGAATCCCCTGCAAAGCAAAGGTCACAAACGGCACATCCGCATCATTGTTATAAAGCCACGAATCGAAGGCGAGGGTCTCGAAAATATCATCATAGCAGGTGCTGCGCCGAAAATATTCGATGTCATCGTCTTCGATTTCGTAGTCAACCTTTGCACGGATTTCTTCTGTCGTATAGTTTTCGGCTTTTGCAGCGGCATTTACAAAAAACGGGATATTGCCTTCCTTCCATTCAGAAAGCGGGTAATCATGGTCGCTGGAATTCTGAAAACATACACTTAGCGGCCATTTTTCACTTACACTTTCAGGCAGAATCATGACGATACCGAGCAGCTTGTGCTCTTCCCAATACAGAAAACGGAAGGTAAATAATGCCTCAAGCCAATACCGGTCAGCGGTATCCGCAAGCACATCGGCTCTGCGGTTTTTGCTCTCTTCATCCGCAATGTAACCGGTACGAACCGAGGGGATATAATACCGATTATCCCTGATGGTTTTCCTGATATTCTTTTCGGTCATTTGCGATTGCGTATATTCCAGCGCAATCGTCATGGCTTCCTGCAAACTGTTCGCCTGCGCAAAGCCCATGTCAAAACCGTAACTCATGGTATGGCACTCCTTTTTATTTGAATGGTTTCAGGTTTGTGGTATAGGTGTCAAATGCCAAGGCGCTGGGCGGCAGTTTCGGTATCGCAGAAGCACAGAAGTTCCTGACCATACCGGAAACCGTCGAATCCATCACTGTAGGAGTAGTCGATGCGGCCTTTGCGGTTGCGTTTGACCAGCTTTTTGAAAGCATCCTCCAGAGTGGTTTTGCCGTTGTTTACAGCTTCGGTAACCATGTCGTTGAGTTCATCGCTCATGTCAATACCAACAGGGTCAGGAAACATCATGCTGCGAGCGTAATCGCGAAAATCTGCTATATCCATGAAGTAGTCTTCGTCAACTTCTGTGCGAATAGTGTTGGTCAGTTTACTCATTTTCTTTTCTCCTTTTTTGTTGCAAGGCAAGAATCAGATTTTCTTCACCTCATCCTCGCCGTACACGACATGCAGACCGGAACCATTGTCCCAATGCATGATAAGACTGCCAATGCCGTCAACACCGACAACCGTACCCTCCGTGCCAATAGGCGGGGCTTGTACATCATCCATTTTGACAAGGCGAACGCGGGTGCCATTTGGATATTCGGTGCGAAGCATTTCGATGGTTTCTTTAGTCGGGAACATTACTATTTCTCCTTTCGTCTCAGGCGTTAGCTCTGATTTTTGCCGCTCGGCAGATGAGCGTTGCGAGTGTTTCAGGGGTGTTGAACCGGCTCACGGAAGGGCCTTTCCAGGTCCCTATGCTGCCATTGATACCGTTGCGCAGTTTAATGCCGCTGCCGCCTTTCTCTTTCCAGTCATGCAGGTTGACAGAGTAGTCGTCCAGAAGAACGAAAGACTTATCAATACACGGCATTTTCAGACGATTGGCAGCTGCCGCAGCCTTGCTTTCTCCGCAAGGAACGAAAATCCTATGTTCAGCATCGATTTCCGGTACATACACATCCAGCCATTCGGATTTCTCTTCTACCGCAGCAGGGTTCTCTGGTATGAATGCAGAAAGTGCATAGATATCGAGTTCAGGATGCGCGTTGCAGAGGATTCTTACAGCATCTACCACCGTCTGATACGGAGGCAGGTCCCGGAAATAGTTCTCCTGCAGTAAATCTTCAAAACACGCGGCTTGCTGCCACGCTGCGAGTGTGCCGTCCATGTCAATGAACAGACGGGCCGTAATGATGTTATCGGTCATAATGAACCTCCATTCCTTCTTTGCAAAGTACTCCGATAAAGCTTGGTGTGCTCATTGGTTCTCCTCCTCGGTAGTCTGGACCTCAACAAGTGTTTTCATTGCAAAGCTCCTTTTTGTCGTTCGCAAACAAAAAAGGCAGGCTCACCCGAAGATGAGTCTGCCTGAATGCTTGCAGATTGTGAATTGTACGAACGCAGGAATGCGCCTGAGTAGATGGTATCTATCGTACAATATCTATTCTATGCCGTTCGCACAGCACGGCAAGCAAAAAATGCCGCCTACCCGAAGGCAGACGGCTGAATGCTATTGGTTAGTTGAGGTTCGGTTTCGTCATGACATGGGCGCGATATACCGTGTTGGTGTCTTCGTCCTTCAATTCCCAGCAGCCGGTAAAGCCATCGCAGGGTTCAGTGGCGACAACTTCCTTGCCGGTATTATCGTACAGGATAGCCTCAGTCCAAGAATCGTCCTTGCCGCCGCAGCAGCGGATGTCCATTTCAAACCCGTCGGAGAATTTCGCAGTCTTGCCAAGCGAAGAACCATCGCCTTGCACTTCCTCGCCGCGAAGGTGCTTCTCAATGCGCTCAGCGTACGGCTCGCTGATATACACAGTTTCTTCCAGAATGGTTTTCTTTGAAAGTACATCGACAAGAACATGGTATTCGGCACCGTTGTATGGAAGAATCCAATGGTTGCAGAATACCTTGGTGTTCTTTGTCTTGTATACCGTCTTACCGTTCACGGCAAGCGTTGCCATACCAGAAACACCATCTTTGCTGTTTCCTTCCCAAAGGACGGAAACAATGGTGTTGTCTGCGGCAAATACGACATCACTGATTCGATACTCATCGTTGATGCTGTCAGGGTCGTTGAGATGGTGGATAAGAGTATCGTATACCGATTTCTCCATCTGAATGCGATTTACAAAGATGCTTTCAAAGCACTTGCTTCTCTCGTACATGCGTGCTACATACAGAACAGTCTCAACCAAATCCTCGACAGTTCCGGCTGTCATGGAATCCAGCGTACGGCGGGCCCACAGGTCAACGCCATCCTCAATAATGCTGCACTCACAAACTCTGTGAAGGTTGGGATAGGTCACACTGATAAGCTGCATACGAAGGGCGGGTTTGTTGCCTTTGGGATAAATGTCATTGATGGGAAAATTGAGGGGGTCAAAGCTGACACTTTCAGGGACCTCACCAAACCCCGACCAACGACCAGGATTCCGTTCTGCCATGAATTCACGGGCGAAACGCTCCGCAGTCTCCTTCGTCAAACCATGCCATTCTTTGACATCGCGGCTTTTCTCGATGGAAGAAACCGCATCGCTGACGGCAGTGAGAAAATCGCTCTGGTTTTCTTCCTGATTCCGTCTGGTTTCGTCCACGAGCTGCTCAAAGAGGGCTGCATCGCGCAGATACTTGGCAGCAACGGGAGCCGATACTTCGGCAGAATCCGGAATAGTCACCGCAGTGTTGAGGTATTCTCTGATATCCTTTTCGTCCTGCAATCTCTCGCAGAACTCCGAAAGCGAATCGAGCTCATCCAGAGAAAACTCGATTTTCGCGCTCGGCTGTTTTGCAGTTTTGGTGATAAGGATGCCTGTGTTGATTTTTTGGATTTTCATGAAATTCTCCTTTTTGTGTTAGTACCTTCCGAAAAGCACCCTGCCGATAATCGGTATTTCGTCGTGTGTAGTGGAAGGTTCGTTGTTTTTGTCGTAAACAATCATTCGCAGCATGGTATGTCTGAACCAGAAAATATCATCTGCACGAATATCGTTGTAGCATCGAGCGCCTCCTTAGTATGTGAACAGCAATTCAACGACGATATACTTCTCCGGATTCGCCTTTGCGTCCGCGACAACATAAGCGTTCGGGAACGTGCTGGGATAGTCGTCAAAGAGGCAAACCGGTGTTCCCTCGTTGAAGCAGCCGTTCAGGAGTTCGAATGCACTTTGGAGATAATGCGCTTTGAGAGGTGCAGGGTTCGAACCGACATAAACGCGTTTCGCAAAGTCTTCGGTAATAGTATCACCCATCGCTCCGGCATTACGAATCAATGCGTTTGCACGGTTGACGATTTTATCGTCAGCAGAGTCCACAAACTCAACAACCTTTTCCGGCTCGATATTGCCGAGCACGATGGAATCATCCTCGTCGCTCGTGTTTTCGCTGCCATCATCCGGAATGTAATATTCGTTCATGATGTTGCCGTCGTCATCAGCGCCCAAGCTTTGAATCTGCCTGGCAAGATAGCGATGAAGCTTGATTTTGATAGGCAGATATTTTTCGTCGTGGAGCAAAATGTTCAGACCTGCACCGAAACGGATTGCAGAGAGAAAATCGCCCCGGCATCCGACTTCGTCAGAGAACTCTTCAAGGAGCTTATCGAATTCCTCGGACCTGCCCCGCTCGCCGTCTGTTTTGATTGTGTATGCAAAATCGGAAAGCAGGCTAACAATTCCCGCTTTTCCGAAGACTTTGGTGTTGACAAGCATTTTGCTATAAAATCCACTCATATTTATACCTTCACTTTCTTGTTAGATTTCTTTGACGGAAAAAGAAACCTTTTCGGAAACCGCTTGCGAAACAATGATTTCAGATACCAAATTGTTATAATCGGCATCGTCCAGCATGTTCTTCAGAGTTTCGTTGACGGATTTTTTTGCATCGGTGTCGCTGTCGCACTGTACTTCGAACGGGAGCTCGATGCGGGCAACAACTTTGTAAGTGTTCTTCATAATAAATACCTCGACCTACTGATAATTATCCTTTGATTTCCTGAATAGTGATGAGACAGACGAGCATTAACTGGCCATTTGCATGGCCGCAATAATCGTAGATGCCGCATTCGTCCCCAGACTGATGGCCTCCGGGGAGGGAGTTTCCGTCTTCATCAGACGTTCCGTTGTCGTCAAGGTGACGGCATGCGAGCTCATCGGAATATTCTTTGAGCATAGCGGTTCGTGCAGCTTCTTTCGAGGTAAAAGCTGTGCGGTTCACGACGGTGTGTCCGATGTCGCCGGTATTGGAGCAGCGGTCAGATTTCAAAACGAGATACATAGGTTTCGTTTCGGTTTCAACGACCTTCTGCTCCTCTTCCAACGTTTCGGTTTCGATGACCTTCTGCTCCTCTTCCAACTCGCGCTTGATGGCGTCCTCGACCGTGATGGAGAAACACCGTTCAAACTGCTCCCGAAACTGCTCTTTAACCGCATCATATTCATCTGCGGTCATCTTGACAACACAGGCAATATCTCCATCGTCGGTGCTGTTGTTGCAGTAGTCAATGAACAGTTCCATATTGCCTTGCTCATCGTAATTGATGTACATGTTGATATAGTCGCCGTTTGTTTTCTCGCAAACATCCAGGCCAAATGCCTTGTCCGGGTCAAAGCAGATAGGGATATACACATTTACTGTGCAGCCGTATTTGCCGTCGGAATAATAATCATTCTCATCGTAACAATCGGTGATGTCGAATTTGAGCAACTCCTCCAGATTTTTGACGGTGAGCTCTTTGATTTTTGCAAGCTCATGGACTTTCTTTGCGTGCTCCATAGTCGTTGCTAGACCGGATGTTTCTTCTTTTTGTGTCATAAGCATTTTCCTTTCTCGGTTTGTAAAACAAAAAAAGCAGACTCATCCATAAAGGATAAGTCTGCTCAATGCTTACAGGTTATGAATTGTACGGCAGCGAAAGTGCTGCATAAGTTGGTATCTATCGTACAATAACTATTATATTCCAGTCGCACGTTAATGCAAGCGAAAACAACGAAAAAGCCATCCGCAACGAGTGCAGATGGCAAATGGTATTAGTGTGTGTTAGCCGCGACGGACGATTTAGCTGTTTTTTCTTTTCGCAACGGTATTTCGATTATTTCCCAAACAGCGGGTTTTCCCAAAGAGCCTTTCGCCCGCTCGACACGGAAACGATAGAGTCGAAAGGAATATCATAATGGAATTTGCTGCTATAGTTTGGGTAGTTATCGTTCAGAAAATGTTCTACTTCTTTCCGACGCCGAGCTGGGGAAATTGCGAAGGTGTCAAGTCTCTTAGTTTTTATCGTATCGTAGGACTCAATACCGACCGCAGGATATACAACCTGCATAGACTTGCCGCCAGCCTCAATATTCAAGCGAACATTTTTGTGGTCTTTAACAGCAGCCATCAGACTCTTACAAATGCTTTCCCAGCAAGAAGGGTCTGCGCTGAACGCATCCAGATATTGCCGGGTCTGAACCAGATATGCCACAAAAGGTTCGGCAAACTCCTTGGCGAACGAATCCCAGATTCCAGACTGTTCCAGAACCTTGGCAAACCGCTCTTCCCATCCGGTGGGGTTTGCAAGGTGGTCAACGACAACAGAATCGTCGAACTTTTCAAGGAGTTTCAGCATCAAATCGAGCGATGTAGTGTCGTTGTTCCGGTCATAAACATACTGCTTGACAGCGCTGTCGTATGTCAAGGATTGGAACTTTTTGTCGTTCATCACCTCGGCGGATGGAGTGTAGTTCTTCTCGATATATGCGAGGAACTTTTCTCTCATTTCAGCCGTGACCCAGTTGGAATCAGCCTGCTTGCAATCCTCAAAGAGCATCATAAGCGAGATGGACTTGCAACATGTTTCTTTGCGGTCAACGATGAACGCCATAAAGGCGAGATTGTTCTTAATGCTGAAATGGTTCGCACCCATAGCCAGAGGGAAAGAGCCGAAATCCTGCTCGTACAGCGCTTCGACATAATGTTCTCCCTTAGCCAAAGGAACGCGCACAAAGCGGCGGAAAGAGGTGCCTTCGAAAGCGTTGGTAACAACACCCTCCAGAACGGTATCCGAGTCATTTGCGATATAGGAATCGAAGATTTCCTTTGTGATAGTTTTCATACAAACCTCCTATGGTTTATGCCTTTTTCTTCAGAACGACGTAATGAAAGCCGACAAGCTGCTTTGGCACATCAACGGAGGACTCGTCGTCCGGGTCGAAATAACCCGTCTCGACCGAAAGCCCCATAGCTTCCATGCCGCTCGCAACCACCTCAAGCTCCTGTTTGTTGCGAGAAACGATAGTGTTTTCCACGAACTCCACAGTGTTTTCAGGTTTGGATGCAAGGCGCTTGCCGTAAACGATATAATCGAAATTTTGAAGAAAAATCCCGGAAGAAAGGTCACTGAGTTGTTTTTCGGTGATGGCTTTCTGACGATTCAGATAATCGTCATTCATGGATTTAACGCATGTTACATCTTCATCGACCCAAAGGATGCGTTTTGATTCATCCCCGTCAGCACGAATACCGTCAGCAATGATGGCAAGAGGCTGGTCAGTCTCCATATCATCATCACCAGCGTAAAGATGACCTATTACGATGTCGTTGGTATCGTTCGGCAGCTCGAGGCGGAACCAAGAACAGTGGCGATGGCTTTTAACATTATCGGTCGTAAGCCAAATGCCGGGATAGGACTCTTTGGTTTCTTCACCAAGAGAAAATTCCGCATTGGCACTGTCTGCGCCAAGAACTGTTGATACGGTAAGAGAAATAGGCGGTTTCTCGTCTTTCGGCCAGAACACCTCGATAACTTTCTCGATAGGGACGACGACAGATACGGGTTTTCCGCTGAAATTAGAAGAAAGTTTCAGTTCCATGTTAATGTACTCCTTGTTATAATTGGTTGTTTTCAGATATCGACGTAATAGTATCCCGTCAGAGAATCAACCTCGCCGCTGCGTTCGTCTTCCTTGGGGTCGAAATATCCGGTAACGGCATCAAAGCCCATGGAATCCAGCATATCCGCAATGCGGTTTACAGTAGCCTCATTCTTCGAGACAATCAGGGATTGAATACGCTTTACATAGCCGTGCGTGGCTTCCTCCAAGCGTGTTCCGAAATCAGCGTAGCTGAACGGCTTGTCGAACTGTTTTTCCGTGGCGGCAAACCACTTATACTTGTTTTCACCCCCGGATTCTTCACGGAAATCCTGAACGCTGATGGTTCTTCTGTTCGCGAAAACGATTCGCGGAGAATCGTCATCAGCTGCTCGATAGCCGTCCACAATACGAACCAGCCAATCATCGCTTTCCGTTTCGTTGTTGCCGGAATACAAGTATCCGGTTACGAACGGATTCAGCGTGTTCGGAGCTTCAAGAGAACACCAGAGTGCTTCGGTGTCAAACTTTTCGTTTCGACTTTCAAGGTCAACACTCAGGTAGTTCTCCTCCTTCTCATCGCAAATTGTCATGGCGGCAAGGACGGTCTCATCTTTAACCGTGGTAGACATCTCGATGCGGTTGGGCTTGTCGTTTTCGTCTGCCCAGTATTTTTGAATTAGGTCTTCCATGGGGATGGTGACGCTCTTGCCGTTATTGCTTTTCAATGTGATTTTCATAGTGTTTTCTCCTTATCTTTTCTCGATGTAGTCACGGATATAGTTTAGTACACCCTTTTAGACGGTCAGTGCAGCAAAATCGAAGTCATTCAAACAATCGCAATCCAAAAACTGCCTTCCGCAAATTTATTACACCCCTTTCTTTTTGTTGACGCAAAAAGGCGGACCCCCAAAATTAGGAAGTCCGCCTCAAAGCAGAATTGTAAATTTTACGAGCGAAAAACGCCCAAAGTAAAATGGTATCTGTCATACAATTACTATTGTATGCCAGTCGCATGTTAATGCAAGCGCGAACAACAAAAAGCCATCCGCAACGAGTGCAGATGGCTAGTGGTATCGGTTTTTGTCAGTCGCTATGGGTGATTCGTTGATTTTTCGCAACGGTGCTTCTGATTTTGAAAGCGGGGCGAACGCCCATAGAGAGAGAAACGTTGTAGCAGGCCGCATTGCCGTTGTAGTAGACATAAGCAAAGGTAGCAGCGGACTCACGAACTTTGTTCTGAACCCAGTACCACTGCATGTTCCCATTCTTGCCCTTAAGTGCCATACGGTTTCTACGCAGCTTCATAGGCTTCCACTGAGTCACATACGGACTTTCGTACTCCCCGTAGTAGTTCTCTCCGTGGATTTCCTTTTCAGTAGGAATACGGAGAAAGTCACCGTTATCAAACGGAACCATGAGTGCCTTGAGGTCTGCCGGGAAGCGGTCAAGGATTTCACCATTCAACTTCTTACGCAGGTCGGACGCTTCATAGCCGCCCTCATTGGTACGGGTTTCATTCATCGGGTACTCTTTAGCCAGACAATCAACCAGGCAGAAAACCATGCCGTCCTCTTCCTGCTGCACTGCCATAGCCTGTGCCTTTTCGTCATCGGTGAGTCTGACCTTGATAATATCTCCAACCTTGAAAGTGGAAACATCAGACTTAATCATTCTTTTTACTTTCATCGTCTTTTCTCCTTATCTTTTCTCGATGTAGTCGCAGATGTAGTTCAGCATACCGTTCTTTTCAAGGTCGTCGCCGATAAAACCGCTGCAGGAATCAACGACATTGCCGTCCTCATCTGTGATGCGGTATTGCCAGCAATTTCCCTGCAGATAGTCGCTGTATGCTTCGAGCTCGCTGCGGATGCAGTCCTTAGCACGGGACATTGCTTCACAGCGGGATACGGGCATATCGGAAATTCCCTGCTTCATGAAGTCGTTGATATTAGCGACCGCAAAGCCGATGCAGGCAGAATCCCAAATGTCAGGAAACGGAACTGTGCGGAGTGCAATGCCACTGTGTTCGCGGAAAAAAATGGGCAGAATAGCATATTCACCTGTTTTCGCAAGTGTCCGCTTTGTTTCGTTCAGGTAGTAGGCACTGTCGATGATGTCGCCTATCTTGCGACGAGGGCTTTTGAGACAATAGAAAGTGGCTGCATTGCAGTCGTTTTCGCGTGGGTTTTCGATGTCCGTGTCGCGGCTTATGTCGAGGCACAAGTCTTCTTTGAGGGTGATTTCTCGGTAATCGTAAACGGTCATTTTGAATCTTCCTTTCTGATAAATGCAAAAAGGCGGACCTCCCAAAAATCGGGAAGTCCGCCTTAAAGCAGAATTGTGAATTGTACGAACGCAAGACGCGCCTTAGTAGAATGGTATCTATCGTACAATAACTATTCTATGCCATTCGCACAGTATAGCAAATAGAAAATGCCGCTCATTCTCGGATGAGCGGCGAAGAGTTATATTTTAGATATGGAAAACAGTCCACTCGCGGTTTGGATAATCGTCGCAGAAGCTTGCGAAGGCGAACGGCGCACCGTTGTCTTGGTTGTCCTTGTTAGAGTGTACGAAGACATTGTAGTCTTCCATGTCCTCTACGTCATCAGCCGTGGCATCCTCGTCGAAGACATCGTTGACGCTTTCCGCAATCAACTCTTTCATTTTCCCGAATGCCTCGTCGAAGGTGTCGTAGAAACCCGTGAGCTCGATGCTCTCGTACTCCTCGTAAGAAAGAAGAAAGAAGGGCTTGTCGGTTGTGATTTCGTAAACGGCCCACTCGACACTCTCTTGGTCATCCCCCTCCCAATAGTCATAAGCGCTGTATGCTTTAGGCTCGCTGCTGTCAGGATGGCAGTTTTCATCGAAATTGAAAGAAAAACCATAGCGGTCCTCGTTTTCGTGCTTGATGTCAGCACCGGTAAGACCTGCATGATAGTTCTTGTTGATGCGCTGTGCCATGCTGTCCTTTACTGCGGCGACTGCTTCTTTCAGCGTGTCCTTCTTGCAGATAAGGTTGGTGCAATCATAATGCTCGCTCTTAATTACAATAAACATATTGTGTTCTCCTTTTTTTGTTTTTGTTTGATATGCTTTCCCCCGTCAACTACCCCACCTGAAGGAGGGGGCGTGAAATCCCGCAGAATTCCAATAATTCTCACTCAATGGATTTTTATAGCACGGTTCCGTCCGTACGACCAAGTATCAATTGCTGGTTCGTTCTGCGTGATTCAGTACAATTAGCAAGATAGCCTGTCGGCCACCTTATTCCTTTTTTGTTTGCCTCGGACATCGGGTTTTTCCTATCTAACAAAGCCGCCCACCAAATTATGTTGTGGGCGGCTTTGTTAGTTGTTAGTTTTCGAAATCTGGATTCTTCCAGACCGTTTTCTTTCCGTAATGGATATCCGAAATATACTTGAACGGAATCTTATGCTGGTTTTCGAGAGCGGCATCGTTTTCCTCTAAAAATTCCTCAATGCGTTCCTCTTCACTACGCGGAGCAATATTCCATGTGTCGAGATATCCATCATACATGGCATCCAGATTGAAAATTCTGTCGACGGGGTACTTGACAGAGTCAATTTCTCCGTTGACGTCCAAGCCAAGGTGGACGTTCTTATAGTTCTTGATGCTGTCTGTCAAGGATTTGAATTTCCCTTCAGGAGTATCGGGATTGCTGTACTTTTTCACGTACTCTTCCGTCAACTCCTCCGTCACGACCAATGTAATCCAGAACTGGAGCCCGGAACACTTAAGGTTCGCTTTCATGATTCTCTTCATCGTCCGTTCAGCCCAGCCGGTGGGATTAGCAAGATAATCCACTACCAGTTCATCGGCATTTGTGGATGTCAGGCTAAAGCAAGACCCTTTTCCAATCTCATCGACAATGCTGTCAATAGGGCTGCGATAATTCTTATGCCCATTTATTATGCGACAGAAAGCGTTCTGTCGTGCTATCTTGTCGTAATGACTGCCCTTGAGAATTTTCTTCTTGTCTTCTTCCGTCACATTCTCTCGGAACATATCGAACAGCTTCTGTGCCATTTCCTCTATGACAGAATCCGAGGTAAAAGAAGAACGGCAGAAAATCGTTTTGAAGTCACATGTTTCATTGACGGTTTTGGCATTGTCGACAACGAGGCAAAGGAAGCGTATCTCCTGGTTGAATGTTACGGGTTTATTTTCCCAGGTTCCATAAAACCGCTGCCCGTACAGAACATCTACCTTGTGCTCACCATAGGCGAGCGGAATGCGCATAAAACGGTAGTAGTACTCGGACAGCTCACCGGAATCAAGAATGATATTGCCTTCAAATGAAGGAGCGCCGAATTCGAGGAACGTTTTGAACCCCTCACGGTTGATATTGTTTGCCATGATATTTTTCCTCCCAAAATTACAAAATTAGTTTACCATAAAATACGCAAGCACAAGAAGTATGGCGAAAATTATGGCGGTGATTACAATCTGTTTTAGCATTTTCTTTTTCGATGGGTTGTCGCAGGAAATTATCGAAGCTGCGTCAGTCATTACCAGGATATAAAATCCGACGAATGCTGTGATTAGATTCATGCTGTACATCAGATGCGCACCTATGAAAAGGCTCGTGGTTATTGTTACAAGTTCGATGATAAGCTTGACTGTTTCCTTTGCCGAAAATTTTTCACGCAAAACAAGAATTACCGAAAAGACTATCATTATAGGATATAGTACAAGAAGCATGATTGACTCCTCTCTTGATTTTTGGGTTTTGGATTCTTTCAGAGAATCTTCTTTATAAATTTGACGTTTGTGGGATTATCGCTGTTGGCTCATGCACGGTGCAAAGGGTCAAATGGTACAGCTTCACTGTGTATCTGCTCTAGGCTCAGAAATTTTCCAGAATGTCTGGTTTCCATAATAGATTGCCTTGACACAACCAATGGGAATCCTGTCATTCGACAAACCATGTTTTGCAAGGAAATTCTCTACTTCTTTCCGCATACGCAGAGGATAAATATACTCCGTAGGCACGGAATCCTTCTCAACTGTCTGCGGACAGGCTATTTCAGTTGCCGGATACAGAATCTTCTTCACGTCGCCGTCAATTTCGAGTTTCAAACGAACGGTTTGCTCGTAACAAAAAGCAGAGAACATTTTCTTATAAGCGTTCTCCTTGCTTCCGGGTTCATTGAATTTGGCAATGAACCGCCGTGCCATGCGTTCAACACTTACGGCATCTCGGCCTACGCTTGCGCTGAATGCTGGATATTTGCCATCGACATAGAACTTGTCAATCGTATCGATAGCATAATCTGCCCAGTCTTCAGGAGATTCCAGATAATGAATGAAAAGGTTGAAGCTAGGCTGATTATCATATGCTTGCGGCAGAGGTGCCTGAGCAACTTCCGCCAGATACGTCAGAGCGTTCTTATAGTTGCTGTTCCCGCAGACAGCCCGCTGGAAAGCAATCTTTTGCGCGATGGCAATATAGTAAGGGTTGTGCGTTTCCACTTCCGTTTCAGGGTTCATTTCGCACAGCTTTTCGTACAACAACTCAGCCATTTTCAGATAAGTTTCCTTGTCTGCGCTCCCGGAATAACAATCCAGGAACAGGTTGGCGTAATTACACGAATAGAAGGCTACGTCACCCTCCTTAGAAACAAGGCCGAAGTAAATGAGCTCCTTCCGGTAATTTAGCAGTTCGTTGCGCCGGAACTTCTGCCCGTACAAAGCGCATACCTTTTCACTGATGGGTATTTTCACAAAATGATAATACCCTTTGTTCTTTCCAGAGTCAGAAATGATGTCGCCATCAATAATCTGAACTCCGGTTTTGAGAAAGATACTGAAATTCTTTTTGGTAATCTTGCTGATAGTCATATGACATTTTCCTTTCTCGGTTTGCAAAACAAAAAAAGCAGACTCATCCATAAAGGACAAGTCTGCTCGATGCTTGCAGGTTGTGAATTGTACGGCAGCGAAAGTGCTGCACAAGTTGCTATCTATCGTACAATAACTATTCTATGCCATTCGCACAGTATGGCAAGCAAAAAATGCCGCTCATCCGAAGGTGAACGGCAAAGAATGTCTGGTGGGTTGTTTTAGAAGTTGGTTGAGTCAGATGCTATATATGTGCCGCAGAAAGGTGACGTTCGGATGCTCTGAACCGCTGTACGATAAAGCGGGCTGAGGACCGTCCATAAAATGAGGCGTTACTCAACCTCGTTGATGGCGTACAAAACCGAGACAGTCAGCCAATTCGGTGCATAATCCTGACACTCATATATAGCTGCCTCGGTGGTGTCGATATAATACGAGCTGGAAGCGGTCTCCTCGTCACTTCGGTCGAGGTGGCGCTTTTTGAGTTCTTCCTGATAGTCCGTCTGCATAGCGGCATGAGCCGTTTCGATGGACGGGTACTGGTTCGGAAAGATTTTGAGAAACATCTCCCCATTTTTGTTGGTGAAAGATTTTGCAACAATAAACATACGACACTCCTTTTCTGACGCAAAAAAGGCGGGCTTCCGAGAAGGAAGTCCGCCCTTAAAGCGAAAATATGAATTGTACGAGCACAGATAGCGCCTTAGTAGATGGTATCTGTCGTACAGCTATTATTTTACGCCAATCGCACAGCGGGTCAAGAATTATTTGTCGGCGATACCCATGTACAGATGATAGGTGGCGTTTGCCGTCTGGCAGACCCAATGATTATAAAACGAGTTGCTGGGTTCAGAGGTCACGATGTCCTCATCATTGCTATAAATAGCCGCCTCGCACCACGAGGGACCGTTCTTGCGCGGGATGCAGCGAACGTCCATGCACATACCATCGGCAAAGGTAACGGATTCGAATTCAATCTCATCCTGCTTTTTGCCTTCGTCGGTGTACTGCTTGATTTCGTTCATGCGCTCTTTGCTGATAACAAGGCGCTCGACAAAAACCTTACGAAAATTGGTGAGATTCTCATAGGTGGCGCAGATACGCATGATAGCGCTTGCCAGAGCAGAAGCTGAGCCAATATCGTAGCAGAGCGCCGTTTTGTTGAAGCTGCCAACTCCAAAACCCGTCCAGAAACCGCCCTCAAACAAATGGATGGAGGCGGCGTAGCAAGGACAGGCATCAGGTCTGCAAAGCTGGATTTCAAGCGTGCAGCCCTCGTACATACTATCTACCGCAACCCGGCAAATGTCAAAGTTTGCTTCTGAAGGAACTTCGCCGCTGCCGTCCCAATAGGTGGGGTTGTAGCGGGAAAGATACATCTCGGCAATCTGCCTTGCATCGCTCTCGGTCATACCGATGGATTGTTTAAGCATTCTTTATACCTCTTTTCAGATTGTCAGCGCATTTTAGATGCTGCTGGCATTATGTAGCCGGGTTGGTCCACAGAGTCTTCTCTCCAGCCCGGATGCTTGTGATACAATTGATTGGAAAAACGAAGACATCGAACATATTGGTTCCCTTCTCAACCTGTTTGATGAGGTTGGGATGCTTGCAAACAAATCGCTGAGTGTCTTCCGGCTTTGCGAAGGCGCTGATACGAGTCACGGAGATTCCTTTCCTGCGCAGTACATCCGCATCGCGAATAAGGTGGCTGGGACAATCCACTTCGAGATGCTCACCCATTTTCTTGTCGTCAATATAGTCCATGACGAGAGTGACGACTTTATAAGGTTCGACAGCATCCATCATGCTTTTGCACACATTGGTGATGTCCTTAGGGTCGGCACTGTCGTGCTCATAAAACGTAAGGAATAGTTCCGACATCCTATCAATGGCAATCAGCCGGGCCATGTAATGAATTCTGGATGCCGTTCCGTTGCTTGCCGTAATGACAGAACTTGTCTCTTCAGCCCAATCCGATGGAGATGACAAATAGTGAATCACATTGTCATCGTTCAGAGGATACATAGTTCGAATCAGGTTAGAGAACTCATTGCATCGAGTTCCAAAAAGAAAGGCGGAGCAAGCATTGCGGACTGCTTTATCCACTGTATCCTTATCCTGAAACATTGCGGGGTCTGCCGGAATGTTCTTTCGGAACAGCGGGATACGGATACTGTCCAGTTTCTCGAAGACATCCATATCGTCGATGAAATCGCTGCTTTGAAGCAACACTTTTACGGGTTTGGAGGCCATGTAAATAGTTTTGCTATCCACAATGAAGCCGCCAAATTCCCATTTTGCGAATCGTGAAAAGGATGGCTTCTTATTGTCCGACGAATCTCGGTCCTGAACCATCACATAGAGCGATTCAACTTGATGTTCCTTAACCAAAACCGGACGCTTGAAAAACGAGTAATAGTGGGAGAACACGATGTCATCGCTGCGTTTTGCGCCCTCAAAAAAGGTCATGGTCCAGTTTGAGAGAAAACGAATCAGTTCCTCAACAGTAAAAGTCAACATAGTTTATATTACCTCTTTAGATTGTCAGCACAGCAGAATCGAAGTTTTCCAAACAGTCGCAACTCAAGAACTGACCTCCACAAATGGGGCATTTCTCGATGTCGCAGCCATAATGGTGATAGTAGCCGATTTTGGCTCCACAATCGCCACATCGGATATCTTTTTCTTCCGGAGTACCAACGAATTTTTCGTACCAGTCATCGGGGTCGCCGACTTTGATACGGTTAAAAGTTTTCTTGCGGTTGCCTTTGATGACCACGCGCTTATACAAGCAGCCATTGGCCGTCAGCATTTCGCGTCCGCAGTAGTTACATTTCGCCATTGTTTGCTTCTCCTTTCAGAAGCTCGCGTGCATGGTCGAGAACTTCCTTTGCGACAGGTTTACCACCTTCGTTCAGAGCGAGAAATACTTCCAGAACCTCTGCACGGGTCGTATTCTGGTCAAGTTCAGCAACACCAATGGAAGCATCCATGAACCAGTTTTTATCCAGAACAGAAAGGTCGTTGTAAAATACGCCTTTGTACGGGAATCGGTTCTCGTAAAAAGCAAGCAGGGTCAACATACGCTGCTTGCCATCAACAATTTCGTAGTAGTTGCCATCGTCGTTTGCGCGAATAAAAGGCAACTGCTTGAAGACGAAACGACCAATTTCGCGTCCTGCGAAGATGCTGTCCAACAGCTTTTCCCTGTCCTCCTCATCCCAAACAGAACCACGCTGATAATCAGGGTTGAAGTCAACGCCAAACATGTAATGGTAGTTGAGAAGGGAGTACATGTTGCGGTTCGAGTAATGCAGACGGGACAGCGCAGAGTCACGCTTTGCAAACTGCGTGTCTTTGTCATCATCCAGCGGGCGAACGTTCGTCCAAGCCCGGCAGGAATAGTTATCGCTGTTTGGACCACTGCGGATAAGGTACATGTACCCACCCTCCAGAATCTCATCAACAACACAGTTCAAAAGCTGACCTACCTGTACCTTATCGCCGACAGCAAATCGGTAGGAGGGTTCCCCTGCCTGCTTGGCGGTATGATAGGCCCTTTCGTATGAATAGCCTTCGAGTGCTGCTTGCTTTTGGTCGGTTTTTGGAATTTCTTTGATAGTACGCTTTTTAGCCATTGCTATTAAACCCCCTTACGGATAAGGTTGCACACTGCATCAGAGTACGCAATCTCATTGAATCTCTTGCGAACAGCAGAAAGGTTATTTTCAACAGGTTTTTCATCTTCAAAGAATGGGATAAACACGCCAAGCTCCGGACCTTCCGGGTCTGTATGAATTCCCAGAACGACCTCGCAATTCTGGTCAATCTTCTTGAACTCCGCAAGCAAGTCATTAGAGAAAGCCTTGAGATTCAAGGCAAACTGCTCGGTTGCGTCTTGTGCCTTCTGACTTTGTTCGTCAATTTTTAGTACATCTGCAACAAATTGGTACGGATAGAGAGCCAAGAGAAGGATGCCGCTCTTATTACAGATGCTGGCGGCATACTCATTTGTCTCATTGCGTTCGCACTCCAGATTGGCATAGATGCTTTGGATGTGAAGAGGCAGTTCATCCTCTTCGTGTAGCACAATGCCAATATCACCGGGGAGATTTACTTCTCCGCAGGCATTGCACCAATAGAACATCACATCTTCACCATCTTTGTAGAGTTTCGACATGTCGATGACATTGCTTTCAGGGAAAAGATACTTCTTATCGTTTTCCTCCTTGCTAAGCTCGTTGCCACGAAGCAAGTCGTTTGCCACTGCTACGGTATCACAGGTGTAGTAGCGTCCGCAGGTGTGTTCGCACTGAGTCAATGTGGCGAAGCAACCGCTGATGCAGCCCATGAGGACATCCTTATTGCCGTTCTCATCGGTGAAAATACCGCCGGTAGCGGTGACACTCTCGACATAAGGCAAGCACGGCTCATCCGTATCCTCATTCAAGTTCCAGACGATTTCCCAGAAACTGATGAAATTGTCATTGTACAAGAAAGAGGGGCGGTTTCCGCTGTCTTTTCGAACCAGTTCTTCAAGGGTATCCCAAGGAACATTTTCCTGAAAAAAGATTCCGAACGCGCCACAGGAGAAAGCAATTTTCCCGATAGCGCCGCAGCACTGGACATAGTCCCCTACATGGAGTTCGTTGTCATTGGCATCGGTGAAACCTGTGTCGAATCCTTTCTGTGCCATTTCATTTGCGTTAGTCATTTTAATACACTCCCTTTTGAAATTGACGCAAAAAAGCGGACCTCCCAACATCGGGAAGTCCGCCTTAAAGCGAAATTGTGAATTGTACGAGCGTAAAACGCCTTAGTAGAATGGTATCTATCGTACAATCTTTATTATATCCGACTCGCACAAAGATGCAAATGCTTAATCGTCGTCATGGAAAAAAGTATGCGTGAATTCCGGATGCCCAGCAAACACCTCCTCAACGACTTTAGGCAAGTTATGGATATCGTCCAGAACGAGCCGCCCTTGCCCATCGCGATACGGTGCTACTGCTGCGGTTTCCTTTGCAAAATAAGCGCTGAACGCCTCTTCGCCATCGAAAAGAATTTCGAATGCGCCATAATTTTAGCCACTTCGCACAGATTTGCAAGAGGTTCACAACACAGCGTCCAGAACCGTTTCGGCAAAGATTGCGTAATGGTCCAGATAAGAAGTGAGTTCGCTGCGCCCTATACCCCGGTCACGTACTTGTTGTACAACGAGTTTGGCTACATCTGTGGGAAGATTATATTCTGCTGTGACAACATCCGTAACATCATCGTAGAACTTTTCCCACAGTTTGTGGACTTTGTTTTCGCGGCGAGTGTACTGGCTGCGGATGATTCGATTTTTATTCGCAACCATCTTGTCAACATTCGGGTCATCTCCATAAAGAGGAAGAATCGGGTTCTTCTTTTTGTAGGCATTGAGCTCCTGCATAAGATTGTCTGCCTCTTTATTATAGGATGCTTCCAACTCTTTGATTTTACTTTCAACTTCGTATAAATCCATAATTTTCTCATTCCTTTACAAATTCGGGCGGCAAAGCTTTGACCTTGTTGGTACTTTTGTTTTGCATTGTTCAAGATGATGATATGACGGCTGTCATCGTGTAAGACGCAACAACCTCGGTTGCTGTGCAGTGGTGGTTGATGCAGGAATCCCCTGCTTTAGCCGTGGGGAGAATGTCAATGTATCTGACTTGCACAAAGATACAAATGCTTAATCGTCCTCGTGGAAAAAGGTATGCGTAAATTCTGGATGCCCGGCGAACACCTTCTCAACGGCCTTAGGCAGGTCATGGATGTCATCCAGAACGAGCCGCCCTTGCCCATCGCGATACGGTGCCACTGCTGTGGTTTCCTTTGCAAAATAGGCGTCAAATGCCTCTTCGCTATCGAATTCCGGCATTAACGCAATTTCCCGGTTGCGGTCCTTCATAATTTGCACCGCCTCGTCAAACGCCGAGAAGCTCGCGTTCTTCGACAGTCAGTTTATCGAGAACCTTCTGCCTGCGCTTTTCGCGCGATTCCTGCTTGGTGCTGATGATGAAGGTATTGGCGTGGTCGCCATCCCGCACAAAGACGGGGCGGTCTTTCAGCATATTCCGCATCGCGTCCAAACGCTCTTCCTTTGTCATGTCATATATGCCGGATGCGCCGTAAATGGAAATGTTGATTTCATCCTTTTTCGGGGTCTTATCATAGGCGGTGGGGTCTACGGCAGTGAAATAGAGGGTGTAATAGTAGCACCTGTCGGCGAGCGCCAACGCGATGGTATCGATATTTCCCTCAAAGACACCAAGGTCGGTGATGGAGCGGCCCTCGCAGTCACCTTCCGTGGTGACATGCCAGAATCCGTAAGCTTTGTTGTAAGGTTTCTTAAATTCAGCCATTGTTTTCACCACTTTCTGCTTTCTCTGCTTTCGCCCGACTCGTACATGAGTTCAAAAGTTTCAGGCGGAACGATGAAAAGACTGTTTTTCTTGCCCTCAACCAGATATTCGTAGGGTTTGATGCGCAGCACATCCAGGGCGAAACTGTAAATGGTGACGCAGTTGTGGATGATATTATCCCTCACCTTCCAGCCGAGACCGGGATTTTCGGCAACCAGCTTCTTGATGTCCTCGAAGCTCTGCGCGTTTTCGGGGTCCCACTGTACCGCATGGATGCTGTTTCTTCTGTAATACTTAGCCATTGTGATTTCTCCTTTTTTGGTGTAATTTATTTATTTTCGAAAAACGCAAGCATAGCCGTATTGGCTGCCTGCGAATACCGAGTTTCGGGATGCCGTGCAGCAAAGCTATCTTTTGCAAAGAGATTGTTTGCAGAATATACCGAATATCTCGTACCCTTCAACTTCAACTGCCAAGCCAGCTGGTTCGTGTCACGCTTATGAGCATCGGTAATGCTCGTGACGAGAAAACACGGAGGCAGCATCTTGGCGTAAGTCTTAGGTGACAGGCACTCAGCGTAGCTGGTCTTCTTCCAATCCTTTTCGATGAGATAGGGCGCGATTGCGCTCATCTTTCTGCTGGAAAGGTCAAGGATACTATTCTGCAAGCAGACAGCCTTAAACGTGAGTTTTGCTTCCTGCGGTACATCGAACGGAAGCTCATCTTCGAGATGCTGCATGGATACAGGGTTCCAGAGAAGAGTGTATACAAGGCAAGCCAGTGCAGCACCTGCACCGTCACCTACCAGATACATTCTAGACATATCCGCACCATACCGTTCTGCACAGCGATGAATCACGATGAGTGCCTTCAAAAGGTCGCCGAGTTGCCCGAACAGATTCGTTTCGGGAACCGGGGTGCATTCCGGAATAAAGGTCAGATACCCATGCTCCGCACACCACGCTCCGAAATTTCGGTTCAGGGCACTGCGTCCTGCAACGAAATCGCCGCCGTAGATGTCGATGATGACAGGGAATTTCTTGCCGTCGCCTTCCTTGTGCTTCGGAATATACGCAGAGATGGGCAAGCACTCATCACTTCTTTTCGTGATGATGTGATGCGTGACCTGCGTTTCGCTGCAAACTCCGATTGCGGTGGTATTGGGTTTCGGCTGCTTGCTTATGATTTTCTGTAAAGAGCGCTCCTTGCGAAGCACATAACGGTTGATATTCAAATTTCTTCCTCCTCGTCCTCGCCGCAGTCAAAAAGAGAGTTTTCCCAGCCCCTTTCAATGGCAACTCCGTAAGCCTTTTTGTACTGCTCCTCGAATCTCTGCAGGACTGCATCGTACTGACTCTGCGTCATAACAATATCGAGTCCGAGGTCGTCATCGTTGTTAGAGTTGTCGTAGTGGTACAGCCGCATTTCAAATTGTCTGCCGAAAACATCCTTGTTCGGATACCAGCATGAATACAAAATTACATAGTCGTCATCACTTCTTTTGCAGACATCGAGTCCAAACACCTTATCGATGTCAAACTTCATGGGAATGAGAATACTGATATAGTTGTCATCAACTGTCCGCATATCGTATTCGTTGATAACGAAGCGAAGGAACTCATCGAGGTCTTTGATGGCTACTTGACCCTGTTTCTTCACGGAGTCGATAGTTTTTTTGTGTGCCATGATTTCTCCTTAGCTTATCGTGCGCAGCGGTAAAAGAACGCCAGCATCTCATCGTTTGCCATCTGCCCCCATGCCGTTTCCGGATGAAGTGCGGCAAAAGCGTGGTCGGCTTCTTTTACATTGCAGAATACGAATTGATGGTACTGGTGGTTGGTTTTCAGCAGCTTCACATAATGTTTTGTCTGTCCTTTCAGGAAATCTCCTTTTCCGGAACAAAGAAAACACGGCTGCAGCAGCTTGCAATAGTATTCGGGACGAATATAGGAAGCGTACTTCTCTTTGCGCCATCCCTTCTGCATGTAGTTGTCCGCCAGCAATCCAACCTGACCTTTGTAAAGGTAGAACATCCCACTCTGAAAACCCATGGCAGTCACGCGGAGAGCCTGAACCTTTTGCGGGATATACCTTTCAAGGCGGCGGATGACCGGCTGCATCTCGGTAGGATGGTGTAACGAAGCAACGGCCATAGAGGCCAAGAAAGCACCGGCACTGTCTGCGGTAACGAAGAGTTTTTCGATGTTGCCGCCGAACTCTGCCGCTTTCGCTTCAATGACTGCGAGCGCATCGAGAATATCCGAGATTTGTCCGAAGATATCCGTTTCGGGAACCAGACGGTAATCGGGGATAAAAACGATATAGCCTCTTCTTGCCAGTTGGATACCGAGATTCCTGTTCTGCTCTTTGCGGCCGGCAATCAAGCCTCCGCCATGAACATCCAGGATAATGGGTAGTGGTTCTTTAACCTCTCCGACTGGTTTGTAGACATCCATCGAAAGTCCTAAACATTTCCGAACCGGGATGGTCACAATATCGACAAGGCCGCTGTTGTGCATACGCGGCTGGCTGTGAATGATTTGTTCGACGTGGATGCGCTCCTTTACGGAAGCACGAGTAATGATATTCAAAAAATCAACTCCTTTAACAAAAAAACGCGGCTGCTGCTCTTCTTGAACAGCAGCCGTATTTGGTGAAATCAACGGAACTCGAATGTGTATTCGGTCCCGGTAACGGTTGAAACGAAAATATTCACGCCAATTACGCCGAGGCGCTTTGTCGTGGCAGTCGTAAAAGAGCGAGCGTTCTCATTTGTCCCCACGACAAACCGAAGAGGCTCGCCGTTTACGACATGCAAGGCGCCCTTGCAGCCGATAAGAGACTTGACTCTTTCGTCGCTGCTATTGGTGGCGGTTAAAATACACCCTTCCCGAATTCGCATTTGTAAATTCCTCCTTAATCAGAAATCTCAAGCCGAAGCTTGCGGGTACTGGTCAAGAACATCGTTGAATCGGGAATCTAGGTGCCGGTCATTTTCGTCACGGGCGGGATAACTGAACGCGTTCTCGTCTGCAGCAGCATCCGTGAACCCGTCCATCATGGTCAGGATACCCTCCATCCAGGCAGCGGCTCTGCCAAACATACCGTTTTCCTGTTCTTTGTTGCGGTGTAGGTAATCGGTAAGGCTTTCAAGAGCCATCTTCTGCTGGTAGAAGGTATCCCAGTTAATGTCTTTGATAGTGTCGAGGTAAGCGTTATCGTCCATTTTGAACAAACTCCTTAAAAAATAAATTTACGATGCATACCCCGAAAGGCTCCTGCAATCAAATTCCAAAACAAAAAAGGCAGGCTCTCCATGTGACTGGAAAGTCTGCCTTAACGGTTCAGAACTGTGAATGTGTGAATTACCTTTCGGTTGGTATCCATCGTACATTTTTCATTGTATGCGGTTCGCACATTCGCGCAAGGGCTTAAAGGTGAAATCTTAGAAAATTATTGGACGGTGACAGAAGAATTTACAGCCTCAGACGAAGAATCGGTGCTCTCGCTCGTGGTTGCATCAGAATCAGCAGCGCTTTCAGCGTCAGATGCAGCACCGGACTCGGTTGCTGTATCAGATTCCGGAACAGCGGCAGCGTCCTCAGCAGGTGCGCCTGGCATAGTCGCATACAGACCCGTCAGACGGACAGGTGCATCACCGTAGCCAAGATATCCCCAGAAAGTATCAGTGCTGGCTTCATTGATATACTCGGTGCCCTGCAATACCGGGAACTCGTAGATATCGATGATAGCCGTGCCCTTCACATCGGCACTGTCAAACTGGTCGCTGCAGGATGCCACGACGGTGCAGTCCTCATAGTTCCAGACGAGGTAGAAGGACTTGGCACCGGTCTCCTTATTGTACTCCGCGTCACGGAACTCATCAAAGGAAGTGTACTGCGTGCCGGTCGGGTTGTTCTTCCAATAAAGGCCATTCGGGGTGCCGAATACCGCATAGAGGGCGTTGAACTTCTCCTCGGGCGTGCCGTCAACAGGAAAATCCTTCAGAGCGGAAGGCTTCATCGTTGAATAGAAAAGCCCATTCTCAAAGGCGTTCCCGATAGTCATGCCGTCAGAAGCAGCCGTGGTGCTGTCCATGACATTCGATACCGGACCACCATTGAAGCCAATCTGGTAGTAGTTGGCGAATTCTCCATTCTCACCCTCGGTACAGACACAGAAATCCGAGATATCTTTTTCCAGACCTTCTCCGGTCACGGCATCCTCAATACTGTCGATGACCGTTTCCCCCGTTTCCAGAACCGACAATTTCAGGTATCCGGAAATCGGCATCTCGTTCAAATCCTTCACGGACACGCTCTTGATTTGTGTAGAGCTGCCGGACGCAGAGGAATAAAGTCCTGAAACGAATGCGCCGTCCTCATAGGTCAGAGGATTTACACCTAAAGGCAACCCATCCGTCCATGTCATATCTGGCTTATCCAGAGTCCCTACAGCGAACTCCGGAAGATTGTCAAGCAATGACCATGCATTGATGGGCTCTGGCGTAGGTGCAGGAGTCGGTGCCGGTGTGGCAGTGGGCTGTGCGGCGGCGATAGCCGCTGCCTCAGAAGCCGCTTTCCGGTCCTGAATCTCCTGAGATGCACAGCTGGTAAACATCACTACGGATGCCATCATGACAGCTGCGGCGAATAGAATTTTCTTGTGTTGCATACTGTTTTTGCACTGTCTTATTATTTAAGCAGTGCCTTGCCTCCTTTTTGATTCTGTTTGTACTGAATATGACCAATGACCGCAAACCCTAAAAAGCCAACGGCAATGAGCAACGAACTGCCTCCGAGAAGAAACGCGCAATAGCCGACTACTTCGCGCCACCGTGCGGCTTTTGCGAGCGTGCAGATGACGCAGGCAATAAAGCAAAGCCAGCCAAAGAGATAGCCAGCCATTCCGATGGTAGCTACCTTCCCTAATACGGATTCTAAAAGCTTCAAAGCAACCACATCCTTCCTACGAGTTTAATTTTATGCGATTCGCAAGTATTGGCAACAGGAAGTTATCGCTACAAAAAGAAAAAGCTGCCCAACCGAAGCTGGACAGCGAAAATGCTATTGGATTTTATTGTTTTTTGTTATGCTCTGCTCTTCTGCGCTCGCGTTCCTCGTATTCCTTTTTCTGATACTTCAAGCGTTCGTTCAGCAGGAAGGAGTTCTCATCGCGGGTCATTACGAGTTTTGCCCGGTACACGATATAAATGACGATAAGCGCCAAAATGCCGTAGGTAAAGATGAGGCTCATGAGATTGCCAACAACCGTTATAATGATAGGCGAAATGAGATGGAGAATACCAATGACGAGCAGGAACATACCGCCAAAGACGATGACCCTTGCGGCGGTCTGAGCGGCAGGCGGGTAACCATCGAGAAAAGTGGATATAGTATCGTTGATTTTCGTAAAAATGTCATTCTTCTTTTTGCCGTTGTTATTATTGTTTTCAGCCATACCGGTCCCTCCCTTTTTATTCCAATTATAGCACGTATTTGCACAAAATGCTATACCTCTCATTATATTTTGGGTGAGGACAGGAACCATTTTGTTTGCCAAGACGGCAACGAAAAAAAGCCGCCACCCCTAAGGGCAACGGCCAAGTGTTTTAGTGTGATTAGCGAGGCAGGTTCTTGTCTACCACGATTTCGAGGTTGTAGTGAGGCAGTTTCGCAACATCACCCTTCGCAACCTTGAGAGCTGCCTTCATCTTGTCATCAGGCATGGACTGGATAAGGCTGTTCAGTTCCTCACAGGTGTGGCTGAGCATAGGACCGCGACTGGTAGTGAACATTGTAGCGGAAACCGGCTGGCAACCCTGAGAGACCATACCGTCCCAATGCGTGCGCAGTGCAGCAACGGACTTCATGTTAGCAGCAGTGCTCATGAAATCATAGATGTTGCAGTGGTTCTCGTCGATGTATTCAAGAACATCGATGCGAGTGCGGTTCGCATATACAGGAAACTGGAGCTCGACCTTGTTGCCGGTGTTGTTCATGATACGCTCAGCAAACTGCTTGGCGTACTCCTCGAGGGGGCAGGTCTTGTCTTCCACGACAGGAACAGCATCCTTCACAGCATCGAAGATGGCACGCCAGCCCTCATCGCTCAAATCGATGTTGGACTTGTTTGCGAGGGTGTTCAGGAACCCACGCGGCAGGTCAGAGATATCGATGGCGATGGTGCCGGTGAACAGGTTGAAGGAAGGATGGCGAGCACGGTCCCAGATGGTATCCAACTGAGCGGTAGCGATAACGCGGTCGCCAAGCTGGATATCCACACCCTGGGTGCTCATATTTCCCTGATAATAGTGCTTCAAGGCATAACCGCCGGTCACTGCACGAGTCTGAGTAGCGGCTGCATTGAGCAGACCGACCTCGACGGAAACAGGGATATCGTGACCATTGTAGTTCACGCTCAGATGATGCGTTCCGGTCACAGCCTTGTAGCGCTGGAAGATAGGCTTGACGAAAACATCGCAAGTCTTGCCGTTCGCCATCTGATAGTCGGGAATCAGGATACGGGCGGGAGCGGCACCGGAATCATCGGGCTTGAGGTAGTTGCGATACTTGACGCCGAAGTGCTCCGCGATAGAACGGCGCAGCACATTGAGGCTGGAAACCTTGCTCGGAGCGCAGCTGCCATTCTGGGTCAGCATAGTGCTCGCGGTGCTCTTGTCCATCTCCACATAGATGATGGTGGAGGGAGCGCCGAGAGGCTTGTAGGCATCACGCATGACGATGTCGGCAAGAGGGATATCCTGCTGCTCAACAATCTTCATCTTGGTATCGAAGGGGCCGTCAACGAGGTGGTAGGAATCCTCTTCCGGCTTCTTGGTGGCGATGAACCACGGATACTTGTTCCGGGTAGCGACCAGCAGGAAGTTGTTGAGACCTACGCCGTGGATGCACAGAGGACCCTCATCGGTGTGACGAGAGCCAAACTGCATGCTTTCGCTCACCTCGTCGATGTCCATGCCGTTGCCCCAGTCGGCAGTAACCATGCCGATTAGGTCTTTCTCGGAGCCTGGTACAAACGCAACCAGAGCGTTTACAGGTCCGGTGCTGTTCGACAGGATGTTATCCACAGGCTCGCAAGCGGCGCTGTGCATCGGAAGAAACTGGTTGGAGACGGCATTGAAATAGTTCTTGGTGATGCCAACATTGAAAATATGTGCTTTCATAGTATACCCCGTATCGTGGGGCCAACGTGCCGCTCTTGAAATCATCTCCACAGCAGGTAGAGCCCCAAGATAGGGGGGGGGTATTGTTATTTGTTTTTGTGTTTGTCTGTTGTTTTAGGAAGCAGACAGGCGATAAAAATCGTGACCGCTGCTAAAGCAATCACGGTCACGATAATTGCGGGAATTGGAATTTGCTCGATAAGCGCGAGTATCACGCGGTCTATCAGCAGCTAGAAAAGATGGCGTAACATCTTATGGCTGCTAAGAAAGGCGTCCACTCGCTAAACTATCTTGTCAAAACTAAACATACAGGATTCTCCTTTTTTGATTGATATTTGTTTTATGCTAACGCACTTTATCGTTGTACCCACGGCTGGAACATGTATAAAAGATGCTCTAACGCGGCGTTCGCGGCTGGGATATGTATATAGGATGCTTTGCTGTATTTGCAGCAAAACAACGATTTTCGCATTAACGCAGCGTGTACGTCCCGCTTTTTAGGCGGGAAATCTATTATTATCACCGTATCGTGGTGTACTACGATGCAGGAATACTCCTACATTACCAAAAACAGATAGTCCGCAAAAACCTCCAAAAGAAAAAGGACAGACACCCATGACGAGTGTCTGTCCTTTTCAAGAAAAGAGGATTGTGAATATGGCTATTGTTGCACTACCTATACAGGTAATGATACTGGTATCTTTGGTACGATTATTATTCTATGCTGTTCGCAAGCGCTGTCAACACTAATTTCTGATTTTTCCGAACAAAAAGCCAACTGTGTGTCAGATGGTTTTTCTGTTATTCGTTGATGTTTTTCTGGTTGTGGTGAAGGGCACCACGGACAAACTGGTTCCAGCGAGCATGATACAAAACAAATCCGTCTTCGAACTCTACCGTGATGTTGTTGACACCATGGTAAGCAATACAGGTGGCTTTGCTGCCATTTTTCATCGTCATTGTGGTGCCGACAGATTTCGCAAAATCGTGCTCATCCTTGCGAGCTGCACTGATAGTACGCATCCGCATTTTGCAGTCGGGACAGCAGGTAGCACCGGATGCAATAGCCCGCGTCATGGCGCGAACGCTTGTCACGAACTCTTTCTTACAATCCGGGCATACGAAGATGGCGCGTCTTTCCGAACGAGCGGAAATTTCGCGGGGAGTATAATCGTTCTTGTCGCTCCACAAAGGAACAACCTTAGGACTCTGGGTAGCCAAATCATTGATTCCGGGAACAACCTTGCGACCTGCGCAAACAGGGCAACCGGTATGGTAGTACATCAAGGATTTAACGACATTGCAAATAGAAGCCTTAAATTCCTGCTTGCAGTCGGGGCATACGAACCACGCTTTCTTGTTGTTGCCTGCAGATACTTCACTGGGAGAGCAATCGTTCTTGTCACTCCACATGGAAGCGGCCATAGGGCACTTGGTAGCCAAATCATTGATACCAGAAACAACCTTGCGACCTGCGAAAACAGGGCAACCTGTACTGCCATTTTGTACGGTATGAACTACATTGCAGATAGAAGCTTCAAACTCCTGCTTACAATCTGGGCATACGAACCACGCTTTCTTGTTACTGCCTGCAGATGCTTCGCTGGGGGTGTATGTGTTCTTTGCACTCCACATAGCGAAAATCTTAGGACACTTGGTAGCCAAATCATTGATGCCGGGGACGACCTTAATACCTGCGCAAACAGGGCAACCGGTATTACCACGCATCAAGGACCTTGCGACATGGAAAACACGGGCTTCAAACTCCTGCTTACAATCTGGGCATACGAACCACGCTTTCTTGTTGCTGCCTACAGATACTTCGCTGGGGGTGTATGTGTTCTTGGCACTCCACATAGCGGAAATCTTTGGACATTTGGTAGCCAAATCGTTGACGCCGGAAATAACATTCCTGGAATTGATGGTGTTGGCATTCATAGTAAACTCTCTTTCTCCTCGTATTTTCGAGGCTTGTGATAAATAAAAATGAGCGACTTGTAGTTACAGCGTCTTAAACTTACGGCAGCAACGCATCATGGTGCGGATACGAACCAAGTCAATCTCGATTGCCAATGCGTTGATGGCTTCGAAAAGCGCATAGACAGCCATTGCGGGAATCGCAACAAGTAAAATAATGATGGATTTAATGGTTTTCATTTCAAACTCTCTTTCTCCGCATTTGCGCGGTCTTGCAACAAAAAAAGACAGGTCACCGATTGGTGCCTGTCTGAATTTTGTCAGGTTGTAAATGGTTTGTTGTGGTTTGGTATCTATTGTACAATACTCATTTTATGCTGTTCGCAAACGCCGTCAAGACAATATTTCAAAAGAAAAAGCCGCCCCACCCCGAGAGGTGGAACGGCTGTTAAGATTAGTGCTTGATGTAAAGCGAGGTGTCCCTGAACGGATTCAGAATACCGGGCTTATACTTGGTGTTGACATACTCAGCAATCTGAGCGTCCGTCATGCCGTTAAGCACATCGAGCCAGCATTCAGCGTTGATGCCCATGAGTCCGCCCATACCGAGCGCATTGTCGCAGCGTCTCATGTCTTCAGCAAATGCCTCATGATACATGCAAGACGCAGCAGCACGAAGAATTCGATTGGTGTCGTACATGATAGCACCTTACCCGTTTACCATGGCTTTAAGCCCTGCTTCGTTCAGAACGGGAATCCCCAGAGCGTTGGCCTTATCAAGCTTAGAGCCTGCGGCTTCACCGGCGACCAGATAGCTGGTCTTCTTGGATACGCTGCTGGTCACCTTACCGCCGTGTGCTTCGATAAAGGTCTTAGCCTCTTCACGGCTCATCGTGGGCAGGGTTCCGGTAATTACAAAGGTCTTACCGGAAAGCGATACAGCATCCTCAGCGGAACCGTTTGCGGATGCATTCGGTGCATGATAATCAAGGTTGACGCCAGCGTTGTACAGCGCCGCAACCTCCTGCTTGAACATGGGGTCAGAGAGCATTGCATCCAGAGCAGCGTAGATGGCATCAGAAAAGCCGGGGATGTTGTAGGCTTTGATATAATCTACGCTCAGGGCAGACAGGCCCAGCAGGTTTCCATCCGTTGCCTTGCACTGCGTAAACAGAGCGCGGGCAACATGACCGCCGATAAGGCGATAACCGAGACCTTTAAGAACACGGTCTGCGTTCTGAGTCTTGGAGTTCTCGATGGCTGCAAGCAGCTTCTTGGCCGTCTTTTCGCCGTACATATCGATGAGTTCGGACTCCTCTTCGTAGAGTTCATACAGGTCTACGGGATTGGAGATAAACCGACTGTCGACGAGGTCCTGAATGATTTGAGAACCGAGACCCTTGATATCCATGCAAGCTTTTGAGGCAAAATGGATGATGCGGTTGACCGTCTTAGCAGGGCAGGAATCGTTCGTACAGTACAGGTCCACAGACCCGTTCACGGACGCAATAGGCTCGCCGCAGACAGGACAAACCTGACTGGTCATGTCATAAGGCACAGCATCTGCCGGACGCTTACCCAGCTCAACCATCGTGATTTTCGGAATGATGTCACCGGACTTATGCAGCACAATGGTATCACCGATGCGGATATCCAGATTCTTGATGAATGCCGCATTGTTCAGCGTAGCACGCTCAACACGGGTTCCGGCAAGCTGTACCGGGTCAAACTCCGCTACCGGAGTGACGCGACCGGTGCGACCGGTTTGCAGCACGATGCGGCGAAGAACCGAAGCTTTCTCCTCTGCCGGATACTTGAACGCAATGGCCCATTTCGGGGTTTTTGTGCGCTCACCCATCCGCTTGCGGATATCGACTTCATCTACCTTGATGACAGCGCCATCAATGGGATAATCGATATCATACCGATGTTCTCCGATGTTGTGGATAGCAGCAAGAATACTCTTGGTATCATTGCAATGCGCGTAGTAGGTGGTCTTGAAATCGCAGACATCGCGCAGATAGTTCAGCTGGTCGCAGTGAGAGTCGGCAAACTCAGAGGAATCCTCCCCGTCATTGACACTCTGCACATTGAAGATGAATACTTTCAGGTTCCTTTCCTTTGCAATAGCCGGGTCCGACTGACGCAGAGTACCGGCGGCGCAGTTGCGGGGATTGGCAAACAGCTTCTTCCCTGCTGCTTCCTGCTTGGCGTTGGTAGCCTCAAAGTCTTCCTCGCTCATATAGCACTCGCCGCGCAATTCGATTTTCCAGATACCCTCCGGCATCTGGATATTGACAGGGATGCCAAGAACCTTGACATTGTCGGTAACATCTTCACCGACATGTCCGTCACCGCGCGTAGATGCCTGTACGAGCCGCAGATTTCCGTTTGAACTGGCAGGCTTAGCATACACCAGAGACAGGCTCAGACCGTCAATTTTGCGTTCGATGGAGAAGGTGGCATCAGGATATTCCTTCTCCACAGAAGCCGTGAAATCGCGTACCTCGTCGTCTGAGAATACGTCCAGAAGCGAAAGCATCGGAACACGATGCTCGACCGGAATTCCGATAACGCGCTTGCCGCCGACTACCTGTGTGGGGCTGTCGGAGGTGACGAGTTCCGGATGCGCGGCTTCGAGGTCACGAATCTCGTGCATTGCACGGTCGTACTCTTCATCCGTTACGGCAGGAGCATCCTGCTCATAATACGCTGCGCTCCAGCGCTTGACCTTCTCGCAGAGTTCATTGTAGGTATTGATATAATCAGTCATTGTGGTTCCGTTCCTTTCAGTGTAGCCGCCATAGTATCTATCATACAATACATTTGGCGGCATTAGCAATATCGAACATCAGAAAAAGCAAGCCAAAAAAAGATGAGACTTGCTTTGCATTTACTTTCTCTTCACCTTATCGTATTTCACGCCGAGAATCTCAGCGGCAGCGTTAAGGGTTTCGAGAGAAGCCTTGTTAAAATCGTTTTGTGCAGCCATATATAGTGCTTTTGTGCATCTGACGGTGTCGCAAATATCGTAGATGGTATCTTTGTTTTCGAAAATCAGCAAATACTGCTCATAGCCGACTGCGGCATCTTCTCGATACTCAACACCGTTGGCATCGAACTCATATAAGCGGTTTGCTGTTCCGGAAGTCGGGATGCATTCAAAACGGTTGGTATCTGAATCCGTGTGTGTGACCACCATCTTACGAATCGTTTCGGGATAAGGAACACCAAATCGAAACTCGACCATCCAGAGGTAATCGCCTGCTTTAACAGAACGCATTTCAAATCTTCCTTTCAGTGTTAATTTTTATTGTTTGCTCGTACCCTTCAAAGCTTCGATGACAATCTCAAATTTTCGGTTCGAGCGCAACTTTTTCTTCTGCGCTCTTATCGTTCATCCCATCGACGAGAACGTAAATATCTACGTTCCTTAAAACAAGTTCTTTCGCTTGCCAGTCGGTTTCTTTGCGAATTTTTTCTGGCAAAAGACGAAGTGCCTGCTTTTTAAGTTTGTCGATTTTTTCTTCTGTGGGGTACATTTCTTGGCTGAAGGTAAAGTCTGCAGTTTGGTACGTTGTAGTCCATGCACGAACCTTTACCGTTACGGTGCTTTCCGAAACGTTGTAACCTGCAAACGGAATCAAAGACTCACTCAGTTCCCCAATTCTTGCATTAAAGAGATTGGTTATACGAGCAAGTTCCTTGTGGTAGATTGCCTTTGCTTGTCGAACCTGTTCACGGTAGCACTTTACACAGTCTTCAACCGTGTAGAAGATGTTTACAGATTCACCCGTATATCCCCGATAGCCTGTATTATCCATTGGAGCAATCACCTTGGACATAATATGACCGTTCTTTACAGGTCGGAAATAAATAGGAGAATAATAAATAATCTTATTCGTCTCCTTGGCGTCCGTTACCACCACCGGAGTGGGCTCAATTCCACGAATTGGCTTTTTGGTCGGGTCTGCGTTTGCTCGATAGTCGCAAATCCAAACCATCTTTCCCGTAATGTTTTCCAGCCCTTCCGCGTAATCAAAATCCGCAAGAGATTTCGTCTGCTGAGGTCCTAATGCACGGTTATTTCGCCAAAGGGTTACATTGTTATTTTGTAGATATTCTTCGAGTTCCATTTTTTTCACCTTTTTCCTTTCAGAGCTTCGATAACCAATTCTTCGTAGTCCTCGATGGCGTAATAGATTTCAGAAAACCCATTCGCGTGACCACGCTCATACGCCTTTTCCCAGACCATTTCTGCCGTCTCTTCACTGATAAGAACAGAGGAAGCGCTTTTTACATCCATCTGAATAAGGGCAAGAATGTCAACCATGACATCCGAGACAGCTTCGTTGCGGTCAGCTACCAGTTTTGCTACCTCGTCGTTCCACGCTTGCTGAAGCTGCCGCACCTTCTTTTTGTTCCAATCGAGAGAATGTGCGCTGCTGATGATATCACCGGTTTTAGGGCGCTTGGTTTTTGGGGTCGTGCGCATGTTCCAAGCAGCCTCCATACGAATCTGCAGATTCTTCCAACTACTATCCATGTTTTATTTCCTTTCTATGTGTTTTCCCATCAAAATTTGAAGTCCTGACACACTTCGATGCTGTTTTTGTCATAGCCGACAGCGTACAGTTCTTTGAGCAACGGCGTGTATTCTTCGACCGTTGCAGGAACGCCTGCTTTCAGATACTCGTAAGACGCATTCACATGCTGCCCATTGTAGACATACGCATCGAAATACAGGTTGGGGTCCTTCAATTTGAGTTTTTTGCAAAACTCGAGGGTTCCCGGTATCTTGTCAAGAAACACACAGGTAAGTTCGGAATCGGCTTTCGGGTTGAGTTCGTCGGTACAGTTAAGAAAAGCTACTTTCATTTTCGTTCTCCTTTTTTTAACGCACAAAAAGCGGACCTCCCAGAATCAGGAAGTCCGCTTTAAAGCGAAATTGTGAATTGTACGAACGCAAATAGCGCCTTAGTAGATGGTATCTATCGTACAACTACTATTTTATGCCGTTCGCACAGCTTGGCAAGACGAAAAGGAAAGGATATCTGCGGAAAACGACCACAAAAAAGCGGACCTCCCGCTTCGGAAAGTCCGCTATAGCCGTAATTGTTTGATTTTTACTGGCCCTGGTTCTCACTCGGCTGTTGCGGTGCAGCGGGCTGCTGAGGCTGAACCGGCGCGGCAGGCTGCTGAGGCTGTGCAGGAGCCTGGTAGGTCATGTTGTGGTTCTGGGTCTGCTCCTGAGTCGGCTGCTGGTACTGAGGCTGAGCAGGATGAGCGGCCTTGTAGGCATCGTATTTCTGCTTCATCTGGTTATAGGAATAGCCATCCTGCGGAATACCGTAGTACCGGTACTGACCGAACGCCAGAATCATGTTGAAGATGGGGTTCAGGAAGAACAGGCCAATGGTGAAGCCAATTCCCTGCCCAAACGCGACACTCTGCTTGTACAGAGTCACGATGTTGATGATGACGCCGACGATGACCAGTAGTGTGCCGAGCAGCGGGATGCCACCGAGCACAGTGCAGACGATGGGGACGAAGAACAGCCAGCCGTTGCCCCAGAAGATTTTGTACCGGATGTAGCTGTTATAAAACGGGACGATAGACGCCCATCCGGGTTGACCGGCCTTCTCGAAGATTTTCCAGCCGGCCACAATGTTGAGAACGAAGAATGCCAGGATGACGAGCCAAAATCCAGCAAAGATGCTGAGAAGTGCGTTGAGGGCCGCCGCCTCAGAACCGTAGGACATAATGATTCCTCCTAAAAACATTTATATTATAAAGCCAATCGGCTTTATTCCTTTTCCTGCACGGCTTTGAGTGCCGCTTTTTCTTTCGACAATGCCGCGAGTCTTTTGCCGCTTTCGACCAGAATCGCGCGGCGCTCATCCGAAATAATCATGGGAGGACGGAGCTTTACCCATTTTTTGGGAAGCTCTGCTTCAACGCAATCCTCCCTGTCGATGGTCAGCTTTACCTCATCGGGATGCTCTGTTGCAAGTTTTCGCAACTCGTTCATCCGGGAATAATTTCGCGTATAGTACGAACAGATTTTCTCTGCATCGCAGAAATTGATGATGGTCTCGCGCTCGTAGGCACCGTCGGCGCTTCGAGGTGTTTGGTTGATGGGCTGCATTTTGTCATCTCCTTTCTCAATCGAACAACACTGCCTTCTTTGATGGTCCGTCCGGCGTGAGGTTGCACGCACAAGCCCAACGCGGAAGCATAATGCGCCCGCGAACGCTCACAACGGTCATCTCCCGCGCCGTGGCTTGTTCGAATTCCGATGCGCCCAAAGTACTCCGGGTCAACAGAATAGCATCGTCCGGCATATCGTTGAGCATCAGTTTCAGTTCTTTAACGGTCATAGATTGTCTCCTTTTTGCATGACCTCATCCAGCGCCTCTAGGAACAGGACGAATTCGGTGTTCTGCGTCCCAGCTGCAACGATACCGGAAATCTCGTTCGGCTCGATGAGGAAAACGCTGTCAACGTTAATGAATCCTTGCGGCCATGGCGCAGCATAATAAGCGTAGGGCACGATATCGGTTGCATAGCCGATAATCATATATTTCTGGTCGGCGTCCTGCCGAACCTTAACGATTGTCCCGAGTGAAAACGCGGATTTGAGTGTAGGTGATACTGAAACAGGCATTTCTCTTTTGATTTTCAAGGATGAAAACACCTCCCTAAACACCAGTCTATGCGGTTCGCAAGAATGTGCAACGAAAAAAGGCACAAAAAAAGGAGCTGCCAGAAGGCAACTCCCTGTCATACATAAATTTGCTGTAGCAAAAGCAACTCAGCGATTCTGTGCGACCTCGACATTAAAATCAAACAGTTCCTTGCTGGTCGAGCACCGGGAAGAAAACTCTCCGTCACGGTTTTGGATGACATCAGATGCCGGGACAGGCTTTCCGAAACTGTCGTCCACAAACACAGGATGCTTGCTGTCATCATTGTCAGAACGGGGCGAGAAGCTTGCGGCTGCGAACCAGTCTTCCTCATCGCTGCCCTGCTCGTCATACAGACGGCAGAACGGAGCGGGGATTTCGGGCGTCGGAAGCTGGAACATTGCTGCCTGCATTTCCTTGCCGTCATTCTTCACATTCACATCAATGAGAGGGCAAATCGTATCGCCTGCACACTCCCACTTGGTATAGGATTGAGCGGTAATTGCGGTATTGCCGTCAGATACCTCAATACCGAGCGAAAGAATGTCTGATTTGAGGCCGAGCTTTTCCTGAAGCATTTCCGGGGTGAGAGTCAGAAACTGACCGCCGACCGTACTAATGATAAGGTTCATCGTTCACATTCTCCTTTTTTGATTTAGTAAATATAGTTCTCGCTGCGAAGCGCTGCCTGAACGGCGCGGATTTCCTTTTCGGTGAGTTGGTAGCTACCAATCGGCGTGTGCTCGGAGCCAAAGTAGGCGGAATCGAACACCATGCAGGCTTCTCCATTCTCATTGAGCCGATAGAGGAATGCTTCCTTTGTCCGTGCATCGGTAGGATGGTCTACCAGCGATACGAGAGGAAGACCTGTGGTCGAGTTCTTGACCATCTGCCACTCGGATGCGTTCCGGTCACAGTACCCAGCAATGTAGATGTGCGGCTCGGAGATAAGGCGCAGGTCACGCTTCATCAATTCGAGCAGTGAATTGGCGGGCTTGCAGCTGTAAGTATTGGTCAATTCGGCGTTTAGCTCGAAATTGAGCGAAACACAGAAAACACGGTATCCGCGTTTATCCAAGTCATCGAGCATTGCGGTGCCAGCGCCCGAAGACAGGAACGAAACCATCTTGGTGTCCATGTTTTTAGGCAGGTAAAGCACAGCTGTAATGAGGTATTTTTCCGAACGCACCAGATTCTTAAACATCACGCATCATCCTCCGTCTTGGTAGTTATGCCATGGACTTTGTCGATGGCGGCGGAAATCGTGTTGTTCTCCAGTTCAGTCATCTGCGTGCAGAGATAACCCCAGTCGATGGCATCGTGAACCCTGCGGACAAATGCATCGTAGGTGCCAGCGGTTTTCATCATCTCGATTTCCGATTCATAGCAGCCGGATTCCTCGAGCAGATGCTGGATGTCGTCGATGGGGTTCATTTCGATAGTTGGTACAGTTTTGTTCATGATACAAACTCCTTTTTGTGTTTTGGATGCGAAAAGAGCGGACCTCTCAGAATCGAGAAGTCCGCTCTTTAAGCGAAATTGTGAATGTACGAAAGGCAGAAAGCCTTTTCGATTTGGAATGATATCTATCGTACAATACCCATTTTATCCGATTCGCACATTTTGGCAAGACAAAAAGAAAAGTTGCCTACCAAAAAGTCGAGAAAGTTCGCAGCTTCTCTGCCGAGTTTTTATTTTTTCGGGTAAAGAACTTTTTGCGGCTCCACAAGCGACTCGACGACTTCTCCGCTTTTCTTGACAGCGGAATAAACCACATTCTCAGCGTCATACGAGACACAAGCATCATCCACTTCGATACCGTCGATATCCAACGGTCCCTGATTGGTGACGATTGCATAGGTATTTTCCACATTTTCGATTTTCTAAAAAATGGTTCAAGTCATAGAATTCCAGTTATTGCCCAACCATTCACACCAGCCTGTGGTGGAGGAGGGGCGATTTTTGCTGTCCGCGCAGATATGATTCAGCAGCATTGCCAAGTGAAACTTATCCAATGTCCGAATCATTTCAAGATTTGTCTTATCGGACCGCACGATTGTCATGTCAACGTCGGTTTTCGTCTTGATGTACGACACAGCGTTGCCCATACTTTTGAAAAAAATTCCGCAGGCCGGGACAATGTATCCAACCTCGATGGCAAGCTCCGCCAAAAGACGGTAGCTGTCAGCAGCGTTCGTCTTCTGGAAAAGTTCATCGAACTGAGCGCGAATTTTCTTCTCATCGTTTTTTCCAATGTCATCCAGGTCAAAGATGTATTCCTGAACAATGAACCCATTATTAGATTTCGTGGGCACATATGCTTTGTAACAGGATGCATCAATCTGTTTCATGACAATCGGAAAGTCATGGGAAGATGTGGAATAGAGACGCGCTTTATCGACTTCCTTTCTCAGCTTATCCAGCAGCTTTTCAAGAACAGCCTTGAGATATTCGGCGTGCTGATGGCAGGCGTCCACTTCTGTCTGGAACATACCGGTGTCATCAGCCTCAGAAATGGCGATTGCTTCACACTCTTCACTGTACGAATCAAGCATCAACTCAAGGTCCTCCAAAAAGAGTTTTTTGTTGATGTCGATAGAGTAATGAATGTCGGGGATGCTCAGAGTGACAATTTTGAAGTCCTCCTTGACAGCGAATCCCATTTCACGGCAAATATCTGGAAACTGTTTTAAATACATCATATTTTTTCACCTCAAATTTTCTCGGCGATATTCTCGCCGTAAATCACATTCAGACCGGAACCGTCGTCCCAATGAACCAGCAAAGACGCCGTATCATTGACGCCGTATACAGTTCCAAGAGTTCCAATGGTCGGAGCCTAAATATCGCCCATTTTGACAAGTCGAACACGGCAACCTGCTGGAAACTGCTTCCGAAGGTTTTCTACGATTTCTTTACTTGGAAACATCATTTTTTTCCTCTTTTCTTCTTATTTGACGGGTTGCATGTCTTCGAGTTCAGCACTAAACCGAAATGGCCGCGTACTTTTATCGTGATTTTTCCACGTAGCCGCATAATCTTTGTCGTACTGCTCTTCAAGCGGCTTTTCGTACATCCTATCCCGAACAAGAACCTGCAAACCTCCATCCGGTGTGACGGAAATCATATCCACCTCATCAAGCATATGAGGAAGGATATCATCACAGTTTTCTGCGTCGCAGATAATGTCATACCGTGTCCCGCGACCCAGACTAACGTTCTGGTCATAGGCGTTTGTGACGTAGATGTACATCTTTTGGTCGTAGCGCGTTAACGAAAAGATTTCGCAAAGTTTCATGTTGCACCCTTCAATCTACTAAGTGGCCATTTTTAGCGAATTGCTTGAACGCATCATCCAACTGCATATTAAAACGCTCGCCGATGTCCGCGTCCTTGAATTTACGGATTTTGGCGAGAGCTTTGGCGTAATTGATTTCATGCCCCTCTCCATAGTGCCACAAAGCGGGATGACTTCCATGCCAATCCATAGAGCCGTTGTTGAATTCCATACACTCGTGCAAAGGGAAATCACGCGTATTATGCACGATATTAAAGCAGCTTAAATAACTGCTGCCATAGGAAAAACCGGTCGATTCGCGCATCGTAAAAGCACCATTCACCGGCACATAACATTTAACTGAGTTGTAACCTCGTTCTCCGTCTTGATTCCAAGTTTCGATGGTAATAAGTACGCCGGAATTCAGATTTGCCCATACATCAAAGATATTGTCTTTATCAATGTCTTCTTTGTATTCATGTGCAAAACCGAGCTCCTGTAAAATACGAGTCAGTTCCTCATACGGAACAGCCTCTACTTCGCCAGTTTTTTCGTTGTATTCCTCGTAGAAGTCATAAGAAACATTCTTCATCGTGGCGAGAATGCAGTTTTCTCTGTTTTCAAAGGAAACCACTTTGCCATATCCTACATGAAGATTCTTCCAATTTTTGATGATAATGACCTTCCCGTACTCGTTATGGGAAATGAGCTTACCATTCTTTTTTGACCTCCGGATACGGTAGACATTATCTGCGCTGATTCCGCTCAGGTCAATAGTATCGTTCATATTCATGAATCTTACCTCACTTCACTTTTTGTCAAGTTGTAGATACAACCGTTTGAATTTTCTCGGCAATCATAGTTGCCATACGCTTTGCCTCTTTTTCCGCACATGCGTCCCAGACCTCAAAATACTGGTAACCATGATAGCAACCATGAATTTCGGAATCACTCCCGCTTTGGTGGAACCAGATAGCTGAACCTTTTTTATCTTGCATTGCCTGCCGCACAGCGACCACAAAGTTCGTCGCATTAGCATCCCAGAAGGGCCGCTCGTAATTGAACTCAATGCCCCAACCGTGGCAAGAATCTGGCTTGTGAATTCTAATAGGAGAAATAGCTGTCATAAATTGTGGCAAGGAAACCCACGACTTTAGTCGTGGGAGAAATTGCCTACTCACATCCTTTCAATCAAATAATTTGTTGCAGGCTCCAACAGCCGCAATTTTTTGAATGTTACACTTTCGGAAATACTTGTGCCGTCTAGTCTTTTGAGAGCAAAGCTTCCCGATGTACGACGCCCAGAGATAAAACACTCCTCCCGTCTATAACCGGCGAGCCGGTTTAGGCGGAGTTGTTGATGTCTGTTATTCCTCCCTGCCGTAATCCTTTGTTGTAATGTCTTTGATACTGGTCCTAAACAGTGCTCCTTTCTGATTAAAACAAAAAGCAGGCTCACCAAGACGGTGAGTCTGCTCATTGTTTACAGGTTGTGAATTGTACGGTGGCAAATGCTGCTAAGTGGAATGTTATCTATCGTACACTTCCATTCTATTCGGTTCGCACAAACATGCAAGCAAAAATGGGCTCTCCAAAAAGGAAAGCCCATTGTATTGGCATTGCTGATACTCAGATAGCTGCACAGAAGTTCGCAAGGCGTTGCCACAGCAAGTAGTTATCGTAACTCATGCGTACCTTTTCCGGCACGCCTGTAACGAGATACCACTTATGTGCCTTAGCCTTGATGTTCGAGATGCGCTGCTGTTCACTGCGCGTAAAGGCTTTGCTGAACATGCGGCGTCTGCGCCCGGAATTCCAGTATGCACCCTCCATAGTCTCGCAGATAAGAGCATAGGCAAGTTCGTTCTGAACATCGTCATGGGTCAACTCGATAATCTTACCCATATTCAGGCACCTACCTTTCGGCTGGACTTCTCACGGCTCTGATGCGCCATGGAAAGCGCATAGTCGAGCGCAGCATCATCATCCGGCAGATAGGTGACGGATTTAAGTTCTCCGTACTCGCTGTGATGGCGCGGGATAGTCTTGGGTCTTTCCGTAACGACCGTCTCCTTCTCGAAATGCAAAGCAATCCGATTGGCAGGAACGGCATACCGTTTCTGTCGCTCACATTCCTTGAAGTAGTTGATGGGCGTTGCGAACCCCAAGGGTTTTCTGCCATCAAGTCCCGTAACGGTGACGACATATGCCTTGATGCCTTTTGCTTCCCGTCTCTGCTGGTCCGCGTAGTAGTGGTAGGAGATGTACATCGGCGATTCCTTCAAATACGCGTTAGATTCCCGCGCAATGTAGGTCCCGCTTTCCCGGCAAAACCACAGAAATGTCTGAGGTTTACCGTCGGCTTTCGCTTCCTTTGCGGCTTTCTGAATGACCTTTGTGTCGAGGTCAAAATCCGACTGATATTGTTTCGTGACCTGCTTCATCGCAGATTTCAGTTCCGGTAAAATCGGAATCATAGTATTATTCATTTCAATTCTCCTTTTAGAACGCTGTGAGCTTGGAAATATCCATGTCATAGCGTTCATATTTGTGGATGTAATCGAAAACGGTGTTCACCTGTGCCTGAGTTGCGGTTTTGGTGGCGTCCATATCGAGGAATGTCTTACCCAAAGACGGATTACGAACCGCAATCCAGCCGCGCCGGTACAGGTAATCAAGACCCTTCCCGCTCCAATCATAGGCCATGTCTAAGACTTCTTTATCAGAGAGGTTCAGGCGTACTCTGTTTTGCATGATGATGCGCCCCGCAAGAGCCGCATGTTCTCCGAACTCACAGGGATACCATGTTCCGTCCGGAGCAATCATGCCGTATTCAGATAACTTCTGGATATTGTTAGATTCGTTCACGCAAATGACCCCTCTGTAGTCAGGTGTTGTTGTCCAAAAACTCCTGGCATTCGGTATCGTTCATCACGAATCCGAAATACGCCACACGCTTAACGGTCGTTTCCCAGACGCGCATCGTGCGACTCCTGGGCTGTACGACCCAGGAATGACAACGCCAAAGCCCGTCCTCAGAAAGAGCGTACCCGGTCGCAATAGAGCAGTGACCACGGTTTGCATCCCAAAGATAAGCGGAATTCGCGTGACATTGACTGGGCTGACCTTTGCGCATATAGCTGCTGCCATAGAAGAACTGCCCCCGACTGAGTGTTTTTACGGCGTCTTCGTCGTAGGCAGTCATACAGACCTCGTCTCCGCCGAAGCTGAGAATCTTGTCATGCAGTGCTTTCATGGCATCGAGCATCTCTTTGGAGAATCTCGATTCGCCGTTATATACCTGATGGCTGTCCATCCATTGTTTCCAGTCATCACTCATTGGATTCCAGTGAATCGGCGTAGACATCTGCTCGGGTGCTGTGATGGGTTTCAGGCTATTCCAGCCTTTTCGTGTAAGTGTCATCTCGTTACCTCCGCTGGTTTCAGGAGTTTATCGATTCTTGCAATGATTTCATCGCGCTTCTCTCCGCTCGGAATCGAGTCACTGTGACCCTTATCCGTGAGAAGCGTGTCGAACATGGCAAGAATTTCATTCGGATTGACCGGCTTCTCGGCAGAGGCACGAAGATAGGCTTCGATATCTTCCACGAGATTCCAGTATTCCATGCCATACAGCATCGCACTGTTTTCGTTGCTATGCCGGTCTTCTTCCTCGCTTGCATCACTGCAAACGATAGGAAGTTTTATCTCGGCGAGATAATCGTCAAAGATGTCCGCAGTATAAGCGGCGAGCCAGCGAATATTGGTATTCATGATTTTTCCTCACTTTCTTTCAGCTTTTGCCGCAAGCATCATCCCGCAGCATTTGTTCAGGCAAATGACACTGACCACGAGCAGCGCGATATTGTGCAGCGTGAAGGACTGTGCCAAAGCACTGATGCTCAGGAAGATGAAGAGAACAAACAGGGCGGCTAAGGTTTTGAAGATGGTATAGATGATTCTGTTCATGGCGATACTCCTTTTCTTGCTCCGGTTAGCGAAGCATGTCAACGATTTTTCCGACCAACTCATCATTGGTCACAAACTGGTTGCGGCCCTTGGCACCGAGCGATACAGAGGAGTAATCCTTCATATCGGCGGCATAGCGAACCATATTCTTGTCGGCAATCGGCTGATAGCAGGACCGTTCTGTGGTCACATACACGCATTTTCCGTTCAGGATATTCATGATGTGTCCGTAACAACCCGTCTGCTTGCCGTTGCGCTGCATGTTTTGCAGGTTATGCGTCAGCATCAGACCGTCGTTCTCCTTCTCAGCGCTGGAGAGCATAGACAGTAGTTTTCGAGTCTTATACGCAGTGTTTGTCATAGTAAATCGCCTCATTTTTTAGAAATACTTGTAAGCAGCGTTCAGCCGCTTGTTGTAGAGTTGTAAGGTCGTCAGATTCCCGCAATAGACCTTGCTGGACGAGATAGGAACATTCACACCGGCTTCCATGTGCGAGAAGAACATCGCAAGACAATCTTCTACACTGTCGCTCGTGGTGAGTGTCTCGTATACCGGATACGAGTACCCCGCTGCCTGACTGTAGGTGGCATTGAGCTCATGGACAAAGAATTGGACCTGACCGGACACGGAACTTGCATCCAGACCCGATGCATAGCACCAGTTCAAGAGATTCGTCTTGCGACCGTGCGTCCATTGCAGAAGCCCATAGCCTCCATCGTTCGGATTCTCGGCAGTAACGCGAAGCCCGCTCTCCATTGCCATACACCCCATCACAGCTGCAGTGCCGGCCTTAGAGAGACCTGCATCCCGCAACGCTGTATAGATGGCGTACTCATTGTCAGAAAGGTTCTGCGGAACCGTGTCAGTCACAGGTTCTTCTGCCGGTTCCTGAGCAGTCTCTGCCGTCTCGACAGAAGGCTCGGATTCGGGCTCTGTCTCGGCCACCTCATGCTCAGGTGCAGAAAGTACCGGCGCGAAAGGCGGCTGAGCGTTGAGTTCCCTAAAATGGACCTCCAACGGCGTGACATACTCGATATCAGAATCATCAGCTGGCTTTACCGGCGCGGCATACGCAGGCGTCGAGAAAAAGCAGGCTAAGCAACCTATGATGGTGATGACGCTTAGCATAAAAGCGGTGGTCCCGGCATAGAATTTCAGTTTGTCGTTCATTGTGATTACTCCTTTGAATAAAAGTTCCCGCCGACAATAGCTGTTCGGCGGGGTGTGATTGATGTTCGGTTGTCGGAAAAACTTCATGCTTCACGGACTACGATGGCGGTATATCCGCTGTTGGCAAGATACCGATACGCTGCATCATAGGCATCGCTGAGCGACGGGGGTTTGACATACCCGATAAAATCGGAGCAGATAACCATGCCGGAAAAACCTGGGTTACCGGCATAGATGGCGAAGCGGGTGTTTTTCTTGGGATTGCGATTAAACATAGCGCACCTCCTTGCAGTCGCGTTCAAAAAGATGGATACGGATTTCTGAAAACAAAAAAAGCAGACCTACCACGAATGGTAAGTCTGCCTAATTTGAAAACAGAATTATGAATGATGTACGCCCGAAAGATTCGGCTGTGTAGAATGTTATCTATCGTACAATACCAATTCTATGCCGTTCGCAAGGATACGCAAGAGAAAAACAAAAAAAGGCGAAGTCTTCCGAAAAAGACTCCGCCATGGTTTTGTGTGCGATTTTTTGCATTTCAGTGTTGTTATTCACGGCACATTTCTCGCATCTTATTCTTCCTCAAGCCATTTCTTGGTGATGTCAAGAAGGCATTTTCGGAATTCAGGAGCGGGCTGCATCGGAATCGAAGACCACTGAGAATCGAGAACGACAGGGTATTCGTACTGTTTTCCGTTATGCGAAAACGGTATGAACTGAACTTCTCCGTCCACGAGCCATAGCTTTTCCGTTCTGATGGGGTCGATGTACTCCGTCAGCCAGCATTCGTGCGTGACAACGGAATCCGCCACGAAATACTTTGTCTTATCGTCCAGTATCAGTGCTGGGTTGTTATCCTCGACACAATACACTCTTCCGACGAACGGCAGGAGCATCGTCTCGGCGGCGTGTTTCGCGCTTCTTCCCTGCCGAATTTCCGATAGCAGGAAACTCGATATGAAATGCGGGATACCGATGCCGGTCAGGCAGTCATCGAGTGTGTGTCCGGTACAGATTCTCGGTGTTTCCTGGTCCTCACCCTTCATCCGATTCGTAGGGATTTGCGGAACGACCTTGTCCGGCAAGCATCCGGTATTCGCCATGAGATGAAATAGTATCTGCATTATGGGACTTACTCCTTCGGCAGTTTCTTGCGAAACGGGTCAAGGTCTCCTGGCCTATAGACCGACTTGACATAGGATTTGATGTCGTCTTCACCAAGGCTCTCAAAGAGATTCAGCCAGCATTCGGCTTCAATCCGCATCTCGCCGCCCATTTGATACGCTTTCTCGCACTGCACCAAATCAAACTGAAAATCGTTCTTGTAGCGGCAGTTTTCGGCTGCCTTTGCAAATTGCGTAAATGTTTTGGTATTCAAGGTTTACCTCCTTTTTCTGAAATAGAAATAAAAAAGCAGACCCTCATTTCGAGAGTCTGCTCCAAGTACATAACAGATTGTGAATCTACCGGTATGGGGAATCAGAAGATGGTATCTATCATGCACTTACTATTCTATTCGATTCGCACAACTGTGCAAGGAGATTTTTTTGATGCGGCTACGCTTTCACCGGTTTCCCCGCAGCTACGCTTCATGCTTACTGGATGGCGGCAGCTACGCTTTCGATATCGTTTGCGTTCAGGTTGATGTACTGCCACGATTGCGGGGCGCGTTTCAGGTGCAGCTGATGCAGAGGCAGAGAAAGTTTGCGGACATTTGAGATATTCCAGCCATACAGCATGCCGGTTTTGTTGCCATACTCGAACAGCGCGGCTATATCGATACAGCTTTCCCGAATAAACTTATCCGCCATACCGGACAGCTTTTCGCCGTCTGCATAGTAAGGAGACAATCCTGTCAGGCAGTTCAGCTGGTCGATGTCCTCGCAGGTAAAGGCCCCGATGATTTCCCCTGCACCGCCGTTTGCCTTCGTCTCATAGCAGAATACTGCGAACGGAAACGAGATTTCCCAAGGGCGGGATTTGCGGACTTCGAGATTCTTTTCACCCGACATGATTTTAGAGAGCCATTCACGCTTAATCGAAATGACGACCGCTTTACCGCCGTTTACCGCAAGAGCATTTTCAAGAGAAGTCATAAATAGTCAGTCCTCATCCTCAAATTCGGCGCTCCAAAAGTTTTCGATTTTTCCTTCCTTTTGCTCATATTCGGACATGAATTTTGCGACAGCCAACTCGAAATGACTGCGGCTGATACCGGTGATATCCGAAAAATCGATGAACGCATGCTCAAAGCTGCTAACCATTTCCACAAGAATGAGCGCTTCGAATTCTTTGGCGAATTCTTTCGGCGTGCCGTCGAAAGAAATGATGACATCCATAGATTTTTCGTCCTGGTCCACGTATTTCGAAACGGCTTCTTCTTTCGCGTCATCGAAAAATTCGTTGATGCTGTCACTGATTCGAAACTCGGCGGAGTCACTGAGCGTCTTATCCAGCCCACCGGCAGCTTCCGACTCGGCCATTATCCGCATGACATAGTAGCGGAACATGAGGAACGCACAAGCACCCGTAGGCTCAAAATCCTGAATGACCTTTTTCAGCTGTGCCTGACGGTTGTTTACGACCTTGTAGTTCGCTTTCATGAGAATCTCCTTTTCAAAAACACTTTACAACGCTCGGATATTTGATTTCCCGGGCGCAAACATCAACGGCTCGTCCGTTACCTTCAGAACCGTGCTATCCCCCTGTCCGCACACATAAAGAATCGCTTTGAGCATCTCATAGGCGAGTTTGCTGTTGTAGGCAAGCCCTGCGTTTGAGATACCGAAATTACCATTCCAGCCAACCCTGAGTTTTCTCATCTGCGGAATCAGAAGGTCACGGGCTTCTGCTATACCAACGCCGCCCCAACGAGCGTCATGATACGCCTGCAGCTGCGGTTTATTATCGGTATCAGCTATATCGAGAACTTCATAGATGATGCTGAACTGTCCCATAAGGATTCTGGAATACGCATCGAGGATGGAAGTAGCTTTTACCCAAGCACTTTCGTTCATGTCGATGCGCTTAGTATACGGGTTTTCCTTGTTCCCTACCGCGATATCCGTTGCCGAGAGCGCAGTATGATAAATCTCCTTCGCTGCGTTTTGCATGGAAGGTACGGGAGCGGTGACCTTGAAATCTGTGAACATCGTATGCGCCTTTTCAATATCGGCATCATGCACACCGTAGGCGTCACCTACCTCTTTGCAGATGGAAGAAAAATCATTGCCGTAGAATGTCTGCATCACCTGCATGACATGCAAAAACAGCTGATACTGCTTTTCGGTCATTTCGAAAATCATGGCGCACCTCCGTTACTTTATTAGCATTATACCACAAATGTGTATTCGGTACAACCATGTATGGCGAATCGTAACAAATAAGACACAAACAAAGAAGTGCCCCTAAAACCTTCGACTGGAATCGGAGATTTTAGAGGCAGTGGCGCTCATGGAAGGATTCGAACCTTCGGGCAATTTCTCACCGGCGGTTTTCTGGACCGCTGCCATCGACCACTCGGCCACATGAGCATATGGCGCAGAGAGCGGGATTCGAACCCACAAGCCGGGGGTTAGCCGACGACGGATTAGCAATCCGTTGCCATACCGTTAGGCGACCTCTGCAGATTTGCACCCATTTTTTTGAATTAACAAACTTTACTAACTCGTTTATGGGTGCGTTGGTGACCCCTGGCAGACTCGAACTGCCGACTCCAGCTTGAGAGGCTGGCGACTTAGACCAACTTGTCGAAGGGGCCGTATGGTGTGCCGGGTAGGATTTGAACCTACGAACCGAAACGGAGCGGTTTTACAGACCGTTTGCTTTGACCGCTTGCATACCGGCACATATAAGGAGGCATTAAGCCTCGTGGTGCTCCCGGCTGGAATCGAACCAGCGACACATAGGGCTTCAACCTACTGCTCTACCAACTGAGCTACAGAAGCAGATGGTGACCCGTGGGGAATTCGAATCCCCAACCTTCTCCGTGAAAGGGAGATGACTTAACCAATTCGTCGAACGGGCCATATATAGCCGCAATCCTGCGGCGAGGGTTTTATGCGATGACGAGGATGTCATCAATTTTCGTATCGAGCATCGCGGCGAGAATCACGAGGTTGTCGATGGTAGGAAGTGCAGTGCCCGCCTGCCATTTGGCTACCGCCTGTGTGGATACACCAAGCGTATCCGCCACATCCTTGACCTTGATGCCTGCCGCTTTTCGCAGTGCCTTGATGTTGGCACCGGTTTGCACGATATCGATAGTTGGAACGTTCATTTTCTTGCTGCCTTTCTATATTGCAGGCAACAAAAAAGCGCTGCCTGCCGAAATGACTCGACAAGCAGCGTGTGAAAATGCAGTTATCGTTTAGAGACGCACCGCATCTGTACATGGTCTGTTTTTGCCTGTCGAGGAGTATGAGAAACAAAGCTGGATTCGTAGGACTCGAATTCAGATTCATAACTATACTCGGCAAACGACATAGCATTAACAGTGTTGCACAGCATCTTCGGTTGTCTCCTTTCGTTTCGTTCTGATTACATTATACCACTTTTGTGGTTTTGGTCAATCAACCCGTGGTTTACTTTTTGCCGCACCATTTTACAGTATCGGGAATGTACACCGCATCTGTCCCCTCTTGCTTCGGGTTGGACGGATTTTCCCTGCTTCCACCTGTCGGTTTCTGGCTCTTAAACTTATACTTATCACGATAGCCAGCACCTTCGTGGAGAACGCGGTCTGCGCCGAGTTCGTGTTTGCTCATCACACATACGCTCCTTCCGGAAGCCTGTCTGCATCTGACAGTTCATCGACAGTCAGTTCCCTCAATGTGCCTTGGTCTGTATCCAAGCCGATGGTATATATATACACTACACGGCTATCCCGGAATACTTCGGCCGGGGTCTTACTTTTGCTGACGATTTGTTCGATTTGCTGCTTCGTCGCCGGATACAGGACCCAGCGTTCTTCGCTTCGCACTTCTGTGCAGTTACAGAAATACAATTTTTCGTCCTCATCCTTGCATACGCAGAGCAACGAAATGCCGTCATAACTCCAAAACACTTTATCGACAACAAGTTCTTTTCCAAACAATTCTTTGAAATTCAGTCCCTCAAACAAAGGCTCTCCGTGTAAACTCATATCCGCTCCTGTTTTACTTTTTCATGCCGGAACCAACTTATGGTTGAGATTTTTTGGGTTTATCTGCTCCAAAGACGCGAGGATTCGAGGAAGTGAACCTATCGGTGTGCGATTTTTATTCTTGTGCTTGCCCATGCCTAGTCCTTCTCAAGAAAATGTTCCCACTGTGTTCTTTTGATTTGCTTGCCGCCAAAGGAGTAGTGCTTATCATAATAATCCGACATTACCTTGGCATACCTTGCGGCATCGGTAGCATTATAAAACGCCGTTTTACCGATGTTTTTGACCGCAATCCAGTGGACAGTGGTGTGACCATCCACATCCACACCGACGCAATGCGCATCAACATATTTTCCCTTAAAGAATCTGATAATCTTGACAGGGTATACAACATATTCCAGTTCAACGAGCCGCTTTTCGTTGTAGTACCGATGTTCCCAGACGCCCCAGAGGGTGTCGCCAATTCTCGGCTGCATGCTTTTCATAAGAGCCTCTCTTATTTGGTGGTTTTGGTCGGGAAAACCTCATACACACTAACATACAGCATCCCCGGCATGTAGTCAGCATATTCTACCGGACGCTTCTGGTCGTACACCTTCACATTCGAACCATCATCTGCCGTAAGCCAGAGATATTTGACATGCTCAGCATAGCGAGGGTCTTTTGCGCGATACATTTGCCCTTCTTTGATTTTGAGGCGGCGCATACAGGCTTGGACGCGGGAAAACTCAACAAATGCACCATAGTCACCAATCACAATACGGTTGTACCCGTTGGTAATGACTGTGCCATCAGCGGTTTCGAGCGAAATCGTGTCACCGGACACATTGCACCATTCCGGCAATGCCTTTTGAAACTCGGCTCGCACATCGAGGAACAAGGTGCGCGGGATAGGCTTGTATTTGTATTCGCGGGCAAGCTGCTCTTGGTATCGGAGCATCTGAGCGCCGATTCCTGAGATTTTGTGTTTCACAATTTTACCCCTAACCCAGCATCTGTGCGGATGCGATTTCCCGAATATTGCGATTTTCTTTTTCGGGAGCCGATACAATACGGCGATGAGAGCGCATCAGCGTCAATACGCGGTTACGGAGCTTTTCATCTTTGATAAGCTGAGCAACCTGTTTGATTTCCGATTCGCGCAGATACATTGTACTGTTGATGAGAACACCATGTACCTCGCCGTTTTCGGAACTCTCCTCAACTTTATCGACATTGTCGTAGGCGTAAATCACATCAACATCAATGGTGACGGACGCTCTCTCAAGAAGTTCAGTCCCTCCTTGAGTTACCAGCCACTTGTGTGTGTAGCTTTCGTCAGAAATGTATGTTTTGCCAATGAGTTCCAGCGGCGGTGAAACAAGATGGTTTGTGGAATAGCGGATATGGTCTTCGCTTTCGTTGAGATTATCCTGCCAAAGGCGCATCGGCTTGATGTTTTTGTCTTTGAAGTGAACATAGGTGTCCCGAATGAATGTGGAGATGGTCCGTTCAATGTGGTCGATTTCCGGCATTTTTTCCACGTTGCGGAAAACAAAGCGCGTAGACTCGCCCTCGCCGTACTCTTTGTCGTCTGTCACATAACGGACCTTCTCCAGCACAAACTTGGGTTCCAATGCTGTTTTAACGGCTTCGAGAGAAAATACATTCCACTTCATCAGGCTGTCCTCCACTTCTTTTCCAACTGGTCATATTCGGCAACTTCACGCTTTACAGTTTTGCCGTCTTTCTTATACACAGTGATTCGCTGTGCATAGTTTGCGGCGTGTTTTTGCAGCCGCTGCAACGCTTCTTCTTCTGAGCTTGCTTTTGTAACTCCGCGATAGGAACCACCAGAGCCTAAGATTTCAGGCTCGTACCAACCTGTTTCGTAGTATACAGTCTGCTCGCCTGTTTCATCCAGAACGACTTTTCCATCATTACCAAATTTGCCCGTATAGTTGCTGCGGATGATGTTAGCGGCACGGTCGTTTCCCTGCTCCTCGTAGGCTTTGGCAATAAATTCGACATAGGCGCGGAACTTTTCTTCGTCGCCTTCACGATGCGCGGCGATAAGTTTTCCGATGGTCACGGCGCTTATAGTGTTCACGAAATCACCCCTGAAAAAGCTTCTAAGTTTTTGGTACTCCAGCCGGGAGTCGAACCCGGAGAAAACAGAGTTTGAATCTGCCGCGTATGCCAATTCCGCCACTGGAGCATAGATGTCGCCCGCGAAAGCAGACGACAGCTGCGAGGTTTGGTTTTGCAAAGAATATTACAATCTATCGCTGTTTTATGCTTGCATTATACCATATTTTGACGCGGATTTGTAGCGAGCACAAGCATGATTCACAAACAATTAACATCTGAGCGAGTTGCATTTTGTTCGTTTGCTTGTAGTGTTCGTCTGGTGCGAATCAGTGCTGAAACTGCACTTTCAGAAAGCAGCCAAAAACAACAGCAACACAAACGCAAGTCTTTGCAAGTTTCTAAAATGGCGTTTTCTCGACTCAGGACTTGCTCTCTGCGGGTGCTGGCGTCCAGTATAAGAGCGTTCCGAGGATATCGCACATCGGTGCCGCCTCAAAGAAGCAAAGCGTTTCCAGAGCGTCTCTGAGGCACTGCTCGTAGTCAGTACGTTGCATATCAAGGGGAACCAGCACCTTGTAGGAGCCGGAAGGCGCTTTCAGAACGGGAGATTCGGATGCTGAATTCTTAGTAGGGTCATTCTCCCATCCGCAGGTAATGAGATAGTCATACAGAGCATAGGGGTTTACGGCAGAGACTGTCTTTCTGCCATCAAGCATCTTGTAGGCACGGAGATACTTGGCTTCTCGAGCAAGGTCTTTGCTTGTGAGAGGATACGGGATTCGGTTAAGGTCCATATTGCTGACGAGGTCTGCGCGTTTTACCTTGACGGCAATGTCGTTTTGCTTAACACGCCAGATATACTCTGCGTAGGTCATATCTTTTTTCCGAGTCAGTACAGAGACAGCCTCAGCCACTTCCTTAGGGAATTCCGCTCTGATGGTATCTATCGTGGTGCCGGTATCCTCCACCGTGTCGTGCAGGTAGGCGGCAGCTTTCACCAGCGGGTCAGGCTCAACGCCGTCTGCGACAACGGCCACATGCGCCGTGAAGTAGTCTTCCCCTGCCTTGTCGGTCTGACCATTGTGCGCTATCATGGCGAACGCCTTTGCTTTCTCAATATAATCAATCATTCGTATCACCTTTCTTTGGTTCGTAAGCAGCACCGTGCGGGTCTGCCGGGCAATGAAAAAGGCTTGCCAGTTTCCCGGCAAGCCTCGATAGATTCAGGTCTTTGCGGACCTATGTTGTAGTGTTGGAAACTGGAGATTTACTCCGCAGCGCCCTCAACGATTACGACCTCAGCTTCGGTCTCCTTAGGCATGTCGGCATCTTCCCGCTTGGTGTAGGTGCTGTCCTCGGAAGTCTCGGCAGACTTCTCAGTCTCAGCAGACTCAACAGGAACGGGCTCGGCAGGAGTTTCAGCAGGCACAGCAGACTCAACCGGAGTCTCTGCGACATAGGTCTCGGCGTTGATGCTCTCGGCGCTCATTTCCTGCGCCGGAACCTCGACAACAGGCTCAGCCCCGGCTACGATAGGGTTTGCAGCCACCTTGGCACTTGCGGGCAGACGAGCGATGGACTCAGTCTTGGTCTCGCCGCAGCCAGTACAAGTGTAGGTCTTGACACCCTCATGCTCAGTGGTAGGCTCGGTGGTAACGACACCGTTATCCCAAGTATGGTCTTTCTTGGGCGTGGTAGAGAGAACGGTGCTCACTTCACCGCAGACGGTGCAGTAGATTTCGGTGCGACCCTCTTCCTTGCAGGTAGGCTCTATGACACGCTTAGCGGCATGGTGACCGGTGGAGTGTACAATGTTGTCCTTGTAAGAGAAGCTGTCATCTTCGTTGCACTTGTGCATCGTGTAGCCGTCCTCGGTGCAAGTCGGCGGGACAACGGTAACGGTGAAGGTGTACTTGGTAGGCAGGACCTTTTCGGTCATGGTCGCATCGCAGTTCTTGCAATGCAGGGTCTTGACGCCGTACTCGTCATGAGTGGGCTGGGTAGTGATGACACCCTCATCCCAGATATGACCAGTACCACCGTAGGAGTAGGTCATGGTATGGGAAGCATCGCGCTTGCAGTGCATCAGCATAGTGCCCGGCTCGGTGCAGGTAGCCTTTTTCAGGCATTCGGTGTGCTCGAAGTCCCAGTCGTGGCTCCCGATAGCAGGCATAGGAGCGAGAATTTTGCTGTCGCAGCCATCATTGGTGCAGTACATCCAACGCTCACCCTCAGTCTCACAAGAGGGTTCCTTGACGATTTCACCAAGACCCGTGTACTCGTGGACATGGACCTTGGCAATGCTCTCGGTCTTGGTCTTGTTGCAGACGGTGCAGGTATAGGTCTTGATGCCCGGCTCGGTGGCAGTAGGCTCCTTGGTGATAACACCCTCGTCCCACTGATGCTCCTCATTGACGGGGATATCGCGGACATGCTGCTTATCGTTGCAGCGCTCACAGACCTTGTCTACACTGCCAGCGTCCTTGCAGGTGGCGGGAGTAGTGACTTCCTTGTACTCGTGACCCAGCGCAGGGACGATGTTGTCCTTGAAGGACTTGGTAGCATCTTCCACGCACTCGTGCATGGTATAGCCGTCCTCAGTGCAGGTAGGAGCAACCACGGTCTCGTTGTAGGTGTAGCCCAGAGCCGGAATGCTCTCGGTGTAAGTATCACCGCAGTTGTGGCAGGTGAAGGTCTTGACGCCGTTCTCGGTGTAGGTAGGCTCGGTGGTCACAACGCCGTCATCGTAATCGTGACCGATTGCGGGAATAACCTCGGTGTAGGTATGGCTCTTGTCGTTCTGGCAAGTGAAGGTCTTGACGCCATCCTCGGTGCAGGTAGCAGCCTTGGTGACAACGCCGTCATCGTAGTTATGACCCGGCGCGGCAATCCCCTCGGTCTTAGTCTCGGTGCAGCCATCGTTCAGGCACTTGTAGGTCTTCACGCCGGAAGCCTCACAGGTAGCGGGCGTGGTGACAGTACCATCATCCCACTTGTGACCCACAGCCGGGATGACCTCAGTCTTGGTCGCGCCGTCACGAGAGCAGGTAAAGGTCTTCTCGCCATCCTCAGTGCAGGTAGCAGCCTTGGTGACGACACCCTCGCCCCAATCATGGTCCAGAGCGTCCACGAAATCGCGGTTCTCGGTCAGCGTGGCGTCCTGGTCGCAGATGTAGACGGTGTAGCCCTGCTCAGTGCAGGTGGGAGCAACCGTATCACCCTTGTGCCAAGTCTTCTCCACCATCGGGATATCCTCGGTATAGGTATCACCGCAAGCAGAGCAGGTAAAGGTCTTGATGCCCTTCTCGTAGATGGTCGCTTCCTTGGTCACAACACCCTCATCATAGGTGTGCGGGGTCTTGTCGGTGAAATCGCCCTTGTAAGTAAGACCCGGAACCTCATTGCACTCATAGATGGTATAGCCCTCGGAAGTGCAGGTGGGAGCAACGACCTGCAGGATGTGGTAGGTCTTGTCCAGAGAAGGAATCTCCTCGGTACGGGTCTCACCGCAATCATTGCACTTGAAGGTCTTGATGCCGGTCTCGGTGTAGGTGGCAGCTTTCGTCACGGTGCCGTTATCCCAGCTATGACCCTTGGCGGCAACATAGTTGTCGTTGTAGTTCATACCGCCCCACTCGTTGCAGATATGCTCATCATAGCCCTGCGTGGTGCAGGTGGCGTCATGATGGCGCACGGTGAAGGTGTAGACGGGCTGGGACTTCTTCTCGGCAGGAGCGGCAGCGGGAGTCACAGCAGCAGGCTTCTGGGCAGGAGTCTTGGTGCCGGTGGTGGTTTTATGGGTGTTGTAGACGGGAGCCTTGGCGGGACCGTCCTTAGTAGAAACATTGTCGGGGTTCGTGTTCTGGCTGGCAGCGGGCTTCTCAGCCTTGTCGGAAGCAGCCTCAGACTCAGCGGTCTTGTTCTCGGTGCTGGCAGCATCGGAATCGGGCTTGCTCTCGGACGCCGCCGCGCTGGTATCTTCCTTCTCGGCAGTGTCGGGGGTTTCGGACTGTGTGGTGCTTGCGGAATCGCTCTGGCTGGTGGAAGGAGCAGAAGAGGCAGCATCCTGATTCTTCTTGCCCTTACACCCGGTAACAGAGATTGCGACTGTAGCAGCCATGGCAACTGCAAGCACATTCTTCATCATAGACTTTTTGCGCATGATTTTACTTCTCCTTTTTTACTGTGTGGGGTGAGTCCCCACATCAACGAAACGATGTTAAGAGCGGAGGACTTCTGATATTTCGTTTTCCCTGTCGCTCTATATGCATTATACCACATTTTTCCTTGAAAGTGTACTGAATACAACCATGATTAACGTAATGTTCACAAATCGCAACAGAATCCGATAGGCTCCTATTGGGAGAAAAACGATTCTGGTACGATGAAAAGAAGCGAAAATATGAAAAAAAGCAGCCGGGTACAGAGTGTATCCGACTGCTGATGGCGGATAGGGTAGGATTCGAACCCACGGACGCGGATGCATCTCTGGTTTTCAAGACCAGTTCCATAAACCACTCGGACACCTATCCAAGAATCAGAGAGTGTTAGCCGCAGAAATCTGCGTTGCCCGCCATCTACCGCGTGGAGGTCGCTCTCAAAAGATGGCTGACGAGACGAATTTGTCTCGCCCATGCCGCAGCCGTTTTCGCCACTCGGCATGATGTTTTCGGCTTGACGTAACCCTGTGTAAATGACCCTCAGGTGGGGGCGGTGCGGGCAGGATTATCGTCTTCGTGGTGTAGTTAAGGAGTACCGCACCAAATAAATGACCGTACTGCGCTTGTGTAACAGTACAATGCACGCCCAGAGACGATTTCCAAGATGGAGATGTGTCTGGTGGTGGAAGCAAAGGGATTCGAACCCTCGACCCCCTGCTTGCAAAGCAGGTGCTCTCCCAGCTGAGCTATGCCCCCATGATGGCGGGAATGACCCGCCAGTAATTACGCATAGTGAAATTCGCCGTACTGTTTGACCTCGCGTTCCAGATGCAGCGGAATGGTCTTGGCGTTCTTTTGCGTGATATCCTCACGCGTCAGAAGGTGCTCATCGACGCCAGCTGCTTGCAGTACTTCGTACAGGTTCGAGGGACCGGTGCCAGCATAGCCTGCTGTCAGACCGTTGACACGCATTGTAAACCCATGCAGATGCGGTGCCAGACCCGGTACAAAATCAAGTTCAACAACGACCTCATCGCTCTTATCGTTCACGCGTTTGACCGAGATGGCGCGGATGTTCTGACTTCCGAAGGTCTCAATCAGCTTCTTAGCCGCCGCTGCGGTTTCAATCGTTGAGGTGCCTTCGATGTTGATAATTGCCTGCTCCATCGGAATCAACCTCCTTTCTATGTTAGAGTTGTCATGCGCTATAGCAGATAACGCTCTGCCGTGCGGGGCTTTACGTTGCCCATTCGTGTTCGGTTCCGGCTACGACGACTTCCGTAAGGACTTAGCCAACCGTCAGCAAGTGCATGCCCCCGCTGACAGCTTCTTGGGCGGATTCTCAAAGAGCGCGTCACCCAATCGGACCGTGGAGCTTGGTGGCAGACTCGAACTGCCGACCTATGGTTTACGATACCATCGCTCTACCAACTGAACTAACCAAGCACGGTAGGGTGTTTTATGCTGGTTATCACCCCTCAGCGAGGAAGCCAACCTCACGTCCAGCACCATCCGGTAGCAACCCCGGAGGATTCTGCGCTGTATCCTCTCCGATGTTTTTCAGCACCATTCGCGACTGATGCCGAGACTTTCGGATACCTTCAGGTGCAGCACCTGTTTGCCTTTTCTTTTAGAGGCTGTCCATTGGCATTCGGACAGCGGACCACAAGTGGACCATGCTCGCCAAATTTAATGTCGTGGCGTACGGTGACGGCGACGATGGAGCGGGCAGCGGGATTCGAACCCGCGTGACCAGCTTGGAGGGCTGGTGTATTAACCCCTATACAATGCCTGCAAAAAAAGCGGGTGAACCCTCTCTTAGCCCCGCCATGATGTCCGTTTAGTAGGTCGTCATCCCCGAAACATCATCTTTGTGCCTCTTAGCGATTCCGCGAATCTCTGCGTGGACGATACGAAAGAATCCGGAAAAGCATTTGGACACTGGTCAACTTCAATTCGAGCCCTGCCGTTACTTCCCTGTCAATTCGGGTCAACGGAATTCTATGGGCTGTGTAAGACTGCGGCTAACTTACCAGATGCCGCGCAGCAGTCTCGCCTTTTTCGGCTATGTCGCGTCTGGCTGCGCCCCGGCTTAACGGGGATGCTCGTACGATGCATGCTTAGCGGGACGAGATTTGTTATTTCTGCGCCGAAGCACAAGAGGAAGCGCTCGCCCACACGGCTTCCTGACCGTTCAGGATACCGCTTGCACAGGGAAATGCAATGCGGTTCCTGAAAGGACATTCGTCAGCGGCAATTATAGTCGCTGTCCACCACCCGCCGCGTGGAGGCTGTCCCATTGGGTGGCTGAGTACGCCGAGGTGTACGGGCGCACTCAGATAGGCGCTACCTATCACGTTGTTTTAAGACGGGAGCTGCCCGTCATCAGGTTCATCAGTACATTGGAGTTACCCTTCCGTCGTTTTGTTTTACCAAATTGACATGCGTTAGTGCATTGGAGTGTCCCTTCTGTTCAGATGTTGCATTCGGACGAGAATTACTTCTGCATCGGAGTGCCCTCCCTGTTTTATTTGACCTGCTAGAATCGCTTCCAACAGGTCATGGCTCTGGCAGGTGGAGTTGAACCACCTTTTCCCGTGCGCAACGGGCGAATTAACCATGGTGCATTGCAACCTTCGTATTCGATACCAGAATATTTCGGTCGTTTTACGTCTGACCGATTGACGTGGATAGCCGGTTTAACGTCATGGCATGGACGATGGGTGCGGAGGCGGGAGTTGAACCCGCAACCGCCAGCGTATGAGGCTGGTAAGCTACCATTGCTATACCCCGCATGGCGGGTCGTACTGGGTTCGAACCAGTGACGCTCGGATTAACAGTCCGATGCTCTACCGTCTGAGCTAACGACCCAAGGGAAAAGACATTTGCCACGGGGAGCTCAATACCCGTGTTACCGCCGCTCGCCGCGAGGAGGCTGTCTTTATGAGCGGCAACTCTTATGGGATACCAGATACGATGCTTGCTGCCGTTCTACGACCAGCTGCAAGCGGATGTGTATGTAAGTGTGTGTAAAACTATGATGTGGTTTCGGAGCGTATCTGGTATCTTCTAAGAGTTTTATATTATCTGCGAAGATGTTCGCCAAGCCAATGTAGGTTAAGCTTGTTGCCCGATGCCGACCGCGTGGAGGTCATCTTCCCGGCATCAGCTTCCGACAGGATTCGAACCTGCAACCTGCTGCTTACAAAACAGCTGCTCTGCCATCTGAGCTACAGAAGCATATTCGGGAGAAGTGGCTATCTCCCGAGAGTGATTGCATTATACCATAAATGTGGTATTCCGTCAATGCTATAAACACTAGATATAGTGTTTATAACGGGAAACGCAGGAAAGCACCGCAATATATAGGGTGTTCTTCAACCTGCTACTTTTCTGTTTCTGTACTTTCATTATACCATATTTTGGCGTAAAAGTGTATCAAATACAAGTATGATTTACAAAATGTTCAAACATTTTCCCGGACTCGATGCGTTCCGGAAATCGCAGACTCCTGTTGCAGACGCGGTGCATCCGGTGGTCGATGACATCAGAACGGCGCATCTGTTCCGCGTTTACGCAAAAGCCTGTACCGTAGTATTGCATGTAGTTACTTCGCTGCTCTTTGTTTTCCGCAGCCCTTCCGAAAGGTCTTCGTTCATCGTGGACGAACACCGTATCCGAGCACAGAGCGAAATCGAGATAGTGCATTGCCGCCATGCGCTCAAAGACATATATCTGCCTGGTCTCTGTGAAATAATAAAAGATATAGTCAGCTTCCTTGTACAGCCATCCCTTTGAGTGCTTGGCTATCGCTTTCTGGTATTTTCCAAACCGCAGCAGCTTGTCATCTTCTCCGATAGCGAAACTATTCACCGCCGTTTCAAGGAATACATTCCCGGTTTTGTAGGTGTCAGCCTTGGCTTCCACCGTGAATGAAGAACCGTCCTTCCGGTATACAACGAAGTCAATGTCGTCTTCCTGATATTTCTTGTCATCCCGTACATCCGAAAATCCCACAATCCTGTCCTTGTGCGTTTCGCAGTAGTAGTCGAGATAGTGCATGGTGACAGATTCGCCAATCAGACCTACCTTCATCTGACCCGCCATGTTATACGGAGTCTTGTTTTTCTGTCTGTACAAGGGTGTTACCTCACAGTGTTTCCGCAAAACGGGCACTTTGCGCCTTTCCGGCAAATGTCAGCAATCGAAGGCGTCCAGTCTTTGTCTTTGCCGTACCCGCATATGGGGCATACGAGCAGGATGTTTTTGCAGCTGCCGGTTGTATACATGTCGGGGCCGAATTCGTTATCGGGATGCCACAAAGCGGCGATTTGAGGGCATGCAACTGATACCAAAGGTTTCTTTGCTGCCGTAGCGTAATGGCCTCTTCTGGTCCTTCTCAGCGTGTTTCTGGCGCATTCAGGACATCCGGTATGTACTTCCCCGGACCCGCAGGCAAAAGCAATCATCGGATGCCATTCCCCGTTTGCGCCGTACCCGCAGTCTTTGCAGACAAGGTATACATGCTTTGCGCTTCCTGAAGTCACTCGCGTGGGCGGGAACTCATTAAGTGTCGGATGCCACTGTGCAGCGATTTCGGGATGTACGGTAGCTACATCATTGATGCCTTCGACAAGGACTTTTCCGGAACACGCCGGGCATCCGCCGCCTGTTCGACAGGCACCAGCGATAGAGGGACACCATTCTCCGTTCTTTCCGTATCCACATTTCGGGCAGATAAGAGCGATTTTACGATTGCTGCCGCAAGTGACTTTCTCCGGTGATACAGAATTGGCCGTCGGATGCCACATAGCAGCAACGCGAGGACATTCCTCAGCTACCGTGCCACGATGCCTGCGATACCGCCACTCGAAATCTTTCACGGTACAACCACCCCCGCCCGTTTATGGATGTTTTCGGACTTTGCGATATTTACAGCCGTGCTGTAGGAGATACCATATATATCCGCAAGGTCACGCAGATTTTTGCCGGTATTCATCCGTGCAAATTCCGCAAATTCCCGGTTTCGGGCTTTTACATTATCCGTGATAGGAGAACGGCTTTGCGTGGTTTTACGGGTTTCGGCTTCTGCCAGCGATTCAGCAAGTTTTCCGTAGTCGTGCAGAATCTTATAGGTCTGACCAACGGCAATCTTATGGTCTTTAGCAATGTCGGAGACGCTTTTCCCGTTCTGGTATTCTACCGCTATCCCCTCGCAGACTTCTTCCGGCAGCTTCTTCCTCATTTTAGCGTTGCCGCGCAGGTTCTTGCGGTAGAGGGGATGATGTGTCCGGTATTTCTGTATAAGCCCCGCAATGAATCGCGGCGTGACATTGTACCGTACTGCGATATTCTCTACCTTGACACCCGCTTTGTAGTCTTTCAGGATATCGTTGTTCCGCGCTTCGACTTCCTCCTGGGTCTTGGTGTCTTCCAAGGCTTCACGCTGTAGCCCCAATACTTTCGGGCTGTGCTTGAATTCCGGGATGTTCATGGGTGGTTCAGGACCGAAACGGACAAGACCACCAGAAATCGGATGCCCTGCTTCTCGAAATACCTGATAGGTGGTGGATTCCGATAACCCATACTTGTCCATGATTTCTCCGACAGTCATGTACGGATTTGCCCTGACATCCGCAACGATTTCAGCATTGCGCTGGCGTTTCTTGAACTGTACAGCTGACCCGATATTCTCTTTGTGCGGGGTATAATCAGGGCTTCTGCGCAGGATATGATAGACCTGTTGTCCAGAGAGATTGTATTTCTCAGCGATTTCAAAGGTCCAGGCCCCGTTTTTGTAGTCTTGCGCAATCTCAATATTCCGCTGCTCCATGTCGGCTTTCGACAATCGTTTCTGATTGTTGGGTTTCCGATTCGGGCTTTTGCGGTCATTGCGGCGCACAGCAGCAAATCCCTCTAACTTTTCAAGGCTTTTCCGAACATTCGTGCAGCCGATACTGTATTTTTCAGCCAATTCCACGATATGCATACCGGCGATATAATCGTTCAGCATTGCCTTATCGCGGTTCAACTTTGCATCTCCGGTTAAACTTTTCCGATGCATGGTGTATCCTCCTGATTTGCAACCCAGTCGATGATATGGTCGATGCAAAGATTCGTGATTTTGCTTGCGGTATAATACTGTGAAGTGTCATCGAGCAAAGTCTCGATTTCCGTCTCGGATGCCGAATACCCTACTGATGCAAAGAACATCCTTGCGAGGGTACGCGCATCGTCCCGGCACAGAGGTCTTACTGCATGCCCGAAGGTAAAACGCCGAAACAGAGCGTCGTCCAGCGTTTCGGGACGGTTCGTGGTCCCGATAAGGATGATGTCGTTGCCGAGTCGGTCGAGTTCCTGCATCAAGGCAATCGTCACACGGTTCATTTCCGCAACATCGTCCTTGCCGCCGCGCCGTGTCCCGATAGCGTCAATCTCATCGAGGCAGAGCACGCACGGACTTTTTCTCGCATAGTCGAATATCATACCGATATTCTTCTGTGTTTTGCCCAGAGCGGAATTCACCAGACCGGAGAAATTCGTGTACACGAAAGGAAGGTTTGTCGTATAAGCGATATACCGCGCCAACTCAGTCTTTCCGGTTCCCGGCTCGCCCATGAGTAAAAGAGAACTCGTATAGTGAATCCCCATCTCCTGCAACCGCAGCGCAGCACGGCGCGTCTTGCACATCTTTTCTATGACCGCTTTCTCGTCGTCTCGGATGAGGAACCGGTCTTCTCGGAAAGCGCTCGAATCCTCCGCTACCAAAAGCCCCTGCAGGTTATATGGCAGTTCGATGAGTGTAGGACTTTTACTTGCCAGAGTCCGCAGACAGGTTTCCTTGAATGCCTTGTCCTTGACAGCAGTAAGCCCCTCCAACACGATTTTCGCCTGCTGCTGAGATTTCCGCATGTCCCCTTCCACCACATACCGAAGCAATGCCTGTTCATTATCGTTCACTAGATTTTCCTCCCTCATAAAAAGAAAAAGCCCCCTGCAGCATCATGCAAGGGACTCAGTCTCTTTTACATTTCTGTTTACGGACACGCCGGATGATACTGTAAATACCCGGCAAGGAATAATGGTATGCCTTAGCGAGGTCTTTGGCGTCGATACCATTCTGGTATTTCTCGAAGATTTCATCGTTGCGTTTTTGTTGACGGCGGGTGATGCGACGATGACTGAGTTCTTTGTTGCTGATTCCGGCCCGGACGGCGATGGCACTACAATACGATATGGAAACACCGTACTTTTCGGCAATGTCGCGGACAGCTGTATTCTTCTGATACTCCGCCACGATTTTATCGACCAGATTGGTATGGTCCTGCTCTTCTGCAATGCGCTGCGCCTGTTGTTCTTCATCGAGAGCGCGGTAGCAGGTTCTGACGCAAAGCCCGTATTTCTCGGACAGCTGCTCAAACGATAGCCCGTCCTCATAGTCTTTGACAATCTTTTCGTTTCGCTCGATGATTTCGCTGCGGGTTGCTTTCCTTTTCCCCATGCTTGTTCACTCCTTATGAGTGGTGGTCTTCTTCCGACCTTTTCCGCGATAGATACCGGCCTCATGAAGATACTTGAATCCGGAAGAGGGACTGATACCGTATTCCCGAGCAAGGTTCTCGACCGGCGTGTTGGGGTTCTTCTTCGCGCAGTCCACAAACCCCTGCTTGAAATCTTTAATGCGGCGCGAAGTAGATGTCTCGATTTTCGTGTCAAGATGCCGGTGGTAGGAGTCCCCGCCTCCTTTCAGAATACGAAAAATCGTGGCGCGGTTAAGGTTAAAAGCTTTTGCCAGTTCTTCGGCGGAAACGCCTTCCTGATACTGGTTGCGAATCTCGTCGTTGCGATTATCCTTCCACTCCGTAAAAGTCACTTTCCGCCTCTTCTCCATCTCAGCCTGTGCGATATGGTAGACGGTTTGTGGGCTGAGTCCGTGCTCCTGTGCGAGGTCCGTTACCTTTGCACCATTTTGCAGTGCATCGGTGATTTTACGGTTGCGTTCCGGCAACTTCTTGTGCATCATAGAAACCCCCAAAATAAAAGAAGCAAGTCCCCGAAAGAACTTGCTTCTTATAATAAGTATTCACTTTTTTTCGCGTGATGCGGGCAAAAAACTCACCCACTGATTCACCTTACATTTTTCATTTTACCCAATTCGCACGAATGTGCAACAACTTTTTGCGAATTCAGGTCCACTGCATGTATGGGATATCGGAAAGCATCATAAGGCAGGTTTCAAACTCGTCTTCGATGTATCGGGTGACGGCATCAAACCTCTGCATCAGTGGCAGTTCCGCGAAAGATGTGCCGGTTTCCTTGCGGCATTTCCCCTCTGCGCTCGTATATATCACATTCAGCATGACATTCAAGGCAAGAAGAATATCTTCATCTTTGCCCTGAACCGTGAAGAAGAAGTAATGCTCCGATTCACCGTCCGTAACGCCGATTCGGTTGTCGTATTTTCCATAACTCGCCAAATCGCCAAACACACTGATTGCAATATATCGCAGCTTGTCTTCAATCGGAACAGTCCCCCACAGAGGGTAATGTTCATCCGGCTGAAAATCCGCCTTACCGCCGTTATATTCCCATTCAACAAAATCACGGACGGAGAGTTTCTGACCGCCCGGAATGATTATTTCCAGCTGTTCCAAAATCTTCTCACCTCTTTGCGTTCTCTCGTTGTTTTCTATTGTATCCGGTTCGCACGATTATGCAACATTGAGAGAGAAATTACCGGACACAGGAATCTGACGATAAACAAAAAAGCCGCCTCCAATGCGGAGACGGCTCGATGGTATCACATTCCTATTTTCTCAAGATACGGGATAGCGGCACGCATTCTTTCGCACTCCCAACTCTTGCGGGGGTTGCGTTCGTGCTTCTTGATGAACTTCTTCATCTCGGCGGAGGTTTCGGCCAGAAAATAGGTCTTGTCATTGCAAATTTCAAACATGTCATTACGCTCCTTTTTGTGTTGGACGCAAAAAGAGCGGGCCTCTCAGAATCGAGAAGTCCGCCCTTCAAGCGAAATTGTGAATGTACGAAAGGCATAAACCCCTTTCGATATGGAATGTTATCTATCGTACAATACCTATTCTATGCCATTCGCACGTTTTGGCAAGAAAAAAGTCGCTGCCTCAGCATAGGCAGCGACCAGATTATAATGCCGTTAGATATAATTTGGATTCCATTTTTCGCAGCCATAGGAAATAATGGATTGCAAAAATTTTAGCGGAACAAGATTCTCGCTGACCGAGGCACTGTTTTCTTTTACATATTGATTGATTTTTTTACGCTCCTCATCGTTTGCGGATTCAACATTGATGAAAACCTCTTTTGTGGTCGGCTCATAGAAGAAAAAGCTGCTGCAAGAAATCTTGACAGTGATGCCCTCACCGTTGCCGTTTCCGATTACGATAGTTATATTTTTTCTTGCGTCAAGCGTCCGTGCGCAGTATACAGACACGCTTTTTGCAATGCGTTGTGACTCATTATCATCGAAAACAAACGCAGGGCTCATTTTATCAGCCATTCTTGCTGCTGCAACTCTTTTGGGAAACTCATTTGCTCGTCTGCTATACCAGACTCCCTGAAGCGTAAAGCTTCTTAGCACATAATCTTTGAGCGTTCCCATTGCACCTTCAAGATAACCATCCTTGTCAATGATGTAATTCACAATGCTCTTATCACTGATATTACGCACAATACTTTGCGCGTTTAGAAGAAGAAAGTTATAGTGAACCGGTCTGCCTTCTAGCATGGTATAAATAGCATATTGTTCCGCCCGCTCATTCGTTTCCTTGCCATCGCTTAAAGCATGACAGAAGCTTAATTCTTCAATGATTTTTTTGCAGTATGCCTGCTCGAATTGCTGATGATAATCTATCAGTTCTTCTTTTAGCTTGGGACACACGCTGATGAGATAATTGGGTAAACTCCAAAACCGAGTAGAGTCAATGCTGTAACCGACTTCTTTGAAACCGTTCGAGTAATTACTGGGAAGCGGTGTGTTGTAACCGTTTTTCCACGCTTTCCACCGAAACTCCTGCATAAATATCTCGTTTACTCTACTGTTAACCGGCACCTTAAAAATCTTGATATACACCCCACTTTCGCAATTTTGAAGGCGGAAAATGGGGTTTTTATCTACAATAAAGCCTTCGAGAAAATTTTCGTTTGGATTGTGAAAATATTGATAAATACTTTCTTCGTTCAAGTATTTCACGTTTTTTATTGCTGCCATAATTCATCCTCCGTTTTCAATATTTGTACCAATTTTCTTGGCAATGATTTCAGCCATGCGTTTCGCATCGCTTTCATCGGTCACAGACCAAACCTCAAAAAATTGGTAGCCGTAGTAGTTTCCGCCCTGTTCCCGATTGCTGCCACACTGGTGAAACCAGCTAAACCCCTTATCGTGGATTTGCATTTCGTCGTACATGGTACGGACAAACGCAGTGGCATCTGCCTCCCGGTGCTGCGTGTAAGCACAAAGCCTATCCCTTGCAAGGGTGATTTCGATTGTTTTGTTCTTGGCGGTCGTTTCGGCCAGAAAAGAAAATTGGTCTTGTCATTGCAAATTTCAAACATGTCATTACGCTCCTTTTTCGTATTGGACGCAAAAAGAGCGGGCTTCTCAGAATTGAGAAGTCCGCTCTTCAAGCGAAATTGTGAATGTACGAAAGGCACAAAACCCTTTCGATATGGATGTTATCTATCGTACAATACCTATTCTATGCCGTTCGCATTTTTTGGCAAGAAAAAAGTCGCTGCCCCCAGCATAGGCAGCGACAAAATTATATGTTATTGATTGAGAGCCTTTTCGGCGTTTTCTTTGACGGTAGCACGGATATCGTCAGATACCTGCAGCACATCCAAAGCTGCATCAAGCGTCAGAGTGCCGGAGCGAACAAGTTTTACAACACTTTCGGAAAGCGTTTCAATACGGCCTTTCTCAATTCCTTTTTGTTCGACATAGTCGCTGTAATTGCACATTTGGTTGATACCCTCCTTAACATCGGCTGTTACTTGCAAACCGCATTCACGTGCAAGGTCGAGCTTTTCTTCTACAGGCATATCGTTATCGAATACCGAAGAAAAGAAACGTACCATGTTATTCGCTGATTGTTTGTCCTGCAAACACGCGATGATGATGCAGAAGTTGTCATATTGCTTTTTGGGGAAATGATGTTCTTTGGCTAAGCAGGTTTCGCTCATGGAATATGTATTACATACTCCGCGAACTTTTTCATCTGGCGCAATGCACAACCAAATACTGTATACTTTTTGTAGTTTATTGTAGTCCGAATTACGAAAGACAGTTTCTTTTTGTGCAGAAATCATTCTGCCGCAATAAAAGCTACCGCGCTTCAGCATTGAGTATCCGGGATTGAAGTGATTCTGAGCTTCAATATCTACAATGACACGGCTTGGAGGTGATTCTCCACCCGGCATACCGATGTCGAACAGAACATCATAGTATATTGTTCCCTCGTTTGTGCTTTTTGACTCGACATTCTTTTCGTTCAGTTTATCCGGCAAGTCATCAACAATGTGACATCCAATTTCAACCGGCGAAGTATTGTTTGCTTGAATTTCAGCCAATTCCTCCGGCGTCATTTGGCTTTTTGCTTTCTTGTAAATGATATATTCCTGAATTTCTTCAAGGGACATATCGCGGAATTCAGGGATGCAGTTCTTTACGATAAAAGCTGCAACAGCAGTACAACCAAGCAAAGCCTTGCATCCGGCATCCAAATAAGATTTTTCGTTGTTGATGGCATGTCCGACGGTATTAAGACCTTCCAATGTCTCTTACCTCCTTTATTATACCATGTTCGCAAGAAAAATGCACTACTATGTTGGATAGAAAGTGCTTTTGTACGCAAAAAAAGAGTGGACCTTCCCTTTTTGGGAAAGTCCACTCTGATTGCGGATTGTAAATGATACGAAAGGCGAAATGCCTTTGTCGATTGCTGGTATCTATCGTACAATATCTATTCTATGCTGTTCGCACATTTTGGCAACAGAACAGCGAGAAAATACAGGAAACAGTCGTTACTCCCGGCAACCATCGCTGCGGATTTATGCTTCAAACCTTTGTACAAGCATCATAGGGACGAGGTTTTCGCGTACAAAGAACCCGCAATCTTTGACATAGCGGTTCACTTTTTTACGTTCACCCTCGCAAATATCGCAGATGTTTACGAAGATTTCTTTTGTCTCCGGCTCATAGTAGAGGAAGTTATCTAGAGGAATCTTAATCTGCATATTTCCGGCGCTTTTGTTGCACAGCGTTACATCGACAATGTTCTTTTTGCAACCAGTTCCCTTATGGGAATTCAGAAGATGTCTCGCTGCTTTCTGGGATTCGTTTTTGGTCGGAACGAACATGGTGGTCATCTTACTTGCAAGCCTCGCTGCCGCAACCTTTTTGGGAATATATACACCGGTAGGCGTTTCCTTTGATGTCGTTTTAAAGTTCCTTCTGCTGAGACTTGTCAACAAAGAAGTTGTGAATCCTTCAGGGTCACAAGCATAATTGAGACCCAACTCGTAGTAGCCAAGTACACTGACTGGATATAAAGTTTGCAAGGCGTTCTCGATACAGCCGAAATACACCGGCTTCTCATGCTTAGAGAGCATATCCAAAATCGCGTACTGTTTTGCCAGATTCTTAACGGTCTCGCTCTTTTCTACGCGAGCGTCAACGGCGTATTCCTTCAAAACCTTTCTGGTAAACGCATCCCAAAATTCAGACACAAAATCAGCATCATCGAACTTCTGCCGACTTTGAGTGCAAATTCTCCAAAGCGGCTCCATAAGCCAAAGACGAGACGAATCAATGACAACCCCGACCTTTTCAAATTTGGTATCTTTCCCAAACTCCTCTATCGGACGGTTGCTGTCACCTTCAAACGTTTTGTATGGGATAGCTTGCATGTATACTTCGGACGCTTTATCTCTAACGGGAACCTTCAGCAATCGGACATATACACTCCTATCCGTTTCTGTTGGAAAACCGTAGCTTTGAGGGATAAGTCCCTCGAGATAGGTTTCACTTGAATTGTGCAGATAGTCAAGAATCGTATCAGCATCCAAATATTTTATAGCATCCATAGGGTAGACTCCTTTTTCAGCTGTTCGCAGCCATAGGCAACCACTGCTGCGGGTAGGGACGAAGTTTCTCCCTAGGCACGCAATCGTTCAGAGCGGAGTTTTCAGCGAGCGCCATGTCGATGATGTAATAATCATCACCATTACGCATCACATCAATACTCCACTGCCCTACCAGTTCCACGGCGGGAAGAATCTTCTTGATTTCCTCCAAAATCATCCGAGCACTGTCATCATATCGAGATTGCAGGATATCCTCGTGCATCTGATAGATGACATAGTCGTGGCGTTCCTGCGGCGTACTTGCATTCTTGAACTTACCCTTCATTACATCGGCACGCCAATAAGGACTGATACCCAGCACCTCATCAGCGTCGAAATCGACGAATACGCGGTACTCAGTATGCAGCGGCAAACCGTTGTAGATGGTCGGGTTGTGTTCCTTGTCCTTGATATACTCTCTGAGCACCCACTCGTTCGTTGTATTAGCACCATAGAAGCAGGTATTGTTCAACGGCGAAGCCATAGAACAGGTCAGATGGTTCAGGAACAGGAAATACTCGCCCATCTCATTGATTTCCTTCGGGTCATGGATATGAGCGTTGCGGAACTCATACTTGGAAGAATAAGTTCCTGTTTTGATGAAGTAATCCTCGTGCTCATCCAGCTTGAATATCCGCTTGCAATAGCGGTTCACGATTTCCTTGGTCACTGGATTCAGGGTTTCAAAGCCAAGGCGAGTGAGTTGCAGCATCGGCAGCGGAACACGCAAAATCTTGGTATCAGGAATCCTGAAGAACTTGTTCCCGCACAATGCTTTTGCCAGCGGCGGAAGCCAGAATCCCATCGTGTTGGGATTCATTTCGAGCATCTGGTAGGTGAAGTCGTCGAGGTCAAGAATATCAAGACCCTGACGGAACTGGTTGTAGTAGAACTTCTTCATGCGGTCATCGCGAGCATCCTTGTACCCGGCGTAATTCTGAAGCAGAATCTTATACGACGGCTCCGAGATATCGACCTTCGCAAGATTTCCTGTCAGCTGAGGTCTGAGCTCTTCCGGGTATTTTTTCAGGTCATTGTTCGTTACCGGCACAGCGTATCGAGATGCTGCATAGTTTACATAATATCCGCCACGTTTTTCGTTGTAGATGTACAGGCGAGTACCATCTGTTAACTCACCTACGATACGGTCAATGAGCGTTTCAAGGTCCCGCGTAAACGGCACCCTCTTGTCGAGCATAGCCTTGACAGTAGCGGTATCCCACTGTAAAAAGTTCTCGGATAATGCCCCGCTTTCCAGCACCTGTTTTTTATAGGTGTCCTCGAATGTTTTGAGGGCATCAGGGCTGGTTTTCAACATTGTGGCAAGCTCTTCATAGGAAAACGATTTATCTTCCCTTTTGGTCATCATTTTACCGATTTTGGCAATCATATTTTCGATTTCCTCCTTTTTGGGAATCAGGTGTTTGCAAAATTCGGATTCTTCCAAATCAACTTATTCCCGTAATAGACTTCGGGAATATACTTGATGGGAATTCTGCGATTGTCTTCGAGTTGCGAATCGTTGTTCGCGATAAATTCCTCGACGCGATTCTCTTCACTGCGCGGCGTGATGTTCCAAGTCGAGAAACCTCCACCGTACAGGATATCACTGTTCATCATACCTTTGACCGGATACTTTACTTCGGTCGTTTTACCGTTGATGTTCAGGACAAGGCGAACGGTTTTGTATTGCTTAGCAAGTTCCACAAGAAGTCTGAACATGATTTCCTGAGTGTTCGGACTATTGTACTTTCTCATATACTCTTCCGTCAACTCTTCAACCACAGCCAATGTAATCCCGTATAGGCGTCCAGGCCGCCCGGAATTTGCCTTTTTGATTTTCTCCATCATTCGCTCCGCCCAGCCGGTTGGATTAGCAAGATAATCCACTACCAGTTCATCGCCGTTTGTGGATGTCAGGCCAAAGCAAGACCCTTTTCCAATCTCATCAATAATGCTGTCAATAGGGCTGCGATAATTCTTATACCCCTTTATTATGCGACAGAAAGCGTTCTGTCGTGCTATCTTGTCGTAATGACTGCCCTTGAGAATTTTCTTCTTGTCTTCTTCCGTCACATTCTCTCGGAACATATCGAACAGCTTCTGTGCCATTTCCTCTATGACAGAATCCGAGGTAAAAGAAGAACGGCAGAAAATCGTTTTGAAGTCCCATGTTTCATTGACGGTTTTGGCATTGTCGACAACGAGGCAAAGGAAGCGTGTCTCTTGGTTGAATGTTACGGGTTTGTTTTCCCAGATTCCGTAAAACCGCTGCCCGTACAAGGCATCTACCTTGTGCTCGCCATTGGCGAGCGGCACACGAATGAAACGGTAGTAGCGCCCAGACGGTTTTCCGGTATCGAGAATTGTGTTGCCTTCGAACACGGATGCGCCGGATTTGATAGCCTGCTCAAAATCCTCACGAGTTAAATTGATAGTCATAATTTCTTCCTTTCTGTTTTTTGTTATTTTTCAGCTGTTTTCTTCGATGCACAATTTGCTGCTACGAATGTTTTCCAACCATTTTTCATCCATAGCATTGCCGAGGCAATACTTTTTCTGGGATTCGTAGGACAAATCGCAGCCGGAAACGACATCACCGATGGCGTTCAAGTACAGCTCGCCGCTGTAAAAGTCGATGCCGCCGGTTTTGCTGAATTCGTATTCGAGCTTGTCTACATGAGGTTCACGCTTCTTATAGATATCCGAATCGAGATTCTTAGCACGCCCTTCGTTCAGTAAACAAGCCCGATGAAAGTCCGTCACCTTATCGTTACGGTTATATTTCAAGCCACTAAGGATACTTTTACTTTCATATGGGATTGCTTCATGGAAATCATCGCTGCTGATACAAAGACCACACGAATAGTCATCCTTGTCATCGCAATAATTCCACCACTCCAGACTCGCCATAGCAAGGTCAGCCATCTTATCAACGGCTTTTCCGTTAGTGACCATGTAAAAGCTTCCAACGGCGATACCGCGCTCTTTGACAGCTTTCAAGGTGTATCGAATTGCAGGTATGTTCAGAGAAATTTCGCCGCCGGTAAAGGTAAGAGAGCTGATATAAGCTCCCTTCTCAAAGCTGTCGAGAAAAGCATCGATGTACTTTTCCTGAATATCGATGCTTTCGGCATCTCCGCGCAGGCAGTGCGCACAGCACATATTGCACCGGCGCGTAACTTCTATGAATACGCTGTTTGCGGCATAAATACGCATTTTTTCATGTCCTTTCTGTTATTCTTCCGCGCAATCCTCGTAGTCGTCCATGAAGTTCTCGTTGCGGTCAACGACAACATTCACATCCGGCGGCGCAATTTTAGCCAGACCATAGTTCAAGAAGAACGAGCCGGGAATGTCATCGACATCGCCCCAGTTCCAGCAGCCACAGTTGATTTCCAGCTGTCGTTTGCCTTCGTCCGTCTTGAGATAGTCTTTGACAGCACTGCGCAGGACGCTTTCTGGGTCATGGATTTGCTCCGGATTGTAGCTGAATTGCATCAGTGTGCATTCCGTTGCGGATAAGCCAATGACCTCATTGGCGACGATTGTAAAAACTCTTAACATTGGTGTTTACACTCCTTTTTTTGTTTTGACGCAAAAAAGGGCGGGCCTCTCAGAAATGAGAAGTCCGCCCTTTAAGCGAAATTGTGAATTGTACGAAAGGCATAAAACCCTTTCGATATGGGATGTTATCTATCGTACAATATCCATTCTATTCGGTTCGCACATTTTGGCAAGAAAAAATCGCTGCCCATTTGTGTAGGCAGCGACTGATTTACTTGCTATCGTTTTAGTACCTTATCAGCGTTTGCCGTTTTCGAGTCAGCCAGAGCGCGTTCCTGAACCTGGTTCGTCCAGAGCGGGACATCCCGTGTACTACTCAAATAGGCTTATATGGATAGGAGGCTGATTGGATATTTATGGTTTGCAGTATCCGCAAGGCGTATATCCCTGCTCGATAAGTTCCTCTCTTGTGCCGGTATACTTCTCTCTATTTGCATCGCTTATCTGAAATGCAGAGGAGCAGTCTGGACGGTGGAACTTGCGAGAATTAGTGTTCAGGATATAGGTCGCAGCAACTGTATCCGGCTGTTGCGGCTCCTCTATCTCGGCAGCAGAGGTATCAGAATCCTTGTGGTATTCACCATACGAGAAGGTGACTTCCGAACCGTCAGAGGTGCAGTAAATATCACCAAGTTCGTCCGTTCTGAACACCTCAACTCCCGCGCTGGCCAGCTTTGCAAGTGTCTCGCTGTGCGGATGACCGTAGCTGTTGTCCTTGCCGCAGGATATGACCGCATAAGTAGGGCTCACGGCATCCAGAAATGCCTGAGAGGTGGAGGTGCTGGACCCGTGATGCCCGACCTTTAAGACTGTGGATTCGATGTCTTGTCCGGTTTCGAGTATTTTCTCTTCCGTTTCCTGCTCGGCATCACCGGTGAACAGAAAGGATGTATCTCCGTAGACAATGCGAATCACGATGGAAGTATTATTCGTGTCCTCAGGCACGGAATTGACAGCCACAACGGTGACGGAGGCTTCCCCTAGGGTGAATGTATCCCCCACTGCCGGGATGGTAATACCACCGCCTCTCTCGTCCGCACGAGTCTTAAAGTTCCGGAATGCCTTGCTGTCATACTCTGTCACAGGACAGAATGTGACATCGGCTGTGTCAGCCTCGAAGGCACCAGAAAGACCTCCGATGTGGTCTTCGTGGGCGTGTGTTCCTACGACATAGTCTAAGTGTCCATCCGTTTCGCGCTGTAATACAGAATATACAAGGTTCGAGTCATCAGCATTGCCGCCGTCAATGAGCATCGAGTGCCCATCACATATAACGAGGGCGGAATCTGCCTGCCCGACATCGATAAAATGGATGGTAAAGCTGCCGCCTTCCGATACGCCAGCCGTCTCCTGACCGCTTTGTGCGGTAGTTTCTGAGACGACCCCGGATACAGGAAGGCTTCCCGGAGATTCCGGTGTCTGACCGCAGCCTGTGAAAGCCAGTGTGAAGAATACAGCGATTATCGCAGAAATTCTCCGAAGAAATTCGTGTTTGGTTTGCATATATTTATTTCTCCTTTCAAACAAAAAAAGCGGGCCCGTCCCCAGAAAGGGACAAGTCCGCTAAAAACGAAATTGTGAATTGTAAGATATCTGGTATCTATCGTACAATTCAATTCTACTGGTATCGCAAGAATCTGCAATACTCAAACCGTATCCGAATCCTCATGGCACAGCATCCTGTCCGCATAAATACAGCAGAGAACCAGGCCAAGGCTCGCAACGCAGCCGAACGCGACATGTTTCGGGGAAAGAAGGAGCCATTCAATGTCGTTCATTACTTTCATCCAAAACAAAACGCCCATCATAGCAATGATGAGCGGAATAAAGACAGTGCCTGTGTAATGCAGGAATTTTCGGATTTTTCTTTTTTGCATCCTTAAACTACATCTCCAATCATGCTTGCAAAACAGCCTGAACCACATATCTCTGATTCGTTGGGCTGTAATACCCAAACGGATAGCAGGTATACATGATGAGTTTATCGATTCCGTCTGTGAAATTAACGAGGACAGTGCCATCATCCGCAATCACGGTGCTCGCATCCGAGGATACATAGCCGGGGTTTGCTAGGGTGACGGAATACACGTACTCGCCGTAATCGGTGTCCACAACAAAGTTATCCCTTATGTTGACATATTGCAGCAGAGAAAACACGCTGTCATTATGAGCGCAAAGCAGATGTCCTCCGGTCACACCGACTTGGTAAGAACCGGGATACTGATACACCCCGCCGCGTTGATTCAAAAGACTCTGGTCATCGCCCCAGATAAGAGAAGCGTTAAGACCAATCGCGTCACAGGTAATCGTGCCGTAGGCTTGACCCCAGGCTGCAGGGGCAACATCACCCCAGACAGAGGTCGCTGCCGCAGGTTCGGAAGTCGGCGCAGGCGTTGGTTCGGGAGTCGGACCCGGGGACGGTTCTGGTTGCGGTGTAGGAGACGGTTCAAAAGGCGCAGACGGTTCCGCGCTCGGTTCCGGTACGCGGGATAAGTCCGGGATTTTCTGCGCTTCTTCTGTTGTTTCTTGCGTCGCAGATTCAGAGGTGCTGAGAGAGGATTCGGATTGTGCTGATTCGGCAGGCAGAGGTTCCGCTTGCCATGAACAGGCTGCAACACTGGTCAGCACAGCCAATGTTGCAACGAGTATCAGTGCTTTGGTTCGCCGCATTTGAGTTTGTCCTTTCTAAAATAAATAAAATATAAAAAAGCTGCCCTCAGTTCTTGTCGAACCGGGGCAGCCTTTTAGCAACGGACAGAATCAGCCATTTTTGTGTGCTTTCCGAAAGAATTTGTGGCTTACACTCCTTCGCCTTTCGGATTCCGCAGGTACTCTCACCGTCATAATAGAGCAGGACGCCAATATCTTCGGGTATCTCTCCTTTGACCTTCTTATATAGCTCTGTGGGCATCGCATAGTAGTTGCAGTGCCCGACGAAATTGTGCCCGTGTGCCGAGTGAAAATCGCTCACGGAAATCTTGATTTCCACACAAGTGATGACGGCATCGAGCGTATACAGATGATTCATCTTGTGGAAGTGGCACCATCGCTCGGAACAGTGCTCCCTGCAAAAATCCGGCGATGAAATATTCTTGACGCAGGTTGCTGCTTTCGCCTTTTCCTGTATCACAGCAGGCGAAACATCCGTATCCGTTTCGATGAGCGAGGCTAGTTTACAGGTTCCGTATTTGGTTTCAGTGGTAAAGCATTCCTGCACCCGGACAAAATCGACCAATCCGGATTTGACAGACCCGCATTCGACCGGCACTTCTAAGGCATCGAACCCTTGCCGAAACGAATCTGCTCGATACCCGCCGTAGCTGGTTGGATGCCACGCATGGAGCGCAGCCTCGATATCGCGGGTCAGCTGAGTTTTCGCCATCTGACCTTACCGGAAAATCTGCTGACCAATCTCGACCATCTTACGGCGTTTGCGGTGCAGCGATACAAGCTGATACACAACGATAGCAAATGCCGCAGCGGCAAGAAATTTCAGAATCTTTTTCATGGTAGTTCTCCTTAGTTTGTTCGTAGTTTAGCGCTTTATCATTGCTCCGCAGTATATTGCCGGAGCATGAGTTCCTGTACCGTCATGACCGTGAAGCCTTCCTTTGCCGCCTCATTGAGGGCTTCATAGTAGTCATCCACATACAAAGCCTGCGCAGCATTCAGACCGGCAGATTGGGTTAGAAGTTTCATGACGGAGGTCTTCCGTTCCGGGGTAGCAGTCCCGATAACATCGAGGAACTGTCCCGGATAGTGCATTTCAAGCCACTGCTTTTTATACGGCAGGGTTATACTGTCCTGCACGCGAGTAATGCAGTATTTCGGCATACCGTCGTAGCTTTCGAGGAAATGCTTAACAAGCGTATTGGCTTCTCCAATTTTGTCGAATACCTTGTACCCGCCTCGATTCTCCGCCTCATACCGAAGCAGCCGTGCGCGGTGTGCGTCGGCAGTCGCGTCGAGTTTCTGTTCCCGATAATGGATGAGAAGGGTATCGTCGAAATCAAAGAACATCATACGAATTTTAGAGAAATTCACTAATATCACCTTCCTTCAGTTTCTCGCCGATGCAATTTCATGCCGAACAACATCAGCTTCGGTGTAAAACTCATCGCTGTAGTCGTCCTCATTCGTCTCCTGACAGACCTTGTGCCGGTGCGGCGCGGAACCTTCCTGCTCGATGAAAATACGCCAGACACCGGAGGAGTAACAGACAAAAAGCACCGTGCCGTCATCCAGAAAGAGCCTAACACCGGCAACATCGAAACACCCGATTTCATCCTCGAAGTATCGAGAATTTTCGATACAAACGATATCATCGCTATAGCCGTAAATCTTGACCATTCTGTTACTGCCCCCTTTACTCGTTTACAAAATCCTTTGTAGCATCCTCTGCATCGTCGTAGCGGCTCGCATTGCGCCGAGCAGCATGCAAGAGAACATCACGCTCGGCATCGAGTGTCGCCTGCATCGAGGTCTGCTGTACCTGCTTGGCACGGGATGTGCGAGCGTTCTTGTACCGCGGATACTCTGCGACGATTTTATCCATCAAAGCCCAGCGCTCTTTGTCGGAGAGTGCGTTCAAGTTGATGTTATCGCGGTGCAGCCGTTCAATGGCATAGTCTAAATACGCGAATTCATCCGCAGACGGGATAGCTTCTATATAATCCCGCATCGTGGCAGGAGGACCGTTGTAGGTCGTCATTGCCTCGTTATACAGCGTTTCTGCAACCTCTGACCCGTACCACTGACCAGGTTCATAGCCATGGTTCCGGTACACTTCCGCCACCCATAAAGGGAATGCCTCGTTGTATGTCATGATGTCACCTCATTCTCAGAAATCCCCGAACGAGAGCTGACGACTCGGCGAGACCGGAATATTGGTTTTAGGTTTTGAGGAATGCTTGATTTCTCCGTACTTGGTGAGGTTCCGGCACTTGTACCCGTAACCCTTCTGTGCGGCAGAAATCGACTTATACCCGTATCCGTTTGCATCATCCAAGACCTGCTCCTTGTCGTTCAGATTGACGACAATATACCGCACATCATTTGGCTTAGAGAGCCGGGACGAACGAATAACGGTATAGGGGATGCGCTTATCGAATTGAGGCTTTTCTTCTTCCGGGTCCGGTTCGGGCTTTGCGACCTTCTCCTCTTCCGGCATTTCAAGCTGGACATCAACACCTGCCTTAACGAGGGATTCGAGCGTAGAGGCAAGGGTCTCATACCGCGTATTCTCCACGGTATCCGTATCCTTCTTTTTCCGCTCCTTCCAGACCTTCAACAGCTGACGTTCGCTGAAATTGATGATAAGACCACGGTCTTTGAGCATCTTACGAACAACATAGGTGGAAAGAGAAGCGTAGTTTGCATATTCGCCGATATGGTGCTTGATATCCACCTCGGTCTTGGACATAGCTGCTTCAAAATCCCTGTGATTGTCGAGCCAATCCTCAATAACGCTGAGCAGTTCCTTCTTGGACATGGATTCCTCTGCCAGCTGCTTGTTTTTCCGGACATAATCCTCACAGGCAGCGAGAATCGAATCATAGCCGTTCATGGCGCTGTTATCGATGATTTGACGGTTCGCAGCATCTACAATGATATACTGTTCGCCACGGCGGATGATAGAGATGCCCTCATCAGCCGCCTTTTTCTCTTCCTTGACATTGCCGCCGACATCGAATTCCGGCAGCGAGTCATCGGTCATGATTTGTTCGATGATGGTATCGAGGTCCTGCGTATAGTCCTTGGAAATCGTATAGCTTTCTGCCTTGGCAAAGACCTGCTTCGTGATACAGGTGATTACCGCGTCCAGGAACTTGTCAGGGTCCGGAATCTCGATTTCATACATCATGTTATCGCGGATATTCCAGACAACCCCCTGCTTTAACCCGGTAGCCAGCATATAGCAGGCACATTGCAGGAAATGCTTGTGCGCGAGCGAAGACACGAATTTCAGCAGATAGACCTTGTTGTCCTTCACGACATCCGCCATGCCGCTGATAACGAGTTTCTTCTTCGCCTTGGTATCTACCATGGCAGTCAACTCACAGCGTTCCTGTACGGACTCATCGGGAGTGAACACCATAGACAGGCGCTTGTTCAGGTCGGTTTCCTGCGCTCTCGTAATAAAGGGCAACTCAACCTGCTTCACATACCGGTCCTGACTCGTCATCAGCATCGTCAGGAACAGGACCTTCTCATCCACGGATTTCCAGCTGGCAGGCAGTGCTACCTTCTTGTCGTTATGCAGGTACATGTAGAAGGCAATCGCGCTGTCGATATCGTAGTAGTCAAAGAAGTTCGCCTGCTGGTAGATGCCGATGCAGGGAGCCAAGTCAATCATCGCGTCCGAATGCTTGATTTCGATTTCATGTACATCTTTATGGAACACCGGCGTCGTATTGATAAGCTGGTAGCAGTGCTCTACATCTTCATCAAACTTGAAGTCGAACATCTCAGAGATATCGAACTTTGTGTTGAACTCCTGATTCATCTTGACGGGAGTCATCAGGGTCTTATCGCTGACCAGCCCAAATCTGTCCTCTTTTTTCGGAGGCTCTACAAAGATGACCTCATCCTTACCGCGACTCGCCGCAACGCAGAAAAGGTTTCTCAGAATCTCATACCGCGCCGTAGGCTGAAATACACGGGAGCACCAGTAGGATTCCGTGAAATCAAAGACAACACAGATGGGGCGCTCCATACCTTTACTGCCGTCAAAGGTTGTAAAGATACCAACGTCTGCGCCGGGTGCTACATGCTTTTCACCGTCCGGTTCCTTGATGCTGGCATATACATGGTTCTTGTCATAGAGGTTGCCGGGTCTTGCTTCCAGTTCATTCAGGACCTTGACCATAGACCCCGTTCTGGCACCGAGACACAGGACATCCTTCGGGTTCTTGGTATCCAGATAGTCTACCACCTGCTCGCGGGACATGGTCGATACCTTACAGTTCTTGTTCACGCCGTTGATATCCTTGCCCCAGATATTTCCGAGCCGCTGTGCAAGGTCATGGGACAGGCGGAAACATTGCGTGAAATTGACCTGCGTGTGCTTGCCTAAGAACTTATGGATGAACGACCAGATATCCAGCGAGGTCTGGTCATAGATTTTCTGCTTCATGTCCCCGACCGCGATGATTTGAAGACCGGGGTTCGATTCCTTGATGTATTCGAGCATTTTCGAGATTTCCTCGTTGATGTCCTGATACTCGTCGATGATAAGCACATCAAAGTGCCCGACAGGAACGCGCTTCCTCAAGACCATCCCAATCTGCTCGCCCTGTCCGACATTCTTGATGCCGCGCCGGTACAGAATTTTCGAGGCAAATCCATGATAGTTCTGAACCGTGACATTATCGTTCAGAATCTTTTCCTGTGCATCGAGTTTCAAAAGCCGGTTATAGGTCAGGTACAGAATTTCCTTAGAGGAATCAAACTCGTTGCACAAAACATTGATTGTGGACGTCTTACCGCTTCCGATACAGGCATCGCACAACACATTTTTACCGTCAAGCGCCAGCCGTACAAGGTCCTGCTGTTCGCTGGACAAGTCTTTGAGCGTCATTGTAATCCCTCCGAATACTAGAATGGCAGGCAACAAAAAGACCCTGACAGCCGTTAAACAGCCGCCAGGGTACATTTTTTAGTCTATAATTTAGATTGTATGCCGTTCGCACAAATGTGCAAGGGGCTGTTGATAAAAATCGCTGTTTGTATATTTTATTTCTCTGCTGACCGCCAGCAGAAAGGGGTTAGAGGAGCATGGTTTATGCAGTGTCCCTATACCAACTCGATACATTCCGCCTCAATACGGTGCCATTTATCGGTGCTTGCATCGTATTCCAGCACATCTTTTCCGACCATCTCCCCGTTTTCGACGTACTCTAAAATGTGTCGAACTCGCATCGGCGGATTATCGTTCTTCGCATGCCATAGTGCGATATCCTTGTTGTCGATGACGAACGCAGGTTTATAGCTGACAAAGGGGCTACCGAGAGGCTGTGCTTGCCGACTTGCCTCGTAGTACGATTTTACATAGCCGTCACGGGAAGTATTGCGAATAGCACGAGCGCCTTCTTTGTCGCCTTGCTCGTCCAAGGTTTGTGCAATTTCGTCTACACACCGGTTAAAATGCGTGAGGTCTTGACTGTTTTTGGCAAAAATCAGTTTTCTGATTAACCGCACTGCGTCTTGCTGCGTCACAAACCGCTCCTTTCACGTTTCTGTCGAAACCAAGAAGATTTTCTTTGAGAAAATCCCCTTCTCCGACGCTTTCTGACTTCTGACCTGTTCTATTTCCCGCTTGGAAACAGCGCAAGTCTTACCCATAGCGTACAGGACCTCCATCACATCCGCCATTTCTTCGGCACAGTTCAGAACGCTTCGTTCCTTGGCTTTGTAGGCTTCCAGCAGTTCAGCGACCTCTTCCTGCAGTTTGTTTGTCAGAGCGTCCTCGTACTCTTTGTCGGACAGCGTGCGCGTCACACAGGTTTCCCCGTTCTTCTCAACGATAGCCGGGATATTATCCCGAACCAGCTTTTGGTACATCATAGTTTTACGCTCCTTCCAATCTACAGTGCCGCAGCGGTATGCGCAGCTTACGACAGGTGTTTTCGATTTCTCGTTCGTTTTCGGCTCCATCAAACACTACACATCCTTTTTGCTGCTGTTTGGCGAGGTATGTGGGCAAATCATCATTTGCAACAGGTATGAAAGAGTATCCCCGCTCGCTGGCGTACATAGCTGCCAAAGCAGCCATCTTCTTACCGGATTCTGCTACAATGACGACCTTTTCCCGTTTTGCCAGCATTCTGTCGAGGTATTCCGACATCTGCTTGCGGGATTTTGTCATTGACATGGGCGTTCCGCCTAGCCCGCAGAAGAACCAACCCTTTTCACAGATTTTGTCTTCGCACTCCAGACATTTCAAGTAAACGACATTTCCGTTCGTATATGGGCAATAGTTACCCATACTTACACCTTTTTGAAATGTTGTTCAATATATTTATCCGGCAGCGTAATGTGCATCTTATCCGGACCTGATAGTTCCTTGAAGTTCTGCTCGCCGCCGCACCATTCCAAGCGCCAGATGGTCCCGCGTTTTACCCGATATGGAATTTTCTTGCCATCTTGACCGATGGCATCAAGCCATACATCGAACGGCTTGACGCATTTGTAGTTGGTATTGTACATGCTAATCCTTTACTTTTTGGGCAGCACCCAAATCTCAACGTTCACATTCCAAGCATTGGCGGCTTCTTCAATGAGATTCAGCACTGTCACCCAGTTTCCGCCTGCCAGTCCGCAGCCGAGACCGTAAGGAACGCGGAAAGTTGCATTAGGGTGTTCTTTCATTGCTCTGAAAAGAGCCGTTCCCAGCGCCGCGTAGTTCGTCTGACGCTTATCTCTGCCAAAGCTTGATTGCCCGAACAGGTTGGCGACATATAGCTGCGGGGCGACCTGAACCACCTGAAAGTCACCGAGTTTCTTAGGATTGCAAACTTTCACATACTCGTCGAACACAATGGGCCACTTATCCCGAATCTGTCTGGCAAGACCCGCACCCATCGCGGCACGACAGTTCACCTGATGGCAGATGATAGTATTCTCGTTACGAGTCGGCGGTGTTAAAATATTGCCCTCAATAAGGTTGACACTCATAGTCATTCACCAATGTCTAAGATTTCGTATTTTCTCGCTGCGAACCCCAGCAACTCATTGTAGATTCTTGTTGCGATTTCCAAAAACTCAGTATCGCAGATTTCTTTTCTGCGCAGGAAACGGTTGTCCTTCTGCATCTCTGCAGCGGTATTTGCCACGATAGCCCAGATGCAGCTGTTAATGACAACGGGCGGCACAATGTCGTCTGCCCAATTCTCAACCGCATATTCGCTGACCGCATATTGCGTGTCATACACCCCATCGTTAAGTTTCGCGCTATAAAACTTTGCCTGTCTCTCGCCCATGATGGAGTTTATGATGCTCCGGGCAGTCTGGATATCTTTGCCTTCCACATTGCAGATTTCAGGACCAAAGAAGCCTTTCGTCTTGTTGCTGAGAAGGACAAGCTGCATCGCCAATGCCGTAGCGCACTTGGAGAATTTCTTGGCATAAGTATCCGGTATCTCAACAGGAATATATTCAGCCGCAGGACCCTGCAGATAGTATTTCTGTGTATCTTTTTTGTCGTGCGAACTCTCGAACAAAATCGAGGGCAACGCAACCATAATCGCTTCATTTACATTTGCTTTAACAGTTCGTAAAACTGCGATATTTGCCAGCATGCCTTTATCCTCCTCGCCTTTTACTGAGCTTGATACTTGGCGATAATTCGTCTTGCTTCCCTTTTCGGTACGCCGAACAGAGATACAGCAATTCGACTCAATTTATCCTTCTGTGTGGGGTCTATCAGGACCACGATGCGATGCATATCATGGATGTCAGTAGCAACAACCACCTGAGCATATCCGATTATATCTTCATCGAACAGCCGCTTTAATTCTTTTGCAAACTCTTCCCTGCTGAGTTTATGCAAATAATCGCTGTTAATGAACATGTCGAGTGGGAAAATATGCTCGTTATCGAACTCCTTCGGATGCGCATTTGCAAGGTCGGGTCATTCTGATAAGACTGGTACTCCATCACGACACCGTCCACGA